GGTTCTTCCGGTTTAGGTTCTTCCGGTTTAGGTTCTTCCGGTTTAGGCTCCTCTGGGGTAGGAGTAGGTTCTTCTGGAGTTGGAGTTGGCTCCTCTGGTGTTGGAGTAGGAGTCGGTTCTTCCGGTTTAGGCTCCTCTGGTCTAGGCTCCTCTGGTCTAGGCTCCTCTAGGCTTGGAGTTGGTTCTTCTGGACTTGGAACTGGACTTGGAGTCGGTTCCTCTGGGTTTGGAGTTGGTTCCTCTGTCTTAGGTTCCTCAGTCTTAGGTTCCTCTGTCTTTGGTTCTTCCAATGTAGGCTCCTCAGTCTTAGGCTCCTCAGAAGTAACTGATTCTGAATTTTCCGTAGTCGGAGTTACCTCAGTAACTTTCTCTGATGTAGTACTTGAACCTGTACTCTCACTAGCAGTAGTTGAAACTACTGGTGAAGTTGCATCCGTAGGTTGAAGCGTATCAGCACTTGCAACGCCTTGACCTACTGCTACACTAGCTATAGTTGCAGCAAATACACTCCCTCGCTTTAATACTAAACGTAAATTCTTCTTACGTCTCTCTTCTTTTGACATTTGATACCCTCTGTCTTTCTGCTTTTCTTAACTTAAAAGGGGTAGTAAACCCCTTACTTAAAACTTATTATATCACAACAACAAGATTATGCAAGTCTTTTAATGCTTATAACTCAATGTTGTCAAAAATTGTGTCTACTTTAAAAATTCCATTAGATGTAACCACTTGATTTACAGCTCTTTCAATCTTTAGACTCTCTTGTTGTTGCGCCTGTACTTCAACTTTAGTCTTAGGCTCATTATCAGAATCTAAAAAGCCAGTTTGCTCTTCAATTGGTTCTTCACCTAAATAACTCATATCCACAGAAGTATCAACTTCCAAACTTGAAGTTGTGGCAGAATTGTTCCCCATAAGAGTTGTCAATAAAGCATCTACTTGTTCTGAACTCTTAAATAAATCTTGAGTTAATGAGCCAGAAGCTCTTTCTGATACCAATGATCCTGTTCTCGATATATTATCTAAAGCCGAATACTTCTCTACCAACTCAGCAGTTTGTTCAGCACCAATTAAATCTCTACGTGCCTCAATACGAGATAATACCTTTTTCTTCTCTTTACCTGTGTAAATATCTAAAGTAGGTTTAATCCCATATTTAGCAGACATAATCAATAAACCGATTAGGGAACCTAAAATAAATATAAAACCTAGTATTGTAAATATATTCATCCTAACCCCCCTTAACGTATACCATACGTAGTATTTAACTTATTACGTACAGTCTCTACTCTACTCTGCAATTCAGTTTTAGCCTTCATCTGTGCATCTGTCTTACCACTGTAAGAATTTAATAAATTCACTGCCTTATCAAAGACTACTTTTAATTCATCTAAAGTTAAACCATCTGACTTTAAACCACCAGAATAAGAGTCAATCACATCAAAAACACTTTGTAAATAAGTTAACTGTAGTTGTGAATCATCGCCCATTTCAGTCGATAAGTCGTTTAAAGCGTTCCAATAAGTTCGATACATACCACTATCAGAATGGTCAGTAATGGAACTCAATATACCCTTTTTGAATGTACCTAATTCTAAATAGATAGACAACAAGTGTTGATTCTTCTCAGATACCCCAAAGTCTTTTGCTTGCTCAAACCAAGAAACTGACTTAGTTTGACCGTTCTGTGGGTAATAGAACCAATACAACTGACCCACTTGATAAAGTAAATCCCCTGCACCTGCTTTACCCTTCAAACTAGGTAAATTAGACTGCAAAGCACTCAACAACTGAAACTCATCTTCACTCGTAAAGTGACCATTTGACCTATAAATCTTAACCATCTCTAAGTAAGGCTCAACCTCACTCGGCATAATCTTACTAGCACTCACTAAAGACTCTAAATCTTGCGAAGTTTTACCTTTAGAAATTGCTTGATTATAAGCATCAGTAGTTGCCATTTGAGAGTAAAGAGCGCCACTACCTAATAAGAATACCCCTAAAATCAATGTTCCGAATAAACTATAAATAGTAGTCGCTCTACGTTTGATTTTACGTATATAACCCTCAGACATTTTATCAATGTTCTTTAAGTCATATATCATTTCTTCTACACTCTGATACCGATCAGCCGGTTTATAAGCAGTCGCCTTCTCTATAATCTTCTCTAAACCTACTGAACGAGAAGAATCATATTGACGAATAGGTAAAATAGGTAACTCTTGTCCATTAGGTAATTTTTCTAAAGACGGACTATTACGTGTAGCTAAGAAATACAGAGTTCTACCTAAAGCATAGATATCCGAACGCTCATCGAACCAAGCATGTTTAGCTCGCATCTCTGGAGCTGCATACCCTTTAGTACCTACTCTATCCTCTTTGCTATAATCAAAGTCGGGTCCAACCTCACGTGAAATACCAAAGTCCATCAAGAATAAATGGTTTTCATTCGACAACATAACGTTGTGAGGTTTCAAATCTCTATAAATAACTTTAGGATTTCTATTATGTAAGTACTTTAACGTATCACATAAAGCTAAGCCCCACTTAACAATCAAAGCCTCTTCTATGTAAGATTTCTTAGCTATTAAACTACGTAAAGAATACCCCTCAATATAGTCCATGATAATCAAAATAGAGTGCTCATCATGTGTCATTTTCAAAATACGAGGAATAGACGGATGAGATAAAGATTTTAATAAACTAACCTCAGCTACAACTGCTTTAGCTTGACGTTTCCCTTGGTCAGTATTCCTAACCGGTACCTCTTTCAAAGCCAATAGTCTATTCAATTCAATATCTCGTACTAAATAAACAGTACCCGAACCACCTTGTCCTATCTGTTTAATAACTTCCCAAGAGCCGTCAACTATATCTCCCTCTCTCAAGTATGTCCTTAAAGCCACTCAAATACCTACTTTCTTCTACTTGGGTACAGCATACCCCACCGAATCTGATATAAACTGCCAAATACCCCCAGCAGTCTCATACATTAAACCTGAAACACCTAGTACACCTACAAAACTAAATACCGCAGCCCAAATTAAAGTATCCCCTAAACCTAAACGTTTAGTCTTCAATTTAGCATTCTCTTTCTTGTCTGCAAACCACAAACCACTTGAACCATTTCGATTCTGCTCAATAGCTCTACGGTTAAAGGTTACAAGGCGCATAGCTGGACTATCAATATAAACAAACCAAGAATCTACTACATAAGCCAATAATAGAATAGATGGATAAATCAAAGCTAATAAAGACAGAACCATCACAAATAAACGAGTACCTTTAATCGTTCGTTTCTGTAAAGAAACTTCACGCTCTTCTTTCCACTTAGCAATACTAGTAGCTTCATCACCTTTTAACTTCTCTACTTTGTTTAAACGCTCTTGGAAACCTTTTTCTTCTTTACCGTAATCTCTATCCTTAGGCATATTAGGAATAGCATCCTCTGACCATTGTTTTAAAGTATCTGTAACAGAAGAACTTTTCTTGTCCCCACTTTCACTTGCACTTACAGTACCATAATCATCTTTTATCTTTTGATAGATACCCTCTGCCATTTTTGCACGCTTATCTAAAGTATCATCTCTAGGTCTTTCAAACGCTGCTACGAAGTCGTGAGTAGCACCTTTTACATCCGTTGCTTTCTTAAACTCTTCATAACTTTTAGATGTTTGCTTTAAATCTGTACGACCCCAGTGCTCAGAACTTTGAATATAATTTCTCCAAAATGCAGCACCGAAATCTGAATTTCCTTGCATTTCCTGATCCATATACTCAATAGAAGCTGCACCTGCTGTGGCAGGGTCTTTTATATCGTAACCCTTTTCTTTTACCCAATTCTCATACTGAGTACGTCTAGGACTACCATCGGTATCAGTCCACTGAAATAACCCTAAACCTCGACTTGCTACATTACCTTGCTCTTCCAAAGTAGCATCGAAAGCCGACTCCTCATTAGCGTTACCCATCATACCCGCAAAAGCTTCAGCAGAAATACCTAACTCTTTTGCCTTCTTAGCTGCACCTTTTATAGTCTTCCAACCATCCTCAGTAATGTCTTCAACATTATTATAACCAGCGGAAACACTAGTTATAGTAGAACTACCTATAAAAGCAAATGTGAAAGCTACTAACAGTACAGAGAACAAATACTTCTTTAAATTTGTACCCATAATACACCTACCTCTGTTTGAATTGGAGTGTAAACTGCTAAATCCTCCAAACTACTTCCTTTTATATCGTCTTTATCCGAAGAACCTACTTGACCACCAAACTCAGAAAGTACAGAATACTTACCTGTTGAACTATCTGAAACTACCACATAGCGAGTCCCTACATCATACAGTCTAAAGATACCGACCACACTTTCTGAACTTTTTAAATCCAACAATGTGGTGTCTACTTTACTTTCTTTATCTAGTGTAAACTCTAAACTAGGAGTATCACCTAAAAGAGTACTTGAACGTAAACCAATAGTGAAATAACCATCTACCCCTTTTACAATTTGTTGAACACCTTCAAAACCATAAGGTTTCGCATCTTTTGTCCAAACAGCCACTACTTTCCCTAATTTATTTACTAACACTTTTTGAGTATCCGTACCTACTGCGTATAAACCATTAGAAGTCATTTTAGAAGAAATATTGTCAAATGACCAACCTAACTTAGTTGCAAAAACCTTAGAAATAGTAAGAACAAACTCTGGAGCATTTACAGGTTCTTGACTAAATGTAACTCCACTCTTAGTTAACCCTTGTTTCCAAAACTCCCACCAATGTTTATCTTTACTAGGAAGTAGAAACTTAAGTGAACCGCTCTCTGCTAAACGTTTCTCACCTACATGCTCAAAAGCTAAGTTACTTTCTGCTTTAGACTCCAACTGAGCACTAGGTAAATCAGCATCTTGATTTAATGATACCCAAGAGAGTCTTGTTTGTTTACCTTGTTTTAAGCTCTCTTTGTCATACAAAGGTTTAACTCCTTTAGTGTACAATTCTTTATCTAAACCCTTTACATAAGACAACGAAAGAATAGAGTTCATAGAACCTACGAAATCACTCTCACTGCTATATTTATACTTAAAGAGCAAAGCTACTGCTTCATCAGAACTACCTGTCTCCAATATACGCTTTGCTAACTCAGAATCACTGTCTACCAACTCTTTTACAAAATCCGTTAAAGAAAACGCACTTGGGTTTAAACCATAATCTGTATTTCGTACCCAAAGAGCCATAAGAATACTAGGTAATAAGCCATTCTTACCTGCTAAATCCTTAACTTCTTTACTCTCTTTATTTAATGCGTTTATAAGCACACTTTGTTTCGGTTTCCCTTTTTCCTCAGCTAAAACTGTACTATCCACACTAGTCAATAAGGGAACACTACTTAGAATTATTGAACACAAACCTACAATGGCTAATTGTTTTTTCATAAATCCATACCTCCCCTATTAACTCAACTCAAACTTAGGGTGTTTAAAATAATGAAAACCACTTTTAGTAGAATCCACTTTAACATACCCTTTGCTCTCTAAATCAGTTACTTGTTTCCCACTATATAACTTAGGTACTAACTGGTCTAGTTTTACAGAACCTTTATAACCGACACCTACAACCCCTTTTGTGAAAGAATAAGTTAGCTCATAGTTAGCAGACTTCAAAGTGATTAAGTTAGTATCATCCTCTAAAATACCTACTGGTTTTACTAATGTGAAATCCTCACCTAGTTTAGATAACACACTATCTAACTCAGCTAATTTATACTGACCTTCTAAACGACTTAATTGGTATTCCTTTGTGTATAAAAAATCTACAGTAGATGACTTATCGGAAACACTATTAATACTTGGAAGTTGGTCAAATGATAAATCTTTATCAGATACCCCTTTGGCTATTTCTTTTTGTCGCTCTTGATTTTGGTCAGGTGCAATTTGTTGTGTTGGGCTAAAATAAATAGCCAATAACACAAAAATAATTACAAAGAAGAATAAAAACCCTGCTAAAAAATATAACGCTTTTTTAGGTATTATACGCTCTTTTTCATACATATCTAAACCAACTCCTTCTTAAGATTTATGGAAAAAGAGGATATTTTATCCTCTTTACGTGTTTCTTAAATTAATTGTACCACAAACCCCTAAATTATTCAATAGTTTCTACTGCACTATTGCCATCTAATTCAAAAGTACCTGTATTAGACGAATTATAACGATTAAACTGCAACTTATAATCATCAAAGGCGATATTAGTTGTATCTCCTAATTCAAGCCCTTCAACTTTGCGCTGCAAACCAGACACTCTTGAATCCAATAAGTCAATCACATGAACTAAATAAGCATATACAGTCTTAGGGCGTTCCCCAAACTCACCATGATGTTCCAAAATAATAGCTTGTAGCTCTCTATAAAACATAGGGTTGTATGTACGCTCAATCAAATCTCGGTACTTAGAAATAATCTCAATACCTAGATAAGTATGAGGTACAATCGAAATTTCTGTATAAGCTCCGTTCTTTAACTCTAACATCTTACCAAAGTCATGCACAATTAAACCTAGTATAACTAAATCTCGTTCCTCTGGACTCATAGTGTTCGACTCTGCATACTCAGACATAGCAACCTCAGCATACCGCAATAACTTACGGATATGGTTCAACAAACCACCAACTTTACCATCGTGATACCCACCGTACTGCGCTGCCATAGCTACACTGATTTCTGATCCTTGTTCTTTTAAAATATGCAAAGCTAACTTGGTACCTTTTTCTGTCATCATAGAACGAATCAAGTTACCAATTAACTTAGCATTCGTATTCGGGTCAATAATCTCCATGTACTCTGAAGGATTAAACTCATTCGACAACCCTTGAATACTATCTAACTTAGCAGACAAGGAACCATTGTAATCTTGCATTGTAATAGTACCATCAGTAACTAAAATAGACTTTACATCGTTATCTTTAAATTGAGAAACAATTAAGTTATCGAAACAAACAAAACGTACAGAAGAACCCCCTCTTACAAGAATAGTTCCTTGGAGCATATCCGAGTCATTCTTAGTTTTACCAATTGTTAAACCTTGCAAGAGAAATGACCCTTGCTTGCGCCCTAAACTTTTAATATCAATATCTGTTGTCATAAACTGCACCCTCTTAAATCCTAAGGCATATAAAATACTGCCGATATATTGTCTTTTTGACCCTCACCAATCATCATCTTAGACATAGACTCTAATTGGTTTTCCTTAGACCAAATCAACTTAGCTTTCTCATTCGTAAGAAATTCTGAGAAACCATCAGAAGTTATAAGAATACCCTCCATAGGTTTTAACTCTTGTTTAGGTGTCTGTTTTAACCTAAACCCTTTCTTAACTCCGACTGCTTTAGTAATCTTATGTCGGTTAGGGTGTACTTTAACCTCTGACTCCGACATAACCCCTAATTTTAACTGCTTAAACGCCCAAGAATCATCCTCAGTCTGCAAAGTTAAACCATTTCGATTAACTACATACAAACGAGAATCCCCTACTTGTAAACTTACATAAGTTCTATTTTGAACTATACCCACCGTACAAGTAGTTGCAGAAATCCCTGTTGTAGTTGAGAACTCATCACATAGACGAGTATGTGCTCGGTAAATACCACTTGAAACACTCTCTACAACTGCATCTAACCACGTAGAATTATCTCCTAAATCAGATAAACTCTCTATGGCACTTCTTATAAACTGAACTGTTAAGGAAGAAGCATACTTACCACGTACACCACCACCCATACCATCACAGACTACAAATACAAAAATCGGAGAAGTTTCTAAGTCTAAACCGGAAACTTTAAAACACCCAACAGTATCCTCATTATGTTCCCGATACCCTTTAATTCTTGAAGTACCATTGTACCCACCTCTGTCAGAATAATATTCTAATCTCAATTCACTAGACCTCTTTCACTTTAAAATGCACCTCTTCACGTGCAATCTTAATAATTGAACCATCTTCTAATTTTAAAGGAACTCGTACGGTTAACTTCGTTTGACCTAACCACGTACCATTAGTAGAACCTAAGTCTTCAATATAGAAAGTACTTTCTTCACTCTCATACATAATTCTAAAATGAGTTCCGGATATAAACTTGTTATCAGCTAATGAAAACCCTACTTCTACATTATCTACAAATTTAGGTCGCTTACCAAACACCCAAGTATCAAACCCACTTCGACTATCTAGTTCAAATACATCACCATTTGAACGCTTTAGATACCCTACCTTATGACTCATCTGAATATCATCATCTAAAACAGAGGTAGACTCCTCATCAAAACCATCTGTGTCTTCGCCATCAGCAGATAATAAACCAGTCCGTTCAATCATCTCAGTATCTAAGCTTGTTAAATCTAATTCGACACCACCTACAACCTCAGTAATCACCTCTGGGGCACGTTCCTCTTCAATAGACTCTACACCTTCAAGTATTAACTTCAACTGAGGTGAAGTATATTGAGTTAAATTATCTTGCTTATACTGCAGAGACTCTAACCCTAAATTGTAAATGAAACTTTCAGTATCAGATTCTCCACGCTCAACTGCGGCTAAAAACCCTCGCAAACGTAGTAACCCTTGTTCATCCACAGATTGAAACGGTTTGGCATTCTTAATTAGAGTACGCAATAAAGAAAATACCCCTGAACCCTCCACAGTTTTTAAGTGCAATGGATAAACTAAGAAATAAATATTTCCTAAAACATCCACAAAAATATAGTCAGGATTCCAATCTAAAAAAGAGGGTGCTATCTGTAAATCACCTGTTAAGTTTAAAATAGAACGATACAAATTCGCAATTAGTAAATAAAACTCATCAATCGTAATAACAGAACCTAGTCTTACACGTAAAGAAATTAAACCACTTAAATCATAACGAACTGCTCTCTTTTTATCATTATATTCTAAAGGAATACTTGTAAGAAAACCACTTGAACGTAACGTACTTGCGATACCCTCTTCATATTTCTCTTTCTTATCCAAATTTAATAAAAGATAATGTGAATTGTCTTTAGAACTTAGTTTTAAATTACCCAATTTCTCACCTCACTGTCCCAAGTTGAATATATGGAACCCCTTCTCTTACCTTAGATACTAATAATATAAATTGTGTCTCTAATGTGAACCCTTGAGAACCTTTTAACTTCACTATTACTTCTTCTAAAGGAATATCTCGACCCCTTAGGTCAAAAACTCTAACAGACCTACTAAAAATCTGAGATTTTATCCACTCACCTAAAGACTCTGGTTCTAGTATCATCTCATTCTCAACTTGCAACTGAAATACAGGGAAAGTTAACATATCTTCTAATACTTCCTTTTGAAGTTTAGTTAAAGGTAAGTTAGGTTGACCTAATGAAACCTTAGATAACTCCAACTCACTACCAACTAAACTATCTTGAACATTGTATAAAACCTCCCTATCAAATGCTAATGTTCTTGGATAAACTAAATCTGATGCACTTGTTAGAACATAAGGAACCTCTGGCCATTTCTTCAAAACGGTTAGAGCAAAGTCGTCCTTGTATGGACTATCTTTGTAAGCCTTAGTCTCACAAGCTCTCACAACCCAACGATTATCTACTTTAGCAAACCTTAGCAAAGATAACTCTGGAGTATAATCTTCAAATGTAACTGGGCTTAATGTTCCAGTTACATGAACAATTTCCCCTAAGGGTTGGTCTTTTGGAACACTAACATAGATAAACCCCTCAGTAATTACTTCACCGTAATTTTTGTGATACCCAAGGAGCGCACGTGCTTGCACAATCTTAACTGCAGAAGAAACCTTTACACTATCTCTAAAAAAGGTCTTAGAGTCAATCTCATTAACTAAATAAACAGATAAGGTTAAAAAAGATAACCGACCCTCTTTAGCAACTTCATTCAATAAATCTAACTGCTGCATGCAAAATCACCCCAAATAAGACAAAGTAACTAACAAGTTCCAATAAACATCTTTATCTACCATAACCAAATAAGTAACAACGTCCAAGGCACCTTCACTTACTTTTTCATTGAACCGTTTTGATACAACATCATACAAAGGAGCACTCTCTCCCAAATACTGATGGAAAATAGCTCTAAATTCAGAAGCCAAAGCTAATGAATCATCACAATGAATCTCAATTGTTTGAGACTCACCCTCAGCTTCCAAAGTTAAACTTAACCGATACTTAGAACCAGTGTCAATGAAATCAACGCTTGTCTCCAATAATGCATCTTGCTCTTTCTTAAATAAATCCTCTTGGTTTAACAAAGACTTAAATTTATCTTTCAAACCTACTGTATATGGAAAATCTCTCTCAATATTTGAAACCATGTGTTCTTCACCTTTTAAATAATTGCTAACAATTTTTGACCAGAGAAAACTCTCTGCTCATCTAAATAAAATTTATGCTCTAAGTTCCGAGTTAATTGATACAAGTGACGGAGTTTTTCTCGTTTAAAATACCCAATTACTTTCTCTTTAGAAGGTAAACTAGGGTCAACTGCTAACACAACTGTTAGACAAACCTCAACTGGTTTAACCCCTGTCTCAGATTCTCTCTCAAAATCACTAGAACTTTTCTTCTCTTTTACACTCGTCGAAATCAAACCTTGAATAGCGTCCATAGTTACCGTAGACATTTGCGAATCTGGCGTTAACCGAATCTCAAATAAAGGATACCCCTTTTCCATCTCATAACCTATTTTAGCTACTTGTTTTTCTTTAGATTGTAACTCTGAAACTACTTCTTCATTTGTTCGAACTGAGTCGACACCAACTTCTAACTCTTCTAAACTTAAACCATCTTCAAAATCGTCTGAACTAGTTACCTCTAGCTCTTCAATCAAATCTTCAAACACAAATAAATCTCCTTTTATGCTGTATTTATTTTATTATATCACTAAATGTAAGGAAATGCAAGAAACATTAGAAATATATTGGCTTAGATTAAATTATTCTCAACTTAATTATAAACTCATATAAAGCTCCTTACACAATTTTATAAAAAGAGGGTATATTTCTACCCTCTTATCAATTAAACTCACTAGAATCGAAAATACGAGTTCTTAGACACGTTTAAATAACATAACTTCGTGCAAGTTTAACTACATCAGATAATAAAGCTTGAGGTACGCCTACATTAGGGATTTGTGTGAACTTATCCTCTTTAGGTATATACATGATAATCTTCACAGTCGGTACATTAGCATCAGTAGATACCACCATAGAACCTAACTCAGAGTATAGACCTTCAGTATACTGTAGATACAAAACAGAACCGTCCGAAGATAACTTAGAACCAAAGTCCATTAAGTGATCCTTCAATAATTGAATATTACGCTCTCTTTGTTTCTTCTGTTCTTCATCCTCTGAAACCTCAGACTTAGCAACAGAATTTTTTACATTCTCTAAATCAGATAAGTCTCTGTACTCTGTAATAATTGAAACATCGAAACTTTGTCTCATATTCCAAAATAGTTGCAATCGCTTATGAATATGTAAGTTTGGTAAGTGTAAATAAATAAACTCCTTACGCTCACCCTCACTTAACTCTTCAAAGTCTTCCGGAAAGTCAAGAATACCTCTTGCTTGTTCCCAACTATGTTCAGTTTTAGTAAGCTCACCTAACAAATATTTGTTCAATTCCAAAGCATAGTTTACTGGGAATACTCGGTCTTGCTCAATCGTATCTTCCGTAAAGGCAGTAGAACGTAATTTGTTCTCAACGTCCTCTGCGTTAAACTCATGAATACGGTTCTCAGCCCATTCCATGAACTTATCAATGTTACCGTCCCAATCATAGGCATCTAAGTTCCATTCCATTAACTCTTGGAGACCTACTTGCCACTCTGTTTTCTTCGCAGTGTACCAAGAATGACCAACTCCAAAACCTAAGTCTAGTGGACAACCACCCTCAATCTCAACCATAAGATTCTTACGAATTAAACCTAATACTACATGAGGATGAAGGGTATTATGAACCTCAATGGTTGCCTCATCGTGAATGAACCCTGTAAGCAAAATCTTACCAAGATACCCTTGCTCTTTTATATCAGAGAATAAATCAACCATTCCTTTTTTATAAATATCCGCTGCTGAACCTTGGATTGGGTGGTTCAAAGCGTAACGTCTAATTTGACTCTTAGAAACCCTATCCTTATTATAGAAACGTTTACTTCCAAAAATGGTTGTAGAATACCCTTTGCTAAGAGCCGTTTTAACGTTATTTTCAAACCAACCTTCAACCGAACGTTGGAATGAGAAGAACTCTTCTCTCTTTTGAGCAGCTTTGCGAGCGTTCTCTTTCGACCTAGAACCAAATAAGACTTCCCCTAAAGACATATCCGACATCCCAAAGTTGATACCAAATACCAAACCTTTAGACATCTTACGCAACTTGTCTGTTACCTGTTCTTGCAACAAACCATTAAGTCGAGCAGACTGGAAACGGTGATAGTCATTGCGCCAGTCTTTGAACATCTCAATCAATGATTGCTCTTTCGACATAATTGCAATTACTCGGTTTTCTTTAGATGCATAGTCCGTATCGACCATGTAATAGCCGTTTCGAGCCGTCATCTCTTTCTTAATTGTGTCATCGAACCCTTGAATATTTGGTTTCTTCGTAGAAAGACGACCTGTAACCTTAAACATATCCAACTCTGGGAAACAGAACCCCTCAATAAAGTTATCTTCAACTTTATCTAAGAAGTTAGTAAACAAACGAGCCGTGTTACGTGGAGACTCCAAAATAACCGTAAATGGATGAATAGGAGCACCCTCCTCAGGTTTAACTAGAAAACCTTTACCCTCTTCCACTTCAATTACTGTCTTATAACCTAAAGTTTCCCCATAGATATACTTAGTTACAATACGCAAAGTTTCATAGTCTAAATCTGTAAAGGAACTAGTTTCACGCCTTTCTACCAAGTAAATAAAGCGAGCTAACCCTCTAACCAGTTTCTTTTGACTATTATCTTTGATAATACTCTCTAACTTCTCTTTGCTTTGAGGATGACCTAACCAAGTAGATAGCAGTTGAATACAACGAGAACTAAAGTCATCAAAACTAAGTCTGAAAGGTTCTTTATCCGGTTTTGTACCTTTGTTTAAAAACTTCAATGCATTCTTATCTAGAGTAGAATTACCCGACTTCTTACTAATCTGCTCTGGATACCCTAAGTAATCATAAGCTACGGTTTTATTCATAGGGGAGTTTACAGAATACCCACCCTGAGCTGCGATATATACATCCGGATAATCTTCAAAATGATATTGTAACACTTTACTATCTTTAGGTAACTCCGCATCTAAACCTAAAACCATAGAATTAGCTTTTGTTTGAATAGCAAATTTACCACCCTCTGCATGCTGAGGTACGTGAATAGCTAAGAACTCTAGCAAGTCACGGTATTCTGAGACTAATTGCCGACCATAATGCAAGCGCAACTGAGGTACAGAATCTAAGTTTAAGTGCATACCGTAAAATTCTGAATAAGCGGCTACACAAGTAAATCTACTATCATGCAGTACTGCTTGCATCATATCAAAACCAGACTTACCAAGTATATCATTCTCTAAGAAGTATAAAGCTATACACAATGTGTTATCTGCATCGGGACACGCATAAAAAGCAACTAGCTCTTCTTCCAACTCATCAAACGTAGCACCACACTTCTTATAAGAACCACACTTAGTCAAATCATCAAGCTCTACTGCTTCTCTATGTAAGAACTTATCTGTTACAGCTTTCAAACCGTACTCTTCATTGTCTCTTGCAGAGTACGTTTTACGCATAGCAACTAATGTGTCAAGCCAACAATCGTAAACCAAACCGTGGCGATACCCTACCTTCCAGTCGAAGATGTTGTTGTGGGCTACAACCTTTTTATCTCCTAAGTAGGGTTGCAAGTATTTCTCTACAAAGAGTTCAATATCTCCACCACATACATTTGGAAACTTCTTATGTGCTAAAGGAAAATAATAAGACGTTCCGGGTTTTGCAGATAATACTGCTCCTACCATAATAGAACCTTTACCATAAAACCCTCTAAACGTAAAGTCCAAGCCCGTGGTCTCCGTATCGAACGCAGTAAGTTTTGTTTTCTTGTAGTCTTTCTCCAACTGTTTAAAAATTTCCTCTACTTCGTGAGGTTTAACTACTCTATACTTACCACTTTGGACACGCTCTCTAACCCACTCAAAATTTCGAGGAGTACGTTGCTCAACCTTGGCTTTCATATTCTCTACTTCGATAACTTCTGCCATCGTAGTATAAAAAGGATTCACAGAACCACTCAGCCCTTTTAAATCCGTAACAACTTCAATCTTAGGTAACCCTAATAATTGTCGTCTTAAATTATTTGAGATTTCCGTTTTATAAGCCGTACCCACTGAGTCCATACGAATAACATCAGAACCCAACATAGATACCCTCTCTTGATTTGGAAGAAACTCAAAGGAGGAATCTTCTACAAAACCAAACTCTAACGAAATATTATCACTTTCACTCTGTGTAGCAAAACGTAAAGACTTAACAAGACCATATTTACGCTCAATTACACCTTTCCCAAATGGAACTTCAAACTCAACCCTATCTTCTATATTTTCAAGCTCTTTCAAACTCAAAGCTAAGAACCCTTTGCTACCTCGCATCTCATTTTTGAGAGACTTAGCATAACTGTACACAGCATAAATATAAGCAAATAAGGCAAAGGAAGGATGTTTCTGAAAAGACTTAGCTACAGATAAATCTGTACCATCTTCTCCAAACAATGTTTTAGGTTTTATTAAACGCTCAACCGTAAACGATGCCCTAGACATTGTTGCAGTTCTATAAGTCCTACCTAAAATCTCAGATTGACCTTGCATCAACATCTGAGCTGAGAGACCATCTTGAGCTACTAAACGCAATAAACCACCGTGAGTTAAATCAGATAAATACCCTTTAAAATTATACTTCTGTCCTTTATATGTAAATTTAATCTCTGAAGTAAGCAATTCAATCCCCTTTCAAAATCTAATGTAATCCAAAACTACTTAAATGCAGTTACTCATCAACTTCATCAAACCAATCTAATGCAGAAGTACCTACCTCAGTAGTCTTATTTACAAATTTCTCTTTATTATATCTATCTGCAATTAAGAAACCCGGTTCCTTATTATAAATAACTTCCACAGATACCGGTAGACGGTTAAATACTGCTAATAATTCTTCTAGTTCAGACACATAAATAGAATTACAATAACGTTCATTCAAATATCTAGCTACAACTTTACGACCCACTTCAACTGCTAACACAGAATCCGTAGTGTAAGAATGTTTCTGAGTATCTAAATATAACAAAACAGATGTTAACGCATCTTTTGTAAATTCAATTAGTTTTTTAGTATTGGTCTCCCTTGGAACCACAATAGTTTGACGTTCCACAAGTCTCCCATCTGCATAAAATACCCAAGTCATAAAACCATTATTCTGACCTACACTTACTTGTAACATACTCTCGTACCTCTACTTTTCAATATTTATATTTTTACCACATGATATAGCTTCAAATTGAAAGATTTCTTTAAAGTATACTAAAAATATTGGGAAATTACCACTGTCATTCTTAAACTCTAAATACATATCGGAACCAACTACACCAATAAAACAACAATCAAAGTTAGAAACCAACCAACTTGCTAAAGTCTCTAAAATAGCAGACTCTAAATCTCCCCCTAAAACAAACCCTAAGTACGGGATATTATAAAAGTTTTGATTACCTAAAGCTAAACGAAACCCACTAGATACAGACTCTTCAAAGTAATAGTCAAATAATTTATCTATATAACTAGTGGTATCAATCTTATAAATTGTATAAGTGTTGGAACCTGCAACTTTGAAAGACTTATCTTTAAATCTCGTTTTAGTGGGTTTTTTCTGATAACAAATAAACCTATCTACTAAATGGTTTTCTATCTTTAAGTACATAATACTTAATTCTATCAATTGTTCTTCATACTGTAAAAAATAACCTAACCAAGTAGATACCCTTGCTTGAACTTCTTCTAAAGTTAAACCTACTCTACCTACTAAAGAAACCTGAAACTGAGACCACCAAGTTCGATAGTTAACTTTAAAACCATCTACTAAATTAGTTTTTTCAGTTAAACCCTTTGACACCATTATACGCAAAATTAAAATAGACTTTAATAAATAAACAAGCTCTACTTCACTAGATAAAGGCTTCAACGGTTTATGCTTTAGGTAATCTAACCAATTAAACCAAAAAGACTCTACACCTTTGTTTAACTTAACTGTACTAGGTGAAAAATCTAAGTCAGAGTCATACATCTCAAAATCCTCAACAAGTAACTCACTTGGTTGACTGAGATTTTTCTTAGCTAAATGTTTAACATAACCCTCTAATTTACTAAAATGAATATTCGACACCTTTAATAAACGAGACAGTACAATATCTTGAAAAGACTCTAAATCTGAATAAGAACCAAACTTCTTAGCTAAAGGATACCACTTCTTACACAAATCCATCGCTACTACTAAAAGTAAAGATTTATCGATGTCCAAAGACCGTGAATATGGATTTAAAATAATAGGCTCATTCATAAGACACACCTACCTCCAATAAATCACTTGTATCACTGAAAATAAAATCTTTAAACTCATCGTAGTGTAGTAACTCCCCTAGAGTATCTACAAAAACCTTATCATTCTCCTCAGAAAGAATATCCACTAAATAGTCTTGGCTCTCAGAATTCCCCTCTAGAACTCTGCGCAAGAGTATCTTTAAATCTACCCCATAAACGGTAGTTAAGTACTTCGATACCCTATTATACTCTTCTATCAACTCTGACAATTCAATACGGAAATCAAAGGTGTCAACAGTTAAATTATTCAAGAAAACTTCCCAACGATGCACTGATTGTGGTACTAAAGACATCTCAGAACTTAATAGGTTCTCATCAACTAACCCTTTAGGCAAATTGGTCTCCCCATCTTCACGTACACCGATATTATATTCACCCTTCTTAATCTTATCTAACTTATGATGAACACTCTCACGTAAACTCTCATCCCAACCGAAATAAGCAAATTGTTTCTCGGATAAACCTGCCCACTCTTTGTCTAAACGCTTAGTTACCAAATTAAATAGGGAGTCCTTTACATAATCTAAATGTTTCGTTTTAGGTAAGTAAGCACCTACAAGATCTAAACTATGCTCAGATAAGGTCGTGTTCATACTATCCATAAAGCAACCCGTTAAGAACATACCTTACCCTCTTCCTTTAATTGAATAGTTACAATCCTCAATCGGAACTTCTTTTGATGAGTCTTTACTTAGGAATACCTGAGTTACTCTGTGAGGTTCTGAATCATAAACAAACTCTAATTTATAAGCTTTAGCAAAGGATGGAGAAAATAAACCACAGTAGTTTTGACCTTTATATTTAAAGACACAATTACCTACCAAACGAATTTGATCTTCAGAAATACCCTTAAAGTTTAAATATGAAACTACTTTCTGAACCTCAGTATATTTTAAGTCTAAGTCTAATACATAAGTTATATTTGAATCTAAAGGAGTGTTCTTCAACCAAAACTCAACACCTTGTAAACCTCTATGATGAAGATTTACAGAAATAAATACAGGCACCCCTAAAGAAAGCCAATAAGATTTATCAGTTTCATACTCGTCTAAAGATACCCCTACTGCACACACAGACGGATTTATTTTGAACTCTTTAACTTCTTCTGTAACAACATCCCCTTGTTCAAGTAAGTTAGCTAGGTTAAAAAAGTTTAACTTATTCTCAACTTTTGGTTTTACATACTCTTTAGTTGGAGTTAACCAATCTAAAAAGATAGAACCACCCTCTGAAACTAAAAATTGCCACACCGAAGAAGTGTTTACATCCAACTGTAACCCTTTAGCTGCATCATAATCACCTAATTTAACTGCTTTTAAGCGCATTAAAACCTCCATTCTTTAAACCAATCAACTCAGTTGCACGTAAAACAAATGAAAATAATTGAGACTCATCATGCCACCTATGATTTACAAGTGACATAAAATTAACTATCTCAACCATAGATAAATTATCTATTTGTTCTAAAGAACGTGCATACTTACCTATATGGTAATTGTTGTACTTACTTAAATCCGGTAAGACACCCACCTCTGGGAAAATCTTACCAGTTACTAATAACTCCTTCAGTATCAAAATAGCTTTAAAGGAATCCAATAACGACTTACGTACAGTTTCAAGGCTGCGATGTGTAGATAACTCTAAAAGATGTTGCAAATTTTTCTTCTTATATTGCTCTAAACCTCGCTTAGTCTTAGTTGTAGAAGTCAGCATACTTAAAGCAACTCTTTCTATTTGCAAAGAACCAACACCTGCTAATTGCACTAAAGTAGCGTTATCTCGAATCTCCACACCATCTCTTAACTGAGATAATATCGTGAAAACTGCATCTATATCTCTCAGATAACGCTTTATAACTATGTTGTACATTTTCTCAGATAAAGATACCGAGCCTTTTGCTTTAATCGTAACCTCGTAAATATACTGAAACTCACTTTGTGTCATATATGTACTAAACATAATATCTGGTTGAAAATCACTCAAGTAGTTCTTATATCTAAAATTTTGAAAAATTTTGTAGTTTTGAAAACCTACAACTAAGCGAGTAAACGGTTGAATCGTCTGCAAAAAAGTAAGAGTATCACTCGATAACTCCGTCTTTTGATCCTCAACTATAATCAACCGAAACAATGAACGGAATGGTCGAACCTGAATAGAAGAGTCTTGCTTTGGTATATCATTTAAGTCGTTTACACGTAAAACAGAACTAGAACCAACGCTAAAACGCTTCTTTACTAAGTTAGTTACTAAAGTTAAATACCTAGAACTCTTACCGTAAACTAAAACAGAAGCAAACTGTACTTCTGAACTCAATAACTCATTTAAGTGAACTACCAAAATAAAACCATTCCTTTCTCCGATGTTTTATACTCTATTATAGCAGAAAATCCCCTAACTGTCAACTTTTAGGGGATATTTTTATTATAATTCATAGTTTAAAGTTTTAAGTAAATCCTCAGTTAAACTCTTCAAAGTTCTCTGATGTTCCAAATAATCCTTAACACTTGTATTAGAGACCTCTTTTAAATCCTTTAACTGATGAAAACCTAAATCAACTGCACTAGTAAGTCTATCTCGCTTATCAACCTTTCGATTACGTAAAGCATTTAAATAAAACTCTTCTAAGTGCTCATACACTTCTTTAAAACTAGGCAATAAATAAGGTGACTCTAAAGCACGTTTAATAACATATCTGTAAAATTCTGGGCAACCACCTTTAGATACCCATAAGTCATAGTCAGTCAACAGTGCATCTCTTGAAGACTCATCTTTATTCTCTGAAATAGCAGTCTTAACCTTATCTGCATCTACAAAAAAGAACGGATTTATATAATTCTCTTGGTTTAAATATCCAACATCTCTTAGCGACAAAGCATATAACTCTCTATTTATAAAGTACAACAAAGCTAAATTCGGAAATACCTGCTCCCACTGCTTATCAAATACCGGTAGTTTTGTCTGTGAAACTGCTACTTTAACTGGAATGTCTCTAATAAATTTTAAAGCAAACAAGTAGCACAACATAGGATAACTCCGCCTTGTTACTAATTTAGTAGCTCTAGACTCCATACTAAACAACTCGCACGTAGTTATCAGATTCTTAGCTAAACTCAAATAAGATAAACTGGAAAACTGAAATACACCTAAAGGAGAGTACTGCTTTGCACTTAAGGTACCAGACACTACTTTTCCTTTTGTGTCTATCTCTTGTAAAGAAACTGAACCTTTATCTTTCAAAGATTTTACCCACTTTGTCACAGACGGTCTCTGCAGTTTTAAGTACAACTCTTGGTCAAACAGTTTAACACCTTCTGAGTTATACACAGGTAAAGAAACTCTATCTTTTGTACCTTTCTGAAAAGTAGACCATCTTGTAGTACATAAGTAGTTTGCACCCACATTCGAACTGCCTTGGAAGTCAGCCAAAGGAGACATAAAACCACTATGAAACTCAAAATCATTGGCGTAGTCTCTTCGAATTTCAAAGGTACGATTACCAACTAATAAAGAAACTGGAACCATCCAAATTAACTCAGTATTAGTTAAAGAATAAACTTGAGTTAAATTACGCACTTGCCACATGAATTGAGTGTATAAATCTGCACTATATCCTTTTAACTTCAAAGAACTCAGTCGTTTAGCAACATTCGTAGATACCCCTTTGGTTGAATACGGAGGGTTCATTAAAATAATTAACTTTTCGTTGTTCTGTAAAGCATGCTGCAAGGAACTAGGTAACTGACGACTAAAGTTTTTAGTCAAAACAGAATCAGAAGAACCTAAAAAATCCAATTGAAAAACAGTAACATCCAAATCTGGACGCTCAGTCTCAAAACGAGACTTAGTTAACTGGACATCCTCTTCATGCAAAGTAGATAAGTACAAATGCTTGCACTTAGGAAACTCAATTAATAAGTTCCCTGTCCCACATGAAGCATCCCAAACAGTATAACTCTCTAAGTCAGGTATATCTTTCAATAATTCATGTGTTTTTCTACCCCAAAATAAAGGTGTGTAAAATGAACCCTCTAATTCTCTCTCCCTTTTAGACATACTCAAATCTTTAATGGAATGATGAGAATCTAATAACCCCACTTGACTTAATAAAGACTTGTTCTGCTCAATAAACTTCAACTGACTCTTCGTTAAATCATCAGAATGAACTTTTACTGCTAAAGAACCATCACCTTCAATGTATCTATCGAAAAAAGAAGTTAAATATTGTAGTAATTCTTGTCCTTTTTTCCCTAAGTTAGCCATACCCTATCTACCTACCTTAAACCCTAAAATATCTTTACGATAAATATTAAAAACCTCTATGTAACGTATAATTAAATCCTCAGAGCCAAGACTTAAGCCAAATATAGTAAGATACCCCTCAAAGTCTAATACAATATCTAACTCAGAATAAAAATCTTGCATAGAGTCATACCTATCACATATTTTCGGAATAATATCTTCGATAAGAGGTAAAGATAAAGAGGTTAAATACTGTTCTAAGGTTAAAGTAGACTTAAGTTTAGAAACCGAAGATTTGAAAGACAAAAATCTAGTCTCAAAATCCACATCTTCAAAGGTCAAATCAAGAGAATCTAACTTGTAAAAGTCCGATATAAAATCACTAGACCAAGTACTTTCTTGAATCAAACGCTCAAAGAAACTATACCCGAACTGAGTTAAACCTAAGACTTCACAAAAATTTACAGCTCTACTTAAATACAACCCTCTACAAAAAGGATTTACACAAAAAAGAGAAGTCAAATCTGAACTCAACTCTAAGTCTAAATCACAAAAAGAGCACTTCTTCGGAAACAAATAACGAACCTCAGAAGATACACCAACTTCTTTTAATTTACTTTCTACACTCATCTAATTACCAATCTATTTCTGGGAATGAACCTGTATAACTAATTTGAATTAAACTGTCATCTACACGCAAATAACCAACGCCACATCGATTCAGCTCACTCATAAAACTTCTAAATGTAGCATCATCTAATTCAGAAACACAAGAAAATATAGCTTCTTTTAAACTATGTGTTGTGAACTGAGAAATCTCAACTAAAGAACACACTCGACTATGTGTAGCTGAACCGTATATTTTTACTGTAATTAATGTATCCAAGGCAACTCTCCTTTCTTTATATTCATTTAATTCGTAATTTTTTAATTATTTTACCACAAATATAAGGATTATGCAATAAAAAGAAAAAGTGAGATAAACTATCTCACCCTCTCTTTGTTATATGGTCAAATATTAGTATAGCAAAATCTCAGTGAATTGTCAAGAACAACAATAATTAGTCCGAAACTTTAACTGTTTCAGTCACGTTTCCTAACAGAGCAAATACTACCTCATCAGAATCAATCGAAGTTACAGACTTAATCTTATTGATTTTATCTTGGACTTCTTCTGCAGAGTCCGTTTCAGAAACTGCGGGTTTTTCACGATACCGAACATCAACTGCTACTTTACCCATTAGATAAGCTAATTTATAGTCTTCGTCTTTATCTACAAAGACCATATTCGAATTATATTCAACGGTTGAATTATCTTTTAAGTAAGCTACAATTTTAGACTCATCTACATTTAGAGGATTTGTTCCTATTGGGATAGAGGGTTGAGTTACTGTTGTTTGAGGTGTGAACCAAATAGGGGATACCCAAAGTAGGGATTGTAGCAAGAATTTAACGAACATTTTGCACCTCCTTGATTTTCTTCAAAATAAGCTCATATTTACTGCTAAACTTCTGCCAAACCCCATAAGGTACTAGGTCAAAGGCAATGCAGTCTTTTGCAGTTAATTGTGGAAGTTTGTCCCATAAGAAGTCGTAAAGATCCTGACTATATTCGTGAACTAATTTGTTCTTATCCGCTTTCGCTTCTTCAAGTTCAAGCTCTGTTGTAGCGTAGAATATCCAATCGTTGGCGTTGCGGTAACGTTCGTTGTAGTCTTCAATTAGTTTGTCTAAATCGTCATATAACATTGTTTTACCTAACTTTCTAAAAATCTTTTCTTTGTGAACTCACCAAATACAGTTTCTAACTCTGTTTTAGTGTCTATATTATTGCAATCTACTGGGTAATATTGAACCAATAAATTTAAGAAACCCAACAATAAGTTAGTCTTTGGAATATTTTTATCCACTGTTTCAACAAAGTAACGAACATCAAATTGGAAATAACTTAGATTGATATAAGGCGAAAGTGTGGATACTGCAAGTTCATAAGGTTTAATCTTATATCCAAAACCTTTTAAAAGATTATCTAAATCGAAATATGCGCCTTCTGAGACTCCCAAAGCAAGTCCATTGTCAAATATAGGGGCGAACCTAATAGAACCATTAGGAGCTAAAATAATGCCGAAATTGGAGAGGTGTCTATCTGTGTTTCTAAACATAACATCTAACGTCAACAACCTTAACAGTTCTTCTCGGAAAGACTGACCTACTGTTTGTTGAAACACCGAGTCGATAAAGTCTAGTTTGGAGTCAAAACCTACTAAATTCTCAGTAGGTGGATGTACTAAAGATAAAAGGTCTTTAAACGAAATAAACTGTTCCTCTTTTTGTAAGAAGTTGGGAGAGACACAAGTTCTTAAATCAAAAGACTCAACTGAAGTGTGTTTAAAGTAGTAAGACACAAAATCTTTAGAGGTTATATAGTTACAAGACCTAAGAAATGTAGAAACTAAAACTTCCGCAAGAGCTTCACCACCTCTCAAATCTTCTTTATACCAATAACCACCTTTAGGAGAAGTAAATTTAGTTTGATACCCCAATCTTGAAGCCGATTTAAACATATTTCCACCTCCTCATATCACAATCGAGAAAGTAAGAATAAACCGAAATCTCATCCTCCAACGTTCGACACCAGCTCGGGTAACAATCTTTTCTATTGGCGCGTGAATCAGTTATAGTTAGGTGTTCCTTTATCCACTTTCTTATCTCCTCTGAGGTAGATTGTTCACTCAAACTAAGCAAAGTGAACTTATGATGTATAGTTTCGGACTTCACAAGTGTGAAATGATACCCTTGTTTGTCTTTTGTAATATAACATAACAAATCATCAAAGCAGTAAATTTCTAAGCGAGAATAAGTCTCTCCATTTGATAGTTTAAACATAATCAATATTTCCAATCTGGTAGACCTACTTTTAGGTCTTTTTCTTTTGTGACGGTCATTATAAAATGAGACTCTGGACGTTTCTCACCCAAGAAAGAAAGTTCAAACTCAAAGAAAATTAACGGAGCAGTAGAAGAATTAGGTTTAGTAACTCTCATGGCACTGTCCGATAGTTTACTAAAACGAACTTCAACAACGACACTCTTCTCAGATTCAATCTTACCATACTCATAAAACCCATCTGTATCATCATCTAAAGCTAAAACCTTATCAAACACTAAATCTATTTGACTTCTTACGAGTAATTTATCTTTGGTGAATGAACCAAAATCTGAATTGAACCATAAAGCACTACGTGCAAACCCATCAAAACGAGTACAAAACTTTACAAACGCTCCGTAAAGCTCTTCATAATTTATTTCATCCAGTGCAAAACTAATCCCGTAAGATTGATACGGATAAGTGAAGGTTGCGATTGCTTTTTCTTTGCTTACTTTCATTCTTTTCAAACCTCAATTAATTTTCTTTTATTATACCACAAAACCCTTGATAAATCAAGAAAAGGAGAACTTTTGTTCTCCTTAAACATTTATTTTAGAATACTTCAAGGTCTTTTTCCGCTTTATCCGAAGTGTCGATTCCCAAAACCCCAGTTGCGAAAATCGTAGTTGCTGTAACCACATAAGGAGTTACATATAAACCAAGCAAACCACCTGTTGCAAACACTCCTAGAACCCACCAAAAGAAGCTAAGGTTTTGAACGAATAATGCCCATCTATGACCTTTCATTCTCTGTTTACTTTCTTTCAACAGAGCGAAAAGCCCTAAGTTTTCATTTACTTTAGCTAGATAAATAACTAGAGCATAGTCGCAACTCTTAATTACACCAAAAACTAAACCAAACACGGCTAGAGCAATACCTAAGAGCAAAATAACACCAAAATAACCTGCTATAAGCGAAGCTATAAGGATACCGAGACCTAAAACATAAGGTATAAAGAACCATAGACCAACAATAAATCCAGAAAGCAAACCTGCTTTAAAGGAGTGTGCAGTCAAGCTCCCAAACATATCAGAAACCTTACTCCCTAAGTCCTCCCTTACTATACGTTGTTTTCTTAAAATGTCAAAAACATAAAGACTTGAACAAAGATTAACAAGCATAGCCAAACCTGCGATAGCTGAGGATACTCCTGTGGTTTCATTAAAGGCAAATACTAAGTTTACCAAAGTAAGCACTAATGTAGGCAACCCTACTGCGAACCATAAGTTGTCTTTAGCAATCAATTCTCTTGCTTGCTTTTTAATTTCTTGTCTTGATTTCATAAAATCGAGACCTCCTAAAATTTCATAATAAAATTAGTATATCAAAACCAAAGTTAATTTGCAAGAACTTTCTTGGAAGTAATAGTAAATAAAAAGAGAGGAAACATACCCTCTCTTTACTTAAATCTCAACAAAAGACTTATCATAAACTGAACTATCTTTCAACATCAACTCTAACATCTTATCTGTATCACCATTCAATTCATAGAAGTCTGAACCACGGTCTAGCTCTTCACCATCTGCAGTGTTAATTACATAGTGATACGTTGCCCCTTTCAAATATCCGTTATAAATAGTTAACTCACGATTCACCATTGCTAATATTTCTTGTTCAATAGATTTAGTGATTCGCTTGGTATTAAACCAACGGTAAATTTCCTCACGTGTTGCAAAGGCAAAACCTACAAAGTCTTCATCTTCAACGTAACCTGCAATAAACTCCAAAGTAGGAGAATAACCTAAGGATTGTGTTTCCGTAACAAATAGTGGTACCGCATAAATATTGGCATCTTTATAAAGATGAGCAACCACTTCAAGTATAATCTCATATAATGTAGATTTTTCAGACTTAATTTTCGTAGTTAAACCTTGTTTTGTAAGACTATCTATGAAATCAGACGGATTAGGATATCGATGTGCTTGGATTGAATCCCAACCATATCTCCAAGTGTAGTACTTACACAAAGTCCGAGACCAATCTTCACTCAAAGGAACAACATTTGGCTCATCTCTGTAAACAGTCATAATGTCACCTGAGTTATTTCTTAACTCAAAATAAACTTCTTTTTCCATAAATTAAACTCCCTTAGTCTGATACTTCTACAAAAGACTTATTATCATCTGTATCTACGTAACTTAAAATATGATTTAATAAGTCGTCTGGATCATCATCGTTTTCGTAAAAACCATAACAAGAGTCTTTAAATTCACCGTTAGCACTGAAGAGTTGATACCCAAAAACTTCACCATTAACCCACTTATTGTACATATCTAACTCACTCGAAACATATTTCTTCATACGTCCAAGCAATTTCGCACTAATTTTAGACACTGAGTACTCACTATAAAGCTTAGATTTTTCAACCCAAGCAAAACCTGCGATACTTCCTTCCCAACGGTCAATGGAATGACCTAAGTAGTAATGAATAGAAGAATGCTCTTGTGATAAAATAGGGAAAGCCACAACACCCTTACGTGTATTTAATAATTCACACAAATAGTCGGCAAATTGTACTACACCCATCTTTTTATGTAAATAATCAGCTCTATACCTATCAAATGAACCCTCACCTAAATGAAAATCAATGAATTCTGGTGCACTGTGAAATTCGTTAGGATGAATAGAACGATGTCTACTTAGCCACGTATAATAATTAAATAAACGGTCTGAGTCCTCTAAAGGACTATCACAATTCTCAGCATAAACAATCTTTAACGTTTCACCACTGTTGTTCCTATATGTCTTATACACATCACTCATTTTTACACCTCTACTGTTAAATCTAAACCTAATTCTGCTAATCTACTAAATGTTCTTTGGGGATTTAAAGCCGTTTCATTGATTTTAGCTCTCACCAAGTCTCGCAATTCACCTCTTAGATAAAGATGTACACACAAATCATTATCTACCAAAGCTTTATAAACTGCACTACTCATATAATCTAAGTGAGAACCTCCTAAATCTGGGTACAAGTAGATAAATAACTCATCAACAAGTTGAGCGTTTTTCTTAACCAAATCTTTATTATTTGGTAACTGCTCTACGAAAATAGCTTCGTCATACTCTGAGAGCACTGAGTCAAAATTCCAAACTTCTCTTGCAATATCTATATCTTTTGCAATTTCTTCATGAGCTTTTTGTTTAAACATCTCTTTTAACTCTTTATCATCTACCTTATGACTAATCTTATCAAGATAATCTGCATAAGATTTAGCAAGACTAGTTAGTAATTTATTCACACTAGCAGCTTGCTCACCTTTAGTCTTCCCAAAATCAACATTACCAAAGTCAGAAAAACGTAAGGAAGCGAGACCTTTAACTAAACCAGTTACAGAAATACCATAATTAGGAACTTTCTCTGTTAATAAACGATTAACTACCAAATAACTATCTTCTGGTGTATATGAATTATCCTCATGCAACACGTTGATATAGTTCTCAATAGTGTCAAAATCTCTACCTTTAGCTCTGAAAGTTTGATACAGAACCCCTTTATTTTCCTTAGTTAAGTATACGATACCACCTAACTTAGAGTCATCTGGAAACTCAACTGAGTCTAATAAGAACGCAAACTTGTCAAATAACTCATCGTCTGTAAGCTCATCCGAAATAGAGACACCATTATATAAATCATCTGCTTGTTTACTTGGTTTTTCTACAACTGCATGTGTTAAAATACCGTTACTGTCTCTACCTGTAGGAATAAGTTCTTTCCCTTCAATTGCAGACTGTCCACCATTCTCCTCAACCGTAACGGTAAATCCACCTGCTTTAATTTGGTTAGGAGCAAGAACTTCTTCCTCTTCACTAGTTAAATTTGAGGAAGAGTTAGAAGCATCACTAGGCACTTGGATTTTAGCTACTTCTTCTCTGATATGTGGGAATTGTGTATCAAAGTAAGATAAGACATCTTCTTTATTATTTAGCAACCAAGTGTATTCTGGTTGTTTAGCGTATTCTTCTAAACTTTCAGTAAAACTTATTCTCGGTAGTACACTCACACAATAAATCTCAAAAGCTCTAGCAAAAACCTCCGTTGGAGTTAAGAAGTAATTTAACATAGCACCTTTATGATAACCACCATCTATAAGACTCTTCTGATACCCTTTAAGAATCCTATGGAACTCTTCTGACATAGATAGATTTTGGTCTTTCTCATACGTGTAATCAATGTGGTGTCCATATTCGTGGATCATAGAATTTACATTACGAACACTAATTGTAATACAGTCAAATGCCGGGAAATAAACACCATGAGCTTTTCTATGCTCAATTTTACGGAAGCGTAACTCTGGTTTTTTCTCTGAGTGAGGTATTGCCTTATGAATTAAACCCCACTGCTCTTCAATACCTTGTAGTTTAGTTAAATCAAATTGCTCATCAAACTCTACAAAACTAAATCCATAGTCTAAAAACTTAGTGGAATCCATAGCAACTTGAATTTTAGTTGGAATATTTCTCTTAGTTTCAAAAGACTTAGCATAATCTGATTTTTGAACTCTATCGTACTCTTCCATAAGAGTAATGTTAAAATCATCTAAATAAAGCTCATACAAGTACTCCGACATAATTTGAAGTATTGACTTGTTTTTAGCCGGAGAACCTAATAAATAATTTCCTACACTACGTATGAGAACTTTGTAAATCCTATTAATAGAAATATTGTTTACATAAGCATCAAACTCAGCGCTTTGGAAATCCGTTGGTAAATCCGGATAGTCCTTAAAGTATTGCTTTTGATTCGCTACTACATTAAACCCCGCTTTAAATTGTTGATTTTGATGTAAAATCCAACCTTTCAGTTTTTCTGCTACAACCTCTTTAGTCATTAAATCCAAAAAGTCTAAAACTGAAGATAGTTGAGGTGCATAATAAATGCTAAACTTATAATTAAAGAAATGATTAAATATAGAACGGTCAATATAAAGCTTTTGAATTAACGTCTTATAATGTGAAGAGCGAGTTTTAGGTTCTGCATTGTTGCTAATAAAGAAAATATGCTCATAATCTTGTTTCTCTTTATTAAACCAACCGTATATATAAGTGTAAAAAATCCCATTTTCACACTCAGCATACCCATTCATAGAGAACCTTTTCATCTGATTAATGTAAGATTCCCGCTCATCACCACTCCAAACTTTCTCACTCGAATTTAACTCTAAAGTAGGAGATTCATTTGGAGAACTTCGATGTACAACACCAATTTGACGAAGTTCTAAATCTGGTTGTTTCCCACCTGTATCGGTACTGAAAAAATCTATATTACCCTTATCGAAATAATTAATCAACTTTTGCATAACATCGTCAACGATAAAAGACCTATCTGTATTTGTCTTATTCAAAGCATTAAATAAAGACTTGATAAATCGTTCACCCGTTTTAGGGTTATAAGTTAGAGTAAGACCTACCCCTTTAGAGAAACGGTTTCTCAATAAATTTTTATATAATGTCATAAAGCTAACCTCTCAAAGTTTTCTAATATAAATCAAAAAAGTAATGCAAAAATGACCTGCATTACTCTTTCTTATTTTTTTTTATTTTGAACTAAAATCTAAAGCAGCTTTTAAAGCTAAGTCATTCTTAATGTCTTGTCCGGGGAACTTATGACCTAAACTTTCTTGAGCTTTTTTAGCTCTCTCTTTACGAGAATAACCTTTCTTCTCCCCTGCCTTAATCGCAATATAAGCAAGAGACCAAGCATTCAAAATTCTTCTACGGAACTCTTCATCCATAGAGTCTAAATGCTCTTTATCTGTTGTCAAAGTACCCATTTTTTCCATAGTGTGCAACAAATGGTGGCAACCAATACATAAAGTAATCAAGTTTTTCTCATCATCTGTTCCACCTGCGTGAACTGGTACTTTATGGTGAACAACCAACTGAGATAAGAAAGCACCTTGATTCTCAACCTTGTCCTTAGAACAACACTGACAAACCATTTTATCTCTAGCTTTAATCTTGTTCTTAACCTCTGGTGTAAGGTCGTCATCCCCATCACCTTTACGGTCTTGAACAATACCCTTGTCTACTGCATCTGCCTGCTCCAAAGCGCTCTCTAAAGTCAAAGTACCCATAGAGTTATCTCCCATTTCAAGGAGGGCATCTACCTCTTCTGCAGTTAATTTATTCCCTTGTGTAGAGCTTTCTGAATCTGAATCGGTATCATCCTCACCGGAAACACCCTCATCAGACACAACAGTTTCTTTCCCTAACTCAGTAGAAGATAGGATACCCTTGTTGTCCTCTTCTTCCAAAGTATCTCTCTCTTTACGTTGTTTTTGAAGTTCTTTATAAGCTTTATCTAAAGTAAATTTCCCTGCAAACAACTCAGCCATAGGTTCTGGGTATTCATCAAACTCACTACAAACCTCTTTCAACTTAAGAATATCCCCAGTCTCTAAATAAGGGTAAAGACGTTCGATCTGAGAAAACTTCAAACCATATTCATGCTCTAACGTAGCAAGTCCATTCCAAATTTCTTGATAATTATGTTGTTGCTGCTTGTTTAAAATCAGCCCCAATAAAGGAACCAAACGTTGTGCTTTCTCATAATCAGCAAAGTGCCAAACAAAAGCCGGTATCGTTTTATACCCATTTCTTGAAGCACCGTAAACTCTACGTAAACCTGAGATTAAAGTGTACATCTCAATCTCTTCACCATCAACTGAGGGTAACGCTAAGACATCAATAGGATTTAACACTCTACCGAAGTCTTCGATAGAAGCCGTCAAACCACTTTTTGTTGCAAATCGAGCTTTCTTATCAAATTCAGTAATAACAATAGACTCAATAGGTAAATCCATACGCAGTTCTCTGTCATACTTCATACCACTTAAAATCTTATCAATATCCTCAAACGGACTAAGAGTAGACGGAATTTCTGTGTTTGACTCAGAATTACCCTCAACAAAATCTTGAGAAGAACCTACTTCTAAATCATCTAAATTAGAAACCTCATCAGAAGTCTCTATTTGCTCTGTATTCGATTTTTCTTCGGAATCGGTAATTTCCTCAGTAAAAGTATTCAAGTTAGTTGTAGGAGCTTCTGGTGCCTTTGGTGACCACTCTACAACCTCTTCTCCAACTTCTGAATAAGCATCAACCTCTTCACCTACTGATGTTTCTTTTGAATTAGGCGATACCCCTACCTCTAATTCAGTTAAATCACCCCATAAATTATCTGTACTCATACTTCGACTAACCTTACTTTCTTAATAATTGATCTGTGGTTCTACCTAAATTATCACAAACAAGAGTTATATCAAACTCAGGTGCATACCAAAAATAAACTGGCCTCTCTGGTTTTAAACCTAATACTAAAATAGCTAAAGCACTATCTAAAGGAATCTCAATTAGTTCTTTATCACCAAACTCTAAACCTAAATCTTCTAAGTTCTTAACATGAGAACCTAAATCTAAAATAGAACCATCATAATCAGCACAATGATTTACTAAATCATAAAAACCTCTATAAGTATTATCCCCTATAACGTAAATCAAATTAGTTTCTAAATAAGAAACTACTGCAAATGGTTTTAACCCCGTCGTTGTTTGTTTCCAATGAACATATTGGAGTTTAGCTTTCTGTGGGTTAACTGACCAAAGTATTGGGTTTATCACTATACTATTAAATCCAAATTCTTGAAACCTAACATTATGATGACTTACAACGCTAACCCTTAAATTAGTAGATAAAGCACTTATATCAGCCAAATCCACTACCAAAGATACCCAATCCTCTATGATTTCTTCAAAGCTTTGATTCGACTCTAAATTATAACGAATATAGGGCAAAGTTGTAAAACCTAAATGACTTAAAAAATCTGACTCAGACCCTCTATCCGTAAAAGTCATACCAAATTCAATGTAATCAGAAGCATAGAATCGAATAGTAGAAATTAATTGAGGAGTTAAGTCTAGTTTAGTATAACTCATGTTTGGAGTTAAATCATCTTCCACAATAGATGTATATAAGTAACCACTTATTGCACTTTTAGATATTTGAGATAGTTGACTTAACGTAGTTAAACCAACCCTTTCTAAGTAAGGCAGTACTAACTGAGTACAATCTATACCCTCTCGACCAACCTCTAAAGAAATAGCTCGCTGAAAAACGCCATACTCATACACTAAAGAAACCTTATTATTACTTAGAAAAACTTCTACGTATAGCTCAACGTTGTCTCTAGCAGCTAGTTCCAATAAATCTACATAGTCTTCATAAAAAGGCTCCATCTTAGTTAAGTAAGGTACTACCCCAACTTTCTGACTCTCTTCTAGTAAATAAGTGTCACCTTTAGGTAATCGAGCTTTTAATAATTCTTGATACTGTAAATAATCTCTACCTAAATTAGTATCCTCAGAACGCAAAAGCAATAATTCCCTCAATCGTTGTAAATCTTTCTCTAGCAAATAATAAGAAGTTACTAACTGCTTATCATAAATACCTTGCGCTAAAGCTTTATCTAAACGGTTTACTATCTGCTCTTTCTTATCTAACAATTCTTTAAGTTTTGTACCAACTTCAACTGCACTAGGCACAATACTTAAAAAAGGAGAAACTTTCAATTTTGTCTGCAATCGAAAAGCCTGCCTCTCTATATGCTATTTTTAGTTATTTTATCATTTTTTATACTTACTTGCAAGAACTTAAACAAATATCCAAAATAAAAAATAGTAAGTGCTTGCCACTTACTATTTAATCACCAAATAACAAAAAATCATCGATGCTACCCCTAAAACCAATACCATTAAGATACCGATTAAACGTATCAGCTTTAGTAACCCTAAGTTCAACTTACTCAAAGTACTACCTACATAAACTTCTCGACCATTCTTACGAATAGAACTAGCAGTAGATAATAAAATTAAAGAACTACAAGCAAGTAAAATCATCTCTATAACTACAACAGTCAACGAGTAAAAATTCGTGATACGAGCTACCGTAGTAATTAAAGTAATCTCACCGCTAATATAATTGCTCGAAATATTATACCCTAAAGTATAACCTAATGTAACTGCCATCAGAAGAGCTACAAAGTAAACAAAAGGTCTTATCGACCCAATCTTAGAAGTAAAACTTGAACTATTTGAAAATAGAGCACGTTTCATAAACCCAATACGTTCACTTAACGTACCATCAACTAATGTGTCATAAATATAAAACACTAACCAAAACAAAACTGCAACTAACAGAAAGCGCAGAAACCAACCACCCGAAACACCGACTAATTGTCTAAGCACTTCTGCTCTTATACTTGAAACGTGTTGTTCCATCTTTAAACCTCTAAATTTCTATATTTAAACCATTTATCAAAGCTTGACCTGCTTGTGTAGGTTGATATTCCAAGATAAACCGAATATCTTCTACCTTACCATAGATATTTCCACAAGTGCTACACACTGCATAGGAAATAGTTACCTCAGCGTCACTTTGACCATTTGATACCGTAACTGTCTGCATCGTAGACGGTAAATATTGTAAACCACTTAAATCAAAATGCTTTACAAACTGAGGAAAAATCTCGTCATCCGGGAATTTTGTCAATTTAGACTCATACCCCTCACCGAATAAACACAAATAAGCTTGTCTCACTAACTCTGTTTTAGAACCTAATGCCATAGCAAATTACCCCTTCAATTTAGCTGTAAATAATAAAACTTAATCGTCTAAACTACTAAATTATACAGTAACTAAACTAACATTCACAACAATGAAATAAATATCCGACTCCTCAAACACTTCAGCTCTAACACCAAACCTACCAAGATAAGGCGTTTCTAAAATATAAGATTTAGACTCAATTTCATCTTTACCACAAGTATCAACCCAAGTATGTATTTGATTCTTAGGAATACCCTCAACCCAATCTATTGGATATTTCGCATATTTCTCTGCTTTTCCCCTATCTGTGAATACTTTTACCTTAGAATTTCTACTTAAGACTTGGGGTTTACCATCTAAACCATAAGTCTTTACACAGTGTATAGCTAACCCTACTGCATCTAGTTGGTCTTGATACCCACTCTTCAAATAAACCTCAAAGGAGTCATAATCTCTCCACTTATTCGACCAAGGATGAGCTAAGGCTTGCAAACACAAAAGAATCTCTTCTTTCTCTGCACTATCTTTCGACCAAGATGCTTTCTTCAAAGGAGCTACTCCTGTTTCTGAGCGTAAAGTAGCTTTCCAAGTCTTATTAGATACTCTAAAAAATCTCTTAGCTTTTAATATACCCTCAGCTAACAAGTAATCAAGCGTAAAGTTTAATGCGTAAGCCACAGAAGATGTTTTCGCATTATTTCCCAACAGAGCCTCTTCCACACATAGCATATCTAATTCAGTATCGGAATCCTTTAAAACCTCAGTCAGCAAAAAATCCTTCAGTTCTTGCATCCTCAAACCAACCGAATAAGGACTATCCAAATCTTTTACCCTACTCTTTAAGTTAAATGTCTCTAAAGTAGAACCATCCCAATAGGCGATACCGGTGGACGTTTTAGATAAGTCCAAAGATAGAACTTTATTTAAACCTAGTTTCTCTGAACCCTCTTTGAAATAATCTAAGTAAGTGAAACAAGGAGAAGAACCAAAATCGCCTAATTCAAAAGTAAACATATTAGCCACCCTCATTTCCTAAAGATTTCTTCGAAGACTTAACTTCTACTACTTTATTCGTCAATAAAGTTAACTGAGATTTTAACCCATTTAGAGATAACTGCCCTTGTTTGAACTGCTCTTTTAAAGTCTCTATATTCTCACGATGTACAGAAACAGTATATGGAGGAACTTTCGTGAAATCAAAAGCGGACTTCTCTTCTTGAACCTCTTCGATTGTATCACTCAACTGAATACCATATAACTTAGCTAAACTACTTAAATAACCATAGCTATTTGTAAAATGTTCACCTAAATATCGGTCTGAAAACAGTTTATGAAAACCTATTACTGTACCCTTTACACCACAACCAAAACAGTTAAAAATCTCAATACCTGTCTCTCCATCTTTGACAATACCGAGTGAAGGTTTTAAATCCTCATGGAAAGGGCAGACTACACGACTATTCCCTTTGCTAAAGGCATAATTTGAATAGATGGGTTTGTGGTTACAAACTATTCTATCCCAATAATCTGAAATATTAATATCATACGAACCACTCAACCCTTTGTGATACAACAACTGTTCTTCTAACTGACGATAAGAGGCTTTAACAGTTCTTCTTTTAACTCTAGATGTACCTATCATTCTGAATTACCCCCTACAACTGTACAATGTAAAGTTATAGCAGACTGTAACTTATCTGTGATAATATCTATGGACTTCTTCGATAAATGACTAGGAGCACCACTTACATACTGTATTACACCATCTACTACAATAAATAACATAGAGTCACCTATGTACAGCATAGTAGACTCTGTACCCTCTAAATAAGTTATTTTTCTTGAACCTACATAAGAACTTAAAATATCAAGTAAATAAGGTTGCTCTAACTTAGAAAAATCATAATTCATTAAGAATGCACCGACTTTCTCTTTAGATACACACCTCTTACAAAAATAGCAGACACTAATTCATCTACTCGAACACCTTTCAATGCGCTATCAAAATACCCTTTAGGTTCTTTAAATTTATGGTATTCTTGACCATCCCAAAAACCGTAAGGACGAAGTTGCACACTATCTAAGAGTTTGAAAAACTCAGTCAAAGAAAGGTGGAATATAGGAACTAAACTTTTATCTAATTTTAAAACTTGTTCATCCACACAACTAGCAATACCAAAGGGTTTTAAAGAACCTTCTTCACTTACCAATTTAGGTAGTTCATTTAAGAAACGAACTACTTCATTTAGGTAGAGCTGCTTAATTTCATCAGTAACACGTGAAGATTCTTGCTCAGAATACCCCAATTGACTTACGTAATGACTCAGTAAATGCTCTTGTACTACCAAATCAACAACTTCAATATAAACTAAAGGCGTACCCTCAATCTCTGAAACCCACAACCAATCGTAAGCTAAACCTAAATCTAAAACAGAACGAGCTTCGCTAGTTTCTATATCTTCTTTGTAAACTAAAGTATATTTGTTTGTGAACTCTACAATACCCTCCATAAAGAGGTCGTAGAAATCCTCAACAAATTGATCTAATATCTCTTTTGTAAATTGCTGCTTAACCATACAATACTTTCTCAACCTCTCCTTTCACTGCACTAAATGACTTATCTTCCCAATCCATATACGCATTAACTAATTCTGAATCAATTTTATCCTTAGGTGCTAATAAGATATTAGACGAAATAGATATTAAAGAATTCCAACTCTCTCTATTCGTAGCCACCCTCAAATAACCCTCTTTATTCGATATGTATACCGGTAATTTATAGTTTTCAGTCGTAGTGTTTAAAAACGAAATCAAACGATAAAGGTTTAAATAACCTACATAATCTGTATCTAAAGGCAACCCTAAAGAACTTACCTTTAATACATCAAGAAGACAAGACTTAGAATAGTAAGGTAGTTGCATCTGTTTGATAATCTCAGACTTAGAACCCTCAGCTAAATATTTATAACTAGACTTTGTTAACCTCAAATCTTTTAACAGTAATAATTGTGTGAAATATTGTTTTAACTCAGTAGGTGAAATGTAAGAAATCGCTTCATCCATACTAACTAAACCACACAAAACTAAAATCAATAGACGAACATCAATATTAGAACAAACATCCTTCAACTGTTTTATCTTATCCACATCACGTATTAACTGTCTTAAATCGTTTACAAAAGACTCTCTCACATAATTCTTAGAAATATTCAACTGGTCTACAAATAAAGCTTTAAGTGGCTCTGATAAGTCCGTAGGTTTTAAAGAAAACTCCTGCATGAAACTACTTAAAGAAATGTAAGATACCCCATCCTCCACTATACTAGAAACACTTGAAGTGCTCTGCAAGTAATTCAAAACGGAGGTCTCAACAAACGTACCTACCCCTTTTACATAGATAGGAGATATACCCATCTTGCTTAGTCTGGATTTTAAATCCTTAGTTAAGTCCACTAATGTATTCTGTGTCAAAAAAGCACAAACTGTGGAATAAGTTACTTTTGGTAAAATATAAACTTTACGATGAGTTTTACTACCTACAATATTATGCAATCTTAAGTCTAAATACTTAATTAAAGAGTATAACTGAACAGGTTCTAAAGAAAGCTCTACTGCAACCCTTTCAACAGAGTACTCTAAAGTAGACTCCAGCTCCTTTACAAATTGAAAGTATTCGTCAATTAATTCATCAGCCCTATAATATGAAACACCTGTAAACAAATCTTGAACAACAGCCTTAGGTTCCGAATCTAAAAATCGATCTATAAATTCACGTTTATCATAAACTTTGCGTAAAGAGGACTGAATACTCTCTAGTGTGTAAACACACAAAGAAGGTGTTTGCGAATACAACACCTTACTTAAACGTGAATAGTTGCTCTTAGAAATCACTTCTAAACCATTTGTAGTTTGCAAAATCTCATATTGAGCCTGTGAACGAATATAGTCCTCAGATAATCTAAAATACTCAGAAAGCTCTTTTATACTTACATACAAATCAAATTTAGACATTCACATCCTCAACATCCAAAACAACAACGTCCCCATCTCGAACTTCAATTGTTTGGTTCTTCATCTCTAACACATTATTTGCCACTTTATCCGTAAAAACTGCAATAGGTTCCATCTCACCTGCTAAACGTGAAGGTAACAAATACATTCTAGCTAAATTCTTAGAGGACATAGCATCATTTGTATAAAGCATTAAGTTTAAGTCTGCAGACTTTGTTAATTCTTTAGAGTCAGCAGTTACGTTACGCAATTCTCTATGGATACCCTTACCTAAATCTTGAATAACGTCTGTTGCTAACTGAGCCGGTAACCAAATACACACATCTAGTAAACCTTTTAAAGTCTCTAAACGAACAGATAATTTCTCTAAAATAGTTTTCTTATCTGGGTATTGTTTACTGTCCATAGCTTGCGCATAGTCAATTACAATAAATTTACAGTCTTTTTCCTCAGCTGCATCTCTCAAAACCGTGTCTACATATTCTAACTCAAACGGATAATCTGGTAAATATATTTTACCATAATTTGCATTTTCTACCAAGTCCATGCGTGAAATTTTTTCAAGAGCAGCCACAGACTCATCTAAAGTACCATATTGAATAGAGGAACCCGAAATCTTTTCGTAGTTCTGACCTCTCATAACATTGTAATAGTAATCAAAGTGAGTAGCACGTAACTCAGCCATAACCTTACCGGCTCCCCCTTCTTTTCCCCAAAAACAAATATTGAAACCATTCAATAAAATCTCATGAGATAAACGAACTGCAAACTTTGACTTCATCCCCTTTTCTGGGGCAGCGAATACTGCAAAAGTATTTGTACGTATACCTTGAATAGTCTCACCTAAGGTAGGTAAATACTTTAAATCAGTCAATAAAGTTGGTTTCTTTAAGTCATCTTCGTCAAAGTCAATATCACTAGCGCTAACTAACTGAAATGATTTATCCTTACCCAAAGATGCCTTGATACCATTGATTTTATGAGATAAAAATTCAAGAGCACCCTCTACACCAAAGAATGACTTTCTGTTAGCTCTAATTGGATTCGTTAAAGCAATAGAAGCTTGTTGTAAAGAGTCATTAAAAGCTAATTTAGCATAAACCAACTTAAAACGAGTTAAAGCATCCTCAAAGGAAGGCTCTTTTAGAAACGTAGGGTTCTTGTACTTTTGAAAAACCTCTACAACTGAAACTACTAACCCTTCAATCGCAGTCATACCCTCACTTACATAAGAGTCGAATTGAATACGGTCAGAGTCTTGTGCAATCTCAGATGAATTCGCTTGTAAATAAACTTTTAAGTAGTTTAAATCTAACTCTAAACCACGCTCCATCTGAACCTTACGTAACATCGTATAGAGAACATAATTCTCATTTCTGAAATAATCAGGTTGCAAACGACCCATCTGACCCCTTAAAGTATCAAAATCTCGTAATAGATACCCCATCACTTGGTTTTCATAATACTCTAATTGAACCTCTGGACTTTTATCTCCTATCTCAACAGGTGTGATATCCGAAACATAAGAAGACTCTGTACCCTCTGCTTCCGACATCAACTCCCATAATTCTTTATCTTCAAACATAGATGAAGTACTTAATCCCCTTTCTTCTAGTTCCACTTAAATTTTCTACTACAACAAACCTCTGTTGTATTTTCTCATTTTTATCTCATATAGCTCTTTAGAAATAATACCTTTATGATAGGCATCTTCTAAGTTCATCTTCGCTTGTCGCAACTGCTCTGACGAACCAAAACCACCACTATCTAAAGCATCAAACTTAGCACTTGTACTTAAATCTGAAACATCCTTAAGTGGTTTAGAGTTTGCACTTGAGGTACCATTAACAGTACGTGTAGTTTCTCTATTAACTGTGGTAGCTCTGGAGTGGCCTCTTTGTTGATAAGATGAACTCTCTAAAGGATTTCCAAAACGGTCTAACCCCATTGCTAAAAGTTCAGACTCAGTATATGGCTCACCTGTAAGATAATTGTATGTCGGGTTATTCATTTGATAAGCATTATCTCTGTAATCTCTACTTCCCAAAGCTCTTTCCTCCATAGTAGGATACTGTCTTAAGTCTACATTAAGCCTATAGTAATCAGAATTAGTAGTATTTTGACTACGACCTAAACCAAAATCAGTAATAGCATCTTGTAAAATTCTCTGAAAATCCTCAGTATCTTTACCCCAAAAGTCATTGAGATAAATATTATCCTCATACCCTAATACCGAGATGATAACAGAACCAAAGAAAACACCTCTACCTCTCTGTACACTTGCAATCTTACTCAAATCTACGGTTAACTGATATTTATTTAGAATCAACCCTTTATCTAAAATATGCAAACGTAAATTAGTAACACATACTAAAACTTTAGCATTACCATTTTTACAAGCAGTAATATAACGAAGTTCTTCATCTGGTCTGAGTGTCTTAGCTAACTCTTTTAACTCAAAACCAGTACCAATAAAGGGAGTCTTTACTAACAAATTTGTTACTTTTTGTTGCTCCAAAAATGGAAGTATCTTTTCCGTGTAATAAGGATGTGCCATAATTAAAAAACCTCAACTTAAATTTAAGAATCGGAATCCGCATCCTTGTATGAAACAATATCAGAACACCTAAAGGATACCGATTTACCTATCTTAACTTGTGCATCACCGGGTGCACTTGCAAAAAATTTTCGAACATAGGTACTATTAGAAGTTTTAGACAAACAAAACCAACAACCACTATAATCTTCCCCTAAGGCACTTATAGTAATTTGGTCTCCTGCCTCTAAACCAATAACTTGACCATCTGTTAAAGTAAGCTCAACCACTAAAACCATATTACTTAAAACCTTCTATTTACGTTTGAATACGGATTTAATGCTACGAATAATAGCAGAACCTAACTCAGACAAAGCTTGACCCACCGTTTTATTCTCTTGTTCCAATTTGATTTTAGTTACTTGCGCATCTACTGAACGAACTTTTTCTACTAAGGTTTCTTTCTCTTTTTGAATACGCTCCAATTCATCAGTTTTTTCTTCTAACAATGAATTAACCTCATCTAACTTATTGTTAAACTCGTTTTGTAAGGTTTCAACATAAGAAGAATTAGCCTCTTTTTGGTCTTCCCAAAGCTCTTTGTCTTTATTAAAGCTCTTCTCCTTAGAAGCCCATCGTTCTTTATCAGACTGATATTCTTTCTCCATATCCTCCAACTCAGCAATGCGTTCATTCGCTTTTGTGAGTTGTCTTCTCATTTTTCGATATATAATTCTCGAAGATTTTGAATCAGTAGGTTCTACTTCCAAATGCTTGTGTGAAACAACCTCTCTTGTGTTGGGAAATCGATCAGACTTACTGTCTGATACCTCTGCTTTCTTATCTTCACTAGAATTAAGTGGAACTTCTACTTTAGGTTTACGAGGTTTAGTACCGTGTACTGCCAAAGTACCATCTAAACTTGAATACTTAGGTTTTGGACGACCACTCTTAGGAGATACTTTGTCTACTCTACTCTCTACCAAAGAAACGAGTTCCAAAGGAGCATACCCCTCTAACTCAAACTGAACATCACGTCGTAAATCATATTTTGAACGAACTTCTTCAACTACCTCTGGTGTATAAGCCATCATAAAAATACTTACACCAAACAATTGAGTGAAATCAGAACTAGATAAACTCCAACGTGAATTAGAGTTACTTACACGAATTGAACCTACTGTATTGTTCCCTTTAGATGTCGTGATACGTACAAAAGGTGCATATGTTTCTACAAGTTCTTTACTTAGTTTAATTTTCATTTTTCAATAAATCCTCTTTTTTAGTATTTTATTTATTATAACACAAAAAACGTAATAAATCAATAAAAATAAGAACAAGAGTTGAATTTTCTTAAAACTCAACTCTTAGGTCTTACTTTCTGGGAAGTTCTATCTTATACGAACCACCTACAATTTGAATCTCATCAACTGCACCTAAATGGTCTGGTTGATTAACTGCACTGATTTGGTCTTCTACAACCTCGGATACCAACTGTTTATATTGTTTATCTTTTCGTGTAAATAACCGTTTGAAGAACCCTACTTGCTTAGGTTTAGATTTATCTATCTTTTGTACGCTAAAGTCTTCATCCTCTAACCAATCACCTGTACGCCCAAATTCTGTAACGGTTGGTGCCTCCAAAACAGCAGTAACCTCACTCTGCATCTCTTCTGCGGATAGATTCTGCTCAATAATCTCGGTTAATTCTTCCTTTACACTCTCTAAATCAACAACTTCACCCATTTGAGTTACTAAATCACCCGTAGTAACATCACCCAACTCATAAGATAAACGCAAAGGCTCAAATTTAATTGCTAAACTCTCTATCTGCTTATAATGACCCTCTACTGTATCAGATACCGAGTTAAGTACCTCATCTAAGTCCATAGATACACTATCTTGTACTAAACTCAAAGATTCAGAAGTACTTCTAAAAGCTTCACTCTCTAAAGTGGATAAAGAGTCCAACATAGAATTTTGTAAACTCTCTCTATGCTCTGACATAGAATGTACTAATTGAGAGTTGTACTCATCCAAAGAGTTAGAAGTCATAACTGAAAATGAATGAGACTGACTGTGAACCAAAGACTCAGATAAGCTTAACGAATTAGAAGTACTCTCAGATAAAGACAAACTCTCAGAAGTCGATAACGATTGTGAAATGGACTCTGAAGTACTTGCAGACATAGACATTTGCAAATTCTCTTGCGCTTGTCTTAGTAAATCTTGTAACCACTCAGACATAAAAGGTACTAAGGTTACCAAAGATGTATCCTCTAAATAATAATCAGAAGCTACAATCACTGCACCTACATTATCTACTGAAATAGGGTATGTATAGTGTTTAGTTCTCTCTACACCTGTCTCCCCATCCGTTTCTTTACGAATAACCGTCAAAGTTGAACCTACTAAATGGTCTTCCATACCCGTATTTACAACGAGTTTTACAAACTCCTCATCACCTCGTAAGTTCGGGTCCTCTATCAATCGAGACTCTACATCATCAGACTCAAATACAACTTTACCTAATAAAGTAGTTGTAAAACCACCATTGACTTGCATTTCTGCTTGATTACTGCGAATTAATTCCACTTTTTATACCTATCTTTCTAACATCTACTGCTAATTTAAACCAAATAAAGCAGCCTCGGAAGCACTAATTACTTGCTTTGAAACATTCTTTTGTTTCCGTGACCCTTTTTGTGCGCTTTTACTTTTACCTACATCAAGCTCATTTAAAGAAACCTCTGGCATCTTTAAATTTAAAACTGCATTTGAGTTACTGATAACTTTATTCGTTCTACGAACTTTATCTTCCTCAGTACTTACTTGCCTAGGAACACCTATATATAAGTACTGACGACTAGAATACCCATTCTCAGAACCTAAACGCTGCAAAACATTATTTATCTGTGAACCATCAGTTAAAATCACATAAGTAGACTTACCCTCAAAAGCTCTTTGACGGACAAAATCTTCTACAAGATACCCATCTTCTCGTATAGAAGGACTGTAAGCTATAACTACAATATCACTTAACATTAAGTTTTCATATTCTTCACGCTTTTGTCTTATTCCTTGTAAACGAAAAGGTGTAACAAAAGGATGAACACTTAAACCAGCCTTATAAGCCGAACCTAATATCCAAAAAGCAAGTAACTCAACATCAGCTCTAACACCTAAGTAAAATAACACTGAGGTTTTAGGTTTCTTAGCTAAAGATAATGAGCCTACTAACGATTGAACTGCAGTCTCTAAGGCATCATACTGCTCCTTATCTAAACTAGTTGAAGTTAGCCCACCCAAAACTTGAGTTAAATCCACAGAGAGTCTTGAGAAAACTCTACGTAAACCTAATTTCTCTGATAACCCTAACTTAGAACCATCTTCCGTAGATACACCCTTTAAAACTTGCTCTTCTCTCAACTCTGCACATAAAGGACAAGCAACCATTTTCTGCTGCACAGTATCAAACACTAAACCATCTGCGCACTCACTGGAAGTACATAATTTCATTAAAATCCCCTTCTAAATATATTTATTCAATATTGGACACAACTCATCTAAAAATGTTACAAGAGCACTCAAATCTTCTACGCAATACTCTACGTTTAAATCATCAAGGTATAAACCACTTAAATAAACATCAGCACCATAATTTTTAAGTGTCTCAAAACTTCTCAAAATTCCCTTATCCGAGGCTACAACTTTAAAGGAAACCTTTAATATAGTGTTGTAACTAGTTTCTCTAAACTCAATCAGATAAGAACTAGAACCATCAGAATCGAGACATAACCACCAATATAATTTGCTCAATTCCCACTCTATATCCACAGAGCTAGTTTTAAAATCAAAACCTTTATGGGTGTGAGGTTCTTGTACGTATTCTTGTATGAGATTACGTATATCTAGGATACTAATATATGTTTTCAAATCACTAGTCATAATCAATCACTTCACTTTCTAAATCTTATTTAAAGCACCAATCCCTCTTTAGTACTCTCTAAATCATCAGACCACTTGGGGTAAAAAATATCCCCATTCATATTACGATTTGAATAAGATACCGATACGATTGCCGAGCTTGCACCCTCAGATATTTCTTGTTTTGTAGCTTCAACCACAGTATCTACTACTTCTCGATTTAAAAAGAAATTATTTAACAAACTTACCTCATGTTTGGTATGTGCTAATCTATCTTCGGTACTCGTACACGCTTCATACAAAACTTTGTACTCTTCTCTTCTTGCTAACAGTAAATATAAGTGCTTATCATGAATATCTTGACTTCTAACAATCCGACCCTCAATCTGATTCGTAATACCTGAATTTCCTGTAAATGAATAAAAAATTAAATGATTGATAAAACCTAAGTTTAAACCTTTCTTTAAGTTTGTTACAATCACACGAAACCCACCTGAGTGAAATTCCTCTAACTTAGCTGCTTTCTTTTTAGGTGTATTATCCTCACCATTGATTGTGAGAGCTTTTATTCCTAAACCTGCTAAGAACTGAACTAAGATATTTTGAGCCTCTACCGAATGAGCATAAATCAAAGCTTTATCTTGACCTATCCTATACTTAAATAAGTCCTTTACTACTTGCAACTTAGGTAACACCTCTGGTGTAATCTCTAAATCGGGGTCGAACCAAGAAGGTTCATCCCAAACATATCGTTTGTACCTTGTCTTACTAAACAACTGATTTTGGTACTGCGAAGGTTTATATAAGATCAACTCACAAGTCGAATTTTTCACGGATACCCCTAACTCTTTTCGAGCCGTGCCAAAAGCCATAAACCTAGTTGAAAGTTTAAACAACTCTGGGTCTTTATACCCTAAAATCTGATGTGTCTGGAAAGACTTCTTTACAAACAATTCTTCAAATGTTGTTTTAAGAGGCATCACATTTGGAAATAAAAAATTCAACTGATTATACATACCCTCAATAGACTTCTCAAAAGGAGTAGCATTCATAATAACGATATGATTTACAAACTTATCTCTTACAGTTTTACAAGCTTTGTAAATGTCAGACTTAGTAGAACCTAAAACTGAACCCTCATCAATAAAGAAATAATCAAACTTACCATACAACTTCGTTGTATGTGCCAACCACAACATAAATTCATGACTTGAAGAAATAGCCGAATAAGAAGCAACTACACCACTAGGAAAATCTAACTCCTTCTGCTCCTTTATAAACGCAGAAACTTGATTTGAATCCCCCGTAGTAGTTGCTACGTAATTACCTGTAAAACGAATAAGCTCCTTACGAGCTTGCTCTACTAAACCAACCTCAGTCAAAAACAAATAACGTAAAGGTTTTCCCTTAGTCTTACGCTTTAAAGCATCTACATGATTAATTACAGAAGCTACCGTTGCAGTTTTCCCTAACCCTACACTATCCATAATCAAAGCAGAACGAGCCGCCAAAATAAAATGAACACCATAAGTTTGGTACCAACGTAAAGAACCTCTATTTACATTCTCTTTTAGTGAACTTTTAGTAGTAATTACAGTAGTTACTTGCTCTGAAGTTAAGTCTAATAAACTATCTGCTAACTCAGGATAACCCTCTTGTTGTTGGTCGTTAGAAGCCTTCTGTATAATACTATCCAACAACTTATATCTTTGTATAGGTGCAGATTTATCAATAAAACCACCCTCATACAAGGAAACTTCCGTAACTGCCACGTATTTTCACCTTTCTCACACTTTTTATACTTAATTCTAGCAAACTAATAGAAAAAAGTCAAGGGATACCCTTAACTTTATTCTTCTTCTAAAGCTTTATAAAATGCGTCAAGTATTAAAGAGTCTACCTCTTTCTTATATTCCGGATTTAAAGCAGTTACTACTGGTTTATATACATCACCATAAAGCTTGCGCTCTGGAAATAAAACCTTATATTGAGAACCTTGTCTCTTAACCTTAATCCCATGAACTACAAGCCAACCACCTACTAAAGCAGAACATATCCCACAGATGCCGTTAGGGATACCCTCGACGTTAACTTTTACAAAGCGAATATTCTCTACTAATCTCAATTCTCTACCCTCTTTGTTTAACTCAAATTTAAGAGTGCGCAAATATCAACAACCCACTCTTTCTTAAAATCTTACCTTGTCTAACCGCAGATTCTATCTCATTCGGAGAAAAATAAGTTAAAGCTAACTGCTCTTGAACCCTTAAATTTCTACGACAGTAAGAAACGAAGTCCTCATTCAATAAACGAACGCCTTTATCCGTAACTGCATTTGGTGAGCTAACAGACTTCTGAGGCGGTACACTTGAAATACTACTTGGTTTAACTTCTCTTCTTACACTTCCTTGGCTACTATTTGAAGAATTATCCGTTTTTACAAAAGGTTTCGGTTCTACTACTTGTTTAGGTTTAATTATCTCTTTAACCACCTTAACCTTATCTTTCGCAACATAAGACCAAGGCTCACGCTTACCTATATAAGTTGACCTAAAAATTTCCTCTTTAAACTCTACACGGGTAGGTTCTGTATTTAAAGTATCACCAAACTTCTCAGAATGACTCAGATTTAAGTTTTCCTCACCGAGGGTACTTTCTGTTGTATTTAATGTTAAGTTCGATACAGGGGAGTTTAGAGGGTCTAAAAGCAATTCCTCAGACTTAATATCCTCAGAAGTTTCAAATTCTTTACCTTCTAATTCATCCTCTCCCATATCATCTACATAACCTAAAGACTCCAAATCCACACTCGCAAAAGGGTCAACATCATCTGACTTAGCTACAGATACCCCGGTTGAGTTTTCCTTATTCGGTAAATCTCCCAAGTTTATATCCTCTAAGTTTGCAAACAAAGAATCAAAATCTACAAGCTCAGTCTCAGTATCATCTACTACCAACTCGTATCTCGTCGGACTTGAAACCTCACGTGTTTTTATACTCTCTTTTGAAACCGTAGGTAAAGGTCTAAATAACGAAATTCTTTCAAATTCCCTCTTTTTAACTTCCTCATAAGTTTCATAAGTAGACATCTTTCTAGCATACACTTGCATTGCAAGCAGAAACCTAGAACTACTAATTGGATATGTAATTTCCATATTTTATCTACAACTCCTATCTTTCTGCCAATCTCTACTTAAATATCTTCGATAAAATAACTCTTGTCTGGGAAACGTAAAGAATCCTCTTGTGCAAAATCACTAGGATTTACTTCCAAACCTAATTTGTTTAGTGTTTTATCCGCTTGCTCATCTTTCAACCTACTTACATAAGCAGATGTAGCTGCTTCTTCTGGGTAAAGTTTAGTCCATAATTTACGTTGTGTATCATACAACTTATCTAAACGCTCTTTACCACCACTAATACTCATAATTAAAGGAGCATGTCCAAACTTAGGCTCATCAGAACCAGCTAAAGTGTAAGCAAAGTCACCTGTGTTCGTAGTTGGGAAATCAATTAAACGGTATGAATCTTCCCAAATAGTCTTCTGAATTGGTTGACCTGCTTTAACCGCAAATCTATTACCTACCATACGAGAAGCAGTTTTAGGGAAGTAATCATTATGGAGTTGGTGAGGTACAAAAATCAAGAAAATACCTACGTTAGGAAACGCAGTTAAAATCTCACTCAAATATGCTTTGTACGTAGCTTTCTCATCCTTGTCTAACTTCTCAGCAAAGGAAATAATCTCATCCAAAACAACAAATAGATATGGTAATTGCTCTGAGTCCTCTGAACAATTATCATTATAGTTTTGAATCTTTAACTGATTACCTATAATTTTCTTACGTCTCGGCGCCTCAACAGAAACTACCCAATCAAGCAAGTCCATAATTGCTTTCGTACCCGTAGCAAACTTACGCAAGTGAGGTAAGGTAATCTGATACCAGTCAGAGTCCTTATATTTCATATCCCCTGCAACTACTTGCACTTTACGAGGAGAGTTCAAAGCCATCATCTGATTAACAATACCCGTAGCTAGTACAGACTTACCTGTTCTAGCCATCCCCGCAATAATAGTACCTGTATGTTTAGCTAAATCAAGTAAAATAGGTTCCCCATATTCATCAGCTCCAAACACAACTGGTAACTCATTCTTAGTGTCTAAGAAGAAATCTTTACTTGAAGCAATTAAGTCTCTCAACATAAAGGATGTACCAGTCTGTTTAAAGATAGTAATAGCAATACGACTACCTTTACCTACTGCAGTTGTTGTTACATTTTCACCAAAATAATCTTTCATTTGGTCTTTCAACAACTCTGTAATCTCTTTTGCAAAAAGAGTTTCTTTACCTTTTAACTTCTCTGGTCTATCTGTAATAATCTCAAATACAGATACCCTCTCCGTTATGGACTGAACGCTAACCCAATCTTCCTCAGATAAACCTTTAACTCCACCTGTTTGTGCGTCTCGTAAAAAAGTCTCAAGCTGTTTAAACTCAATACTATCCTTCGAAACTCCCCTAGACCAATCGGGTTTCAAACTAGACCCATCTAACATAGACAAATATTTGTCTAGTAATAAACTACGTGTAACTAACTCTGGTTCAACTAAACCACCAGCTAAATCAGAATTGAAAGCACTCTCTGAAACCTCCTCTAACCTAGGATGCTCCAAATCTTCTCTTGAAGATGTAACGTCACTACCCTCATCATCTAAATCTTCTGGTTCTTCTAACTCAGTATCAACTACTCCCCAAATATCCTTAGCACTAGGTTTTGAACCTAAGTCCTTTGGGGCAGCTAAAGGACTAAACTCAGTCTCATCCTCATCATCTAAATCATCAAAGTCTGCAAAAGCTGAACTTCTTGGTTGAGGAGTCTTATCAAAACCCCTACCTGAGAAAGGCTCTAGTTCTTCATTATCATCAACTGCACCCCAACCACCAGTCGCTCCAAAATTACTAAACTCAGACTGTGGATTTGGGTTGAAATTAGGCTCCTGAGAGATAAACTCACTAGGAGAAGAGTTGAACATATCCAAGGAATTATCTTGTTCCTCGGTTGAAGTATCTACTAAACCCCACTCCTTATTTTGAGCATTCTTATATAAAAATAAACCACCACTTAAAGCACCTCCTACAAGTGAAACCAAAATACCCGGTGCAGTCGCAAATTTTGTAAAGATACCAAAGACAAATGAGAACCCACCTAAAATACCATAATAAATTAGAGTTGCAGTTAACCCTTTTCTTAGCTTGTAGTCGCTCCTAAACATATCATCTGTCTCAGAAAGAACTGGCCCTACAAACCCATATAAAAACTTCCAAGTACCTTTAACTACTTTAAATAACTTGTCCATCCAATCTTCATGTTGTGGTTGTACTTGTTGAGGTTGCGAATGAGGAAAACCGGGACCTTGACCCATCGGAGGTTGCCCAAATGGAGGACGAGCACCCATAGGAGAACCCATTCCACCACCTATACGATTTGCAAAAGGATCAGACTGAGAACCACGTAAACGAGACATAGGGTCATCCCCTAAGTTTCTGCGCATACCCTCAAAACCCCTGTCTTCTATCCCATTTTCAAAACGCCTATTCTCACGCTCACGCCTTGCATCAGACTGACGAGTTAAATCATCATTTGAATTTTTCCAATCCATCAGCGTTTACCCCCTAATAACATAGCTAAGACTACTAGTACATATAAAACACCTAAACAGATGACCAGTAATCTACTCTTCTTTACCTCTTCTGCTAAGTTAGGTGAAGTAATCGAATTGGAAACACCCCATAAAATACCACCTAAAAATAGCAACAAACTTAAAATTCCTACCATGTTATCTTTTTATTGAATAATCTACGAGATTATTCCCTTTCTTTAATAAATAGTTTGTTAGTCAGTATCGTTAAACAATACCTACTCTAACTGGATGTAACACTACACCCTCTATCCCATCTGTAAATACATTAGGGAATACTTTTTTCATAATTTGAAATGCTGCGTTGACATCTGCATTGATTTTAATTCCTTTATTACTTACAAATAACCCTCGGTGTATTCTTCTTTCCTTGTTATAAAACTCTTTTTGAGGAAGTTCATCATCAAGAAAACTTGTACCACTTGTATAACTCTCTTCCGTCAAAATAACTTGGATACCACAAAGTTGTGCTTTGTACCAAATCTTATCAATTAACTTTTGATGTGGAATGGAAACAAATGCTTGATTAGTTACTTTACCTAATGAACTCGACTGTTTCCAATTCTTATTGTTTCCAATAACAATCGTATTGATTTGGTGTTCAAGTGCAAAATCGACAAGGTAACGACTCACCTTATGTAAGTAATCTTCTACTTTTAAATTGCGCTTTTGAGTCAAACGATACAAACGATTTGTGTAATGTTGATTATTCATCTGGTTTGCGACACTTTGATAATGAGCCTTTTTCTTATTGTAGTATTGATTATCTGACTTTAGACCTTTACCGTTGATAATAATTGGGTTTATCCCTATATTTGTAACAACAGTTGCTAAGTTATCTAAACCTAAATCTATACTCATATAGCGACCATTATCAGAAAGCAAATCAGACTCCACCGAAATACTGTATACAACCTCCAAACAAAAAGTCTGATTTGTAGGAACTAGTCTAATTTGATTAATCTTTTCAAAGTTATCTAAAGTTACACACCTTGGTTTAACTGTAAAACCACAAAAAGACTTAGGAAAATGTAATAAATCGCCTTTTACTTTTACTTGTTGGTTTGTGAGAGATAAAACCATTTTCCCATCTCTTGGCTTATATTTCGGTAATTTTGGTTTTCCTGAGTATTTATCTTTATTCTTAGACCAATCTTTAATAGAATTAAAGAAAGATTTCCAGTTAGTCTCCAATAAACGAAGTACTTGTTGAGCAGATTGAGCCGTTGGCATGTTACGGTAATCTGGGAACTCCAAATCTGCTTTCAGAAGTCTGTCTAAATCTTGATACCGCAACCATTTTCTAGTTTCTACAAACTCTTTCCGAACCAAGTAATTTGCATGATTGTATAAGTTCTTAGACAAATGTGTGAACTCACAAAACATATTGTAGTAAGGATGACTCTTTTTAATCACATGTTTTTCAACTTGTTGTATGGTTGTCATCTTTAAGTAACTCCTTAATTGCTTTGTTCTTTCGCTTACTGTAAAGTTTCATATCTCAAATAAAAATCAAAAGTTTTCTTTACTTATTTTTAATTAAATTAGAGCTGATTTATACCCTTTAATCAGTTTGAGCAATGACACCCGTTCTGAATAATGGAGTATCACTAATCACTTTAGGTATGTCAGCTTTAACAACTGCAGACTCTCCTGAGTTCAATTTTAATACAAATGCTTTCTTATAAGGCTCTGCGTGTACTTGGTCATACCCCGCAACCAAACCTTCATCCTCTTCAATGACTGAACCAATTTCTGCTAATTCGTCAGCTAAATCTGTGATACCCAAGGCTTTACATACAATCTCTTGATAAACCGGAGACTTAATCTTACCTACCATAGCTAGTGTGTAGTTAGCAAAGAGTGAAAATTCATCTTTTTCAACTAACTTAACTGGATCATTGGAAGCAACAATATTAATATCCCCTGCCTTACGACCCCCTGTGATTGGAGTTTTCAAAATCTCTACTGCATTTGGTAAAGAACTGAAACGTTGTAACTCTTCCCAAATTTTCACATTGTAAAGACCACGTGAAAACGGATAAACAGTACGATAATAAGCTACGGTTGCTGCATTCATTGGAATAAGGATAGCATCTAACTCAGACAACTGACTTTCTGGTACACCACGCATATTGTAGTCACAAATAACCAACTTCGCATCAATAATATCTTTTAAGTAAACTGGATATTTGAAGTAATTGTTTAACTTTTTACTTTCCTCAAAGTATGAACCGAAAGTCTCTAAAAAGTAAAGATAGTCTTTTTGGAAGTCCTTTAAGGCAGACTTGTAAAGCTCTTTTATATCTTCCTCACTCAAAATCTTCTTGTCTTCTTCCGTTATTGAACTTAATACATCATCTAAATTCGGACGATATTTCTTCAAATAATCATATACCGTATAAATTGAACAACCCTCTAAAGCAGACCAAGTGCTTGTATCAATAGAAACACCATACTCACTGTAAAATAAATCCACCCCACGTTCAATAATCAACGGAATCCAAGCATAATTCTTTAAGGTTTCTTTACCTGCAACTGCTCTAAATAAGTCAATGATATTCTTACGAGAACGAGTAAATAACGTAGTGTCCATCTCAGAATCCCCCGTAGGAACAATCGGAACTGGGTCTAAATAACGACCTGAACCCATACCTAAATCTAAGGACACTACCTGAAAGTCTTTCTCTAATAAAGTACCTAACCCTTTATATTCCCCACCTTCATAGTCATTGATTGTCATAATCATATTATCATTAGCTGCAAATTGTGTAGCTAACATCTTCATCTCGAAAGATTTACCTGAACCTGACATACCAATTACAATTACAATCTCTGCGTCCGTAACGTCACGCTTAAATTGATGAAAGACTGGTGAATGAGTTTCAATGTTTGTACCTAAATAAGTAGTACCAAACCCTACAATACCTTGCTCAAACGGATGCCACTGCGCTCTCAACTCATCTGAAGTAAAAGTTGAACGTATCTTACGCTTACCCTCTTTAGTCATCTCTGAATTGAAAGGGGAAAAGTCATTAACCGTATCTGCAATAACACCAGTTACCCTACGAACCTTCATACCTGTTCTTTGACTACATAAGTGCTCAAAGTCTTTTAAAACATCCGTAAACTCAGGACCTCTTTGACCTGTTATAATGACCATAATACGAACTTTATACAGATAACGCTTGTCTTGGTCACTTAAAGTGGCATCATTAGCATATTCCACAGAAATAGACAAACGCTCATCTTTTTGCGCGGTTTTAACGTACTTGTGTTGAGTAAATCGTGAACCTTTGCTAGATTCCTCTTGGTTCTTTGCACTAACCTCATCTAAAACTGATAAACGAGTTTTAACTTTAGGGTCATCCCAATTAATCTCAAAAGGTTCATTTGACTCAATAAAGTTCATAGAGACACCCTCTGGTACAATCGAACGCAAAGTAGCTCTATATCCCATCTCAAATTCTGGTGGAAGTTCCTCAATTACATAGTAAGCAGTAACATTTTGTGTACCACTATACGTAAAGTTAGAATCCATATATAAACGCCTACTTGAAGCTAAAGCTCTCTCTGGATTGTAACGTGAACGGTACTCGTCGTAAACAGAGTCCCACATTTTAATTAAATCAGCATACTTGTCTAAAAAACCTTTACGCTTTTCAGTATTCTCTTTAGTTTTAGCATTCTCTAGCGAACTTTTAGAAAGGTTCGTCACTTTGTTTTCTTTCTTCTTAAACATTACACCAACCCTCTCCTAGTCTAATAATCTAAATTACATAAATCTGTTAAACGTTTCATAATAGGTTCAAACGCACTTCTCTGCTGCAATTTACGAGACTCTTTGTCTAAGGCATAGTTCTCAATAGGTGCTAAAGTACCTAACTGAGACTGTTCTCCTAAATCATTTACCAAAGTCTGCTCAGAAGTCAACCCTAAATCACGCATTAACCGTCTACTTGAAGTGCTATAAACTGTATTGATACCCCTACCTGAGACTGCATGTGTCTTCTTATAGGATCTATCCAAGATAATGTATAAATCGACCATAGGTGACATTAACGTAGACATAACACTATGCGTTGGTGTTGTTGTATACAACTCTGGCAATAAATATAACTTAGAAGCTTCTCTTGTTATAGTTGTTGAGTCAACCTTACGCATAGACTTGTACCTAGCATCTACATACTCAGTATCTCTCTCAATAATTAACAGTTTAGCTTTTAATTCTGCTACTCTCTCTAACCAATCTAAGTAACCAACTAGAAAAGAAGTTAAATAACGAGTAGGTGACTCTTCTTTGATAATTAAAACCTTAGAGTTTCCTGTGTAATTATACTGTGTATAAGCACTAATAGAACCAAAACCACCAAAACTAGAACCTTTTAATTCTGCTATATCCTTTTCTTTCTTCTCTAGTTCATCTTCTAAAACTTTAATTTTACTCGAAGCAGTAAGTAAGAAAGACTGCAACTCCTCGTTTAATTCATCCGAAAAAACAATATCTTGCAAGACATCACTAATCTTTTCATAAGCTAATGAAATCTTCCGTTCCACTAACTTAGGCTCACCCTCTAACTTCTGTCTAATATAGGTATCTACCAAAGTAAAACTATCTGATAATTGAATCAACTCATCAGACTGTGTATCTATCTCTTTCGTAGACATATACTCTAATAAATACGAAAAGTTTTCAGTGTTGTCAATCAAAGCACTATTCTGAGTAACATAAGCACCCACAGTCTTCATAGTCTCTAATATAATTCGCTTAGGAGAGTCTGTGATATAAGCCACTTTAGTTAAAGAGTTATCCCTCATAGCAGTTAAAAGGAATACTAAAAAATCAAAGTCTTTATCCGTATAAGAATCTACAATCAACGTAGTTCTCATAGTAATTCTCTCTATGTCCTTAAAACTAGATACCGTGGTGCAACTGGGGTAATGCACAGATTTTGTTGTTAAAATATAATCCATGTTTTTCTAATTCACCTACCTTGTCTGTGCTAATTGCAAAACTACATAAACCTCTCTATCTAACGCAGCTACACTCATCAATTCTGTTTTAGTGAGTTTACCTCTACCAAAGAGCTTACCCCCAAATCCAAAAGACTTCAAAGGGTTACCTTTGCTCGAAATAGGAACAGGTGCAGTGAAACCTACTCTAGAAACATTAGCATCAGTAGACTGCTCTGTACCATATTTTACAACTGCTTTAATGTTCTTTTTACTTGAATGATTAATACGTATATCATCAAGCGAACCTTTACATAACTTATTAGCCACTAAATCCACCGTAGCTTGCTCATCAGACTGTAATAAATAATCTGTATAAATAGGCTCACTAAAATAAGTGTAATAAGATTCTACAACCTCTAAATCAGAAGACTCAAAATAACGACCAAATAATACAACTTCAGTAGTTCTAGCGTGGTCAATCAAAAAATTACGCAAATTATGAAACTCTTGAGGAGAGCCTACTTCCATACAATTAATAACTAACCGTTCACAGCGTAAAGCTTTTCTACTAGCCATGCTTAAAAAGGAACCTATTGAAGTAAAACCCTCAATATCTTTTAAACCATGAGACTCCTTAACTGCATTAACTACCGCTTCACTCTTATCTCCAAAAATCAAACCAATCATCTAGATACCCACTTTCTTTACTCAAATAAATTCAACTCTGTTGACTTTTCTACTTTAGGATTCTTACTTTTAGGCTCAATGTTACCTAAATCTTGATTATCTACCTCAACATCCAATATTCCAGTCAAACCTGAGGCTTGTTTAACATCAGAACCTGTATCTGCAAATAAATCAAGTACCTCAGAACCTTGGTCTTTAGAAACACTCGACTTCTCAGATTTCTTAACCTTAGATGTTGCCTCAGAATTTTGTTTAGCTACTTGTTTCTTATACTGCTCTTGTGCTTTTAACTGTGCCTCAGAAACCGAAGCGTTTACCTGTTTCTTACGACCTTTAGCGTCTCCAACCCATAATAATCGCAAGCTAGATTTGTCAGATTTTTGTACTGCTTGGTTCATAGCATCTGTAATCGGTAAATCAATTAAACCATATACATCTTTACATAAAGTACCAATTTGTTCTTTGTCTAAAGTTTGAATACGCTTATAACTAGCACCCATCAATGCAGAATTTAAAGCCACAACCTTATCCCAAAAAACCATAGGGTCTCCTGTACCTCTCAATAAGAAATACTCATAAGTCAACTGAGAACTGCTAGAATTATCCTCCCAATGATGATAGAAAGAAGATAATACAGTTTGCATAGTCGGAGAAGAAATCTCATTCAAATGGTCATACAAAGCATCGAAACGCTCATCATAAGAATTAGATGCCTGTATATCAATAGTTTCTGGCACTATACCCAAAGCGGCACACTGATTGTAAAAGTCACCTAAACCTTGACCGTGATAAAAAGCTTTTTCTTGAACATTACCTACTTGTGTTTTTCGTATACAACGAATAAACACACCTATACTACCATCTAACATATAGCAAATGTAAGGGAAAGTTTCATCAATATCGTAAATACCAAAGAAATAAGAGAAAATAGAGTTGTCTGTTTTAGACTTCAACTCCTCTCTTAGTTTAAACTCTTTCTTAACTTTTCGTTCATCAAAAACAAATAAAGAAATTAATCTAAACGGTAAAGGGAATAACAACACCCATAATAATAAACTTACAAACCAATTTTTTATAATAGCAGAAAGAACAATACACAAAACTACGTAAAATCCAAAGAATAAGGCACTTTTACCTAATCTTAGGATACCACTGCTAGTTACACCATAAGCCCCCTCTGCCTCAGCAAAGTTTACCAAATTCGTTACTGTTAACTTACCTAACTGAGGTTTAACTAACCAATAACCCTCAGAATAGTTCCTCTTAGAATTAGAATTAGAATCTGACACTATTTAAAACCCCCATGTTCTAGGTTCCAATAAGAAACCTTACCCTCTTTTACAATAATTTCAACTTTAATTAAAGACTCTACACGTGTACCTACTCTATTAACCATAGTTGTATCAAAAATAGCAACCCACCTATCTGTATCAGACTTACCATATTGCCTAGACAAACTCTTTAAACTAATAATACGATTATTACCTTTACCAATAGGATTAGAGTAACTTAATAAAGGCAACCCAATTTCATCTGATACCCAAGGTATAGCCTTATAAGCCTTATTTGCACTTATATCATCATCCACAGAAGCTAGATAAGTAGTATATGTCTTTGCTAAAGAATAGTCAAAATTATTCTCCTTAGATAACCACTGACTAGAAGTTAAAGTCAAATGAGTAGTCGCAAAACTAGTTTCGGAATAGTTAGAAACCACAGACTTAGTATCTTTTGCAACTTGAGAAACTCTAGTATCTCTTTCACCCTCTTTATGCGACTGCACAAGATTAAAGGCTAAAAAGATAATGAATAAAGCACCTAAGATACCCAGTAAGATAATAGATAGTCTATTTTTCCACTTACTCGATAATTTAAAATCCAAGACATGTAATACAGATAAAATAATAGTAGACTTAATCTTTTTCATTAGAACCACCTACTTTATTGAAATTACCCACTACATAATCTACCACAGAACCAGTAGAATCATAAAGTATAAAAACTTGGCGAGTAGTATCAAAACCTCTCTTCTGTATAACCACCTCTTGAACTAAATAATGACTAACTGCATCATAACTATAATTTATAGTAACACTTTCAATCACACCTGCTAAATTAGGGTAAACTTTCGTCAAATCTCCTACTGAAGTATAGGAACCCTTATCCTCTAACGAAGAATACTTTAAACTAGAAGTGTTTTGACCTTTATAACCACTTTTTCCAATAAAAGTAGACACCCAATTAATCACGTAATTCTCATAAGGTCTAACTTTTTTCTCTATTTCAATTTGTTCAGACCAAGAGTTCTCATAAATTAACTGTGGCTTACTCTTTTCACTCTCTGATTTCAAAGTGAGCTGATTTAATGAAAACTCAACACCACTACTACTCCCACTTAACAAATAAAAAGCAGCACCTAAACCTAAACCTACAAAAATAGCAATACTAAGTAAAACTAAACTAACCCGCTTCCAAATTCCCATACGGTTTTAACTCCAAATCTTGATTTGAACCAAGTCCATCTGGCATTATTTTGAATTTCGAACCATCTGCACAACGAACTAACAGTACACCTAAAGAAGTAATTAAAGTTACTTGACCTAAATGCTCAGTACCCTCAGAAAGTACCTTAACTTTACTACCTACTTCTAAATCTCTTAACCAACCTACACGCTTATCTACTAACATAGTATCAGTCTTTCTATTTTATTTTTACTTATTGCTTTTATTCTACATTATTTTTGAGAAAAACGCAATAAACTAATAACTAAAATTAAGAAAACCAAGTAAATAAAATACTTACTTGGCAATCTTTTATATAGCTCCAAAATCCATTCTAAGAGGTTTATTTTGCAATACATAAATTTATACTAGCTCAACTTTAAAATTAAATCTGGGGCAATCTGAGACCTCTGAGAGTATCTTTAACCAAATGTATCGGGTTTACCTCCGTATAAGTATAAAATGTGGAATGCGTCTGAAGAGTTCTCGTAAGATAAAACGATATACATATCATCGTTTTTACCTCCAGTTAAAACCACTACAAGGTTAACTACATCAGAATCTTTAGTTGACCACACTTCAAATAAATCAGAATTTAAAACATACCCTTGTCTCTCAATAGCGTATCTTAAAGAAATACCACTAGAGTCCTCTTTTAACCTACTATCAGACTTATTAGAACGATAATTGCTAAATAAAGATTCTACTTTATCTCTATACGTTTTAATTGTTGAGGTATCAGACACCTTAGTACCCTCAGATAAATACCCTCTAGCTCTGGCTAAATTAACTTCCAAATCACTTGTGGCTTTATCTGAAACCGCACGACTGTCTTCTTGTTTAATCGGTTCAGCAGTTTCAGTAGTTACAGAATTAGTATTATCAGAACTACCCCACAAATACAAAGAACCAACTAAAACCAAACCACTTAAACATAAACCGCCAAATAAATATAAAACCACTTTTAAAAACCTCATAAATAAACCTTTCGTCTAAACTATTACTTCAAGTTAGGTGTTTTACCCTCATCATAAGCGAAAGTCATACCCAAATTCTTCCACTGTTCTTGACGATATATACGGAAACACCATACATATTGCTCACCACGGTAATTCCAACCAGCTAAAGGTAAATTCTGCTCACACGTTAAAATTGAACCATCTTTAAACACAGTACAAACAATACCCGTGTGTCCGTAAGTTGGGTGTTCCTTACTTGAGAAAATAGCACCTCTTCGTGGAGTTGTAGTTACAGAATTACCAAAGATACCCGCCCAAGCGTTCGCTTGGTCAATACCATTACCTTGCACATTCTCCTGAGGTCTACCCCACACATGGTTCCCTAATGAGATTGTTAGAGCTACACACTGACCATTCAACTCTGGGTCCGATGTTTGAAACCAACCTGAACCCGGAGTACCAAAATCCATACCATAATTCTTAGGGTCTATAATATATGGTTTCAACCCCTCTGGTAAATCTTCTGGACGATACGCCCAAGAAGTGAACGCATCTGACGGGGGATTGTCTTGACCATCTAAAGAAGATAAACTACTAATCTCTTTACTTGAACTTGTAGCTTGTACTTTCTTTTTAGGTTTACACTTAACCTTTTTAACTGCTTTAGTTACTAAATCATCTTTAGAGCCACCGTTTAGTACATCATATAGTCCTCTTGTAAGGAACTTAGAATAAAGGTCATACCCTTTATCATTCATGTGCACCGAATCCGAAGTTAAATCAGACCACTTAGACTTTTCTTTAACGTAAGCGTTCCAATCCAAATAAGCCATATTCGACTTACCTGCTACATACGACTTAATAACCTCAGCAATCTTATCATGCTCGACTTTATTATAAGAACCACTACCACCCTCAGAAGCAGTTGTTACCCAAATAATCGTCTTTGCACTCTTCGCTTCACCTACAAGTTTATCCATCAAGTCAGTAGTAGGTACTTGGTTCGTACCTAAGGCTACTACTAATACTTCTTTTACTTTTTTATCAGATTCTAACTTCTTAACGGTTTCTATACCACTTAAAGTAGTATCAGAGTTTTCAAAAGCTCTAGAAACTTTACTATCAAAAACAGAATTAGGGAAGTTAACTTTTAACTTAGGCTCAACACCTACACCTAAAGAGTCACCTACAAAAGTAAAGCCACTATACTTCTTAGACCACTCTGTGACTTCTGAGGTTACCTCTCCAAAACCATACGAGTTTGACTCACTAGACTTGCTTGTATTGGACGAAGTGTTTGACTGTGTAGTACTTGTAGTATCTTTTGTGTCGCCCGCTGAGGTAGTAGTTGTTTGGGTTTGAGTTTCCGAAGTCTTAGATGTCTCAGCACTTACATTATCTACGCTAACGGGGTCACAATCTACTGAAGCCATAACTGCAACGTACAAAACTGCAGCAGAAGCTCCTACCGTAGCAACCGTAAATGTCCAACCAAAAGATAAAAGAACAATAGCAGTTAGTCGAGATACCCAAACAAAGAACTTATTAAAGGCTAAAGAAACCCGCAATACAGTCGCTTTTAATCGCTCTTTAGTTTCAAGCTCCGTAACTGAAATCAACTCAGATTCTAAGTCCGAATCACTAGAACCTACATTTACCTCTTTCTGCAGGCTCTTTCTTACTTTTTTCAAATCTTTAACATTGGAAACTTTTTTATTTAGAGACTTAGTTGCAAAATGTCTGTAAAACCTACCAAATAAAGGGTATAAAAAAGTTATCAGCAAAAAGATAGCCGGTATTAACAAATACCTTAACATAGGCTCAAAGAACATTGAAAACCCTCTCTAACTCATTTTTAATAAAGGTACAAAGCCAATTATTCCAGACTTTGTACCTAAGTTAAACCACTTTAGTTCAACTTATCAGTCTCTATCTAACTCTTTATCTAAAGAATCAAACTTAGACTCTGTTTTAGCTTGTGACTCTGTTTTATTAAAAACCCCATCAAGCTCTTTCTCTACTGCTCGATTTGCTTGAACAGATGCATCAGACTGAGTTCGATGAGAACCTTTACGTCTTCCAAATACACGCTTAAAGCGACCACCTGCACCACCTAAGTTTCTACGTGTAAAGTCAGAAGCACTAGAAGTTGCACTACTTACAGCGTCTCTAACCCTAGCATTTGAAGCAGCAGATACACTTGCATCAGCTCCACCAACTATCTGCTTAACCTTATCAATATTACCTACTACTAAGTTAGCTGCTAATTGAACACCTGCTTTAACTGGTATAGAAACAATACGAGCATTCTTATACAAGCCTTTAAACAAGTTCATGACTGCAACCCAATATAACGCACACGCTACTAAAGTTACAAAGATTAAAACACCCATTGTAGAACGAGGTGAGTTGAAAGACTGACTCTCACCTAAGCTACCTGTTACCAACTGGTTCCCGCCATCACCCATTAAAATAGATACCGTGAAGGCTAACATAATATTAACCACTAACACAGTTAAGAACGGTAACATACACTCCGTTGTAAAGGACTTAATTAAAGACTTATCTTGCCTAATAAAGGAAGCGAATACAGACAACAACATTGCAATCGGTAAGCAACACAAAATCAAAATAAGTAAAGTTGGAACCAAGTAAACTACTACGAATGAATTGAACCACATCATAAATAGAGTTACAAATCCATCCTTCTCAGCTACAATCTCATAAATATCTGACTTCAATGTTTGATTATATACTAGACTTTCGCCTGTTGCATTCTGTAAAATCATACGTAAGAAAGCATCCCAACCAAAGGCTTTAAGTTCAAACCCTTGAGGTTCAAATACCACTTGTTTTTGATTGAACCCACTTTGTGAGAAGATACGGTTAAAGTCAAACGTTGCAAGCATAGCGCTTGAAGTATTTAAAACTACATCATCTAAAGTGTAATAGTTCATAACATTCAACCAGTCGTTACGAACTTCCCTAGAAACCTCTTGAATTTTCTTCTCAACCTGAGTTAAGTCAGACTCTTTCAACCCATAATACAACATCTCACTCTCAGAGAACACCATAGGACGAATTGTGTAAGCTGCTGGGTTCATAGGTTCAGACACAATTTGTTTCTGACCTGCATATTCAATAGTCTCTGGTCTAGCTATATCTAACTCATATAAATAATCAACCCACGCAGTGTAAGTTCTATAAGCGTTATCTGATGAGTAGTTAAACCAAGTTTTGTAATAAGCCTCAGAATCCTTATCTGTAATTGCATCTAAATCAGTACGCTTAGTACCATACCCCGCATAAGGTTTAGTACCATAAGTGTCACTCCACTGCAATAAGGTTTTATTAGACTCTCTTAGATAAGGTATAACCACAGTAAACAACGAACCAAAGTCTAAGAAGTCCTTCATGGCTCCATAACCGGGTTTTCCTGCTTCCATTTGATAGTTGTAAAAGAAAGAATCGTTCTTCTCCAACATCATCTTCTTAAACTCACCACTCGATCCTGCTTTTGTACTTAAACCATTATCATACAAACCCCAAGATAAATAGTAGAATGGAGACTCTGTGTACAACGCAAAAGCTGAAAGAGACACTGCATCCTCCTGTGGAATAGCCGTACCTGTCGTGGACTTGTTAGCCGTAGCCATCTGGTCTTGTAAAGTCTCTTTATGGTTGTTAAAGTTTCGCTTAGAAAGAATGAAGTAATCTTCATTCAAGCCAACTTCATCACCTACCTTAACTTGGCTCAAATCTTGTGTTGAAGCCTTTGCAATCGTATTTGACGAAATTGGAGCAAAGATACGCTTCATGGTTTTTGTATCAACTGCACCTGTTGAAGAAGTGCCTTTTCTGTCGTTAATAAAACCTAACTTAGACCTTTGCAATAATGTCTGATGATTTGTTTTATCCGAAGTTTCCAAACTCAAATAGTCTTGAATAGAAGAACGAATCTCAGATGGTGTAACAGAAGTTGAAACATTTATTGTTTTATCTGTCTGAGGAAACATAGTAGATAATCCCTCTGACCAAGAACCAATGTTGAATACAATAGCACCATTAGACGAGATATTATCTCCCATAATGTTACCATAGTACATACGAGAATAGTCAGCAATATCTGGATACCCTCTGTAAAGATAGTTAGTATCTAAACCGGTGTAATCTTCATTCGATAAACCATTCGAAAGCAAAGCCGAAGTTAATGGTGAATCAATTAAGTTCTTACCACTAGCATCATTATCTTTTCTTTTCTCAGAACTCTCTTGCTTAGATTTATCTTTATCCTTATCTTTATCCTTAGACTTATCCTCTGCTGCATGTACAATAGTAGGTGCAACAACACTCATACTACTCAAAAAGCTAGGAGCTAGGAGTACCCCTAAGGATACCCCTAGTAAAGTCCATCGCTTAAAATTTTTAGTTGTTTTCATAAAGCTAGAACCCCTCTCTACTCACTTGGCTTTTTATCACTTGCAGAACTATCTGCACTACTTGAAGTAACTTGTTTTAAATCACGTTTGACCTGTTGAATGTAACCATCCTTCTTAGGAGCCATCCAACGAACTTTAACAGATGCCCCTAAAGATTGTTGCCATTCAAATACATCAGTCTCACCCTCATTTTCAGAACCACCCCAACCACCTTGAAGTTTAACTAACAAAGCAGTGTAGTTATCATAATTCCCAGCCTCAGCAGATTTTTGTAACTGTGCAACCGAGTCAGAATAGTTCTGATGAGTAGCCATTACCCAAAATGTAAACTTATCTTTAAAGAAGTAAGAGTTAATCTGATTACTTAAATGCGTAGAAGCATCAATCATTTTTGGTGGACTATACAAAAGATACCCAAAGGCTAATACCGATAAAATAGCCGGTACTACTCTAATTTGACCTACAAATAGGAAAATCAACATCAAGAATGAAGCTACAATCAGAATAGTAACACCCCAAGAAGAAAACTTAGAATATAAATAGTCTGTGAACTTAATCTCATTCATCTTAGGAATAGTCGCAAATCCTGTTAACTCCAAGTAACGTGTTGTACCTGAATAACTTGAAGCAGTGTTGGCACCAACCATATCTTGTAAAGAACTTAGTAAGGTTTGGTTCATAAAGGTCTTAGACCAACGTTGCTTGTACTCTCTACCTTTAGTTGGGTTTAACATGAAGTAAGCCATATTTTTAAGAACATGGTCTAAATCTTCTTCATCGCCCTCAGAAGCCGCTTTTAATGTATCTTCATCAATTACAGAAGAATTATCTAAATTGATTACATACGGAATATCCTTATTTAAAGGATTAGCTCTAACTAGAACAGTCGATGCGAATAAATTTATCGCATATTTCTTATCAGAATCATCCTTTGGCGCACTACCAGCAGTATCAACTAAACCACCTTTAGTACCTTGACCCACCCAATAACCATCACTCGTTAAACGAGAAGAATTTAGTGGAATATCTTGCGCTTTACCTACAAGTAAAGTACCATTATCTCCAAGTTTTTTAAACTTGTCATTACCACCTGCAAAACCTTTATCGTCAAAACTGATAATATCATCGATAACTGGTTTAGTAACTGTCATATTTGACTTAAACTTATAAGAGTCATCTGAAAAAGGTTTAGCGTTCATACTAACCCAAGCATCTGCACCCGGTACATTCTTAGTTAAGTCAAACATCGTCTTAGAGTCACCAAATACTGGGAAGAATCCCGCTAGATAACCTTGTGGTAATGCATAATCAGTAGTACCACTTCTAATATCAGAGTAAGAAGACCCAAACTCATATCCAGATAAATTTGAACCACTGTGGAAAATAGAACCATCAGTAGTTAAAGTAGCAGACTCATTACCATTACGCACTAACCACTGAGTATTTAAAGCGCTTTGCAATACTGCACCTAAATCTTGGAAATTATAAAAATCAATTGACCATCCCCAACCAGAAGTATCAGAACCTTCTTTACCTGCAACTACTGAATTATTTGCAATAGCCGAGTAGAAACGAAGTTTTCTATCTACAGAACCACCTAACGTAGCTTTGTCTTTATCTACTGTTAGATACCCCTTTCCTTTATTTAAAGCTAGTGCATTCAAATTATTTAATGGAATTTGTCTACCAATACCTGTATCAGAGTTGTTATAAATCTCCGACATCTTGGTATTAACATCAGCAACTTTAGGAGAACTCTCTTTAGACTTATCTGTTTCTTTTTCTTTAGACTTGTCTGTTTCTTTTTTATCTGAACTAGAAGCACTTGTAGTTGAAGTTGACTTTTTAGCATACATCATAGGATTCTGAGATGCCGGTATAACTACATAAGCACCTCTTTGGTCAGAACCTGTTTCAGAAATTAAGTTACCAAAACCATCCGTATACATACTAGCAGAATAAATAGATGCATCATAAAACGGTTTTAAGGAACCTTGGTTCTTAGTCTTCATATTTGCAGGTAAAGCACCACGCTCTTCATATTCAAAACCATTTAAGTAAGCATTTAACTTCTCTGCTAAATATCTATCTTTAGACTTCAACAAATCCACAATCTTTGTATCCGAACCATCCAAAGTAACTACACTTGAACCCCAAGTTTTAGAAGCATCAACAGAAGCAAAGTTAGTGTAAAATACTGCCTGAGATACTGTAGGTGTACCATCTGCATCAGGGTTCCACTCATAGACAATCTCTTGGCGTTTTAAATCTGTGTCCTTAGCTTTACTCTCTCTAACTAAACCTAAAATTGTACCTTTTTCAGCATTATACTCATAGCGTTTCTTCAATGAAACTTCATCATCTGAGGTTAAAACAGACTTAGACCATAAACCAACAGAACCAAACAATACCTCAAAGTAAGTAGCTTTTAAATTTAATGATGTCCAAGTATTCCCACCGTCATCCGATTTAGCTAAGTATAACGGTTCCGCAGTCTTACTACCTGTATTTACCACCATCTTAGCTAATTCTCCAGCTGGATCATCTGCTAAACCTGCATGAGTTTTTAATATCTCTTGAATATCTGTCTGAGCGTCACCTACGGTATTCCCACCAATAGACACCCTTGTTGTAAACGGAGAGTACCAGTTAGATATAAAGAAACCTACAGTCTTAACTTCTGCCGGAGAAAGACCCTTTGCACCACTTGATAAAGAACCATCAGCCTCACCTGCTGCAATTTTTAATTGGTCAATAGAACGCTCTAAAGCACTACTCTTTTGACCTTGTTTGTTCTCGGCATAAGCAGTAGTATAATCGGCACTTACACCTATAATAGAACCCCCTGCTTGTAAGGCTACTGTACCTAAAATAATGGACACAGAAGCTAAAGTAAAGGTCTTACCTACAAAACTACGTATAGACCGTCTTCTACGCTCTAATGAACTTTGTTCTAGGGTTATAGGTACAAATTGACTAGTAGACTTGTTTTTATCTACTGATTTACCCCCAAAGAATAATACTGAGTCTTCTTTTATACGACTCAGAAACCTTAGTAACTTACCCTTACTTTTGGAGTTTTCTTTAATCTCTTTAGTCTGTCTAAACATGAATGTTAAAAACCCTTTCTTAAAAAAGAAACCTTAGTGTCCGTATAAACACCAAGGTTCCCCCTAGTTACTTGCAATAAACCCACCTTAACGATAAGCCAATCTACAAGTAACTCATCGGTGAAATAGATTGGCAAAGAATATCGCAAGAGCCGCCGTATTACCAACCATGATGTATGCTAAACAAGCCCCTGTTATCAATAATTTTGGAATAGAACGTGTGAAATACGTCAACATATAATTAGAATGAGAACCTTTAGATACCCCATCCTTATAAGAGAACCAAGCCTCTGGAGATATAAACACAGGGCGTTTATCTCCACGTTTCATAAAGTGATACATCAACGTAGGAGTCATCATTGCAAATACATCAAATGCAATTGAGATACCCACCGTAGCACTTATTAAAATAGTTAATACCCCTAACAACGTACCTAAAGGAGTTGTGAAGAACTTCAAAATGTTGCGAGCTTCATTCAAATCAGCTACAACATCTGTATTAACTGCTTGTAAAACACTAGAAATATTAACGTCTTGGTCTTCTACAAATTTATATATTCGCGCTCTATCTCTCGAAGATAAACCACCTGAACGCTCTTCTTTCAAATTACTCAAAGCAATATTCATAATCTTTTGACGAGTGTTCATCGGATACTCTAAGAAATTCTTACGGTCAATCGAGACCCTTTTCTTAGCACTATTATAGTAAATAAACTTCCAACCATCAGATATTTCATCTGAACGAACTGATAATTCTACCTTTAATTCATTGTTGATATTGTCAATAACAGAGGATACCCCTGCTTCACTATCTACAATTACAAAAGGTAAACTATTCTCATCCACAGAAGTAGCATCAAACTTCGCTCTAGCTTGAACTTCTTCTACTAAAAGGTTTGGGGAGTGAGAACTACTCACAAAACCCAAACCGATAATCATTGATAACAAAGCTACTTGTAAAACTCTAACGAATTTTAACTGAGCCATTGTACACCTCTTAATCTTAATTTAAACCAATAAATGAAGCGAATAGTGACGAAATCGGGCCGACTAAAACTAACATTGAGTTCGTAGCAAAGAAAATCAACACTAAAGCATAAGCTAACATCATCAACCAAGTTTTACCTATGTAGATAAGAAGTGGATTTCCACCTTTATCCATAGCTTGATCGTTAGCTAAAACAGCTTGTTTAGGGATAATACTTGCTACATAACCTTGTACACCTTTACTACCATCACCTGCACCTTTAACAAAGTACTGGAATGAAGGAGTCATAAAGTAGAAGACCGCAATAGCCAAATGTAAGAAGAATGAGAATGATGCTAAAATCAAGAATACCGCAATCGCAGTGTTAAACGCTGGGTAGAATGGTGAAAGGAAGTTAGATGCCCCTGCCCAGTCTGGTGCGACATCAGCTGTTGCAACTGAAATCAGATAACCAGCAGTTGAGCTTTTCACTTCTCTCATATCTTTCCAGAATTTATTAACAGTGCCTTTTGTGACTGCATTGTTAGTTGCATCACCTGACTCAATAGCTGCTGCATCTTTGTCGGCTGCACGTTGTACTGCTCTGTTAATATCTTGGATAACTTTGTTCTTGTCTCCCTCAGTCAACTTATCAAAGTTACTAGTCACTTCACCTTTTTGGTTATAAATCTTAGAACCTGATAAACCATCACCCGTAGTTGTACGGTAAGTATTATCAGAGACTTCATTATAAACTTTCTCTTGTAGACGACTCATTGACTCAGACGTTGAAGTGTCTGCACTTGCGCCACCAAGAGCGTGAACCTCAGCTACATTTGTTAAGTTAGTGACACCACTAACCTCTGACATGTAGCCTGCACCTACTAAACTAGTAGAAACCAATAATGTTGCGAGTGAACCTCGCATAAATTTAGAAATATTCATAGATAAACCTCAAATCTTTTATAAAACTGTTGGAGCAGTTTTACTCTTTATTGTTATTAGTTTATCCTACTGTAATACGAAATGTTTCGTTCTGCTCCCTTTAAATCACTTCCAATAATTTAAAGACAACTTATACTTTGAAGTGTACATAATATGCACCCTCAACTAAAAATTTGTAATATCGATATGCCACCTAAATCCAACAACACTAGCGCTAACATCCCATATTGAATAATAGCTAACGATTTTCGGATAGCCATTTCCCACTCCGAACCTGTTTTAAAAGCCGAAATACCGGGAACTAAACGTATAGTCGTAAATATAGGAACCTTTGGAAAGAATACTTTGAGGAATACCCCAAGAGCGAAACGTACACCCTCCGTAGTCAGCATATCCAATACTAAATGGGATATAACACCTAACCCAAACCCTGTAACAATCAATAACCATAACAAAGGGTCGAACCTACCTGTAAATCCTAAAAAAGTAGGACTATACATAAGAAACAAAATCATCAAAAGTGTAAACTCACTGTGGGTTTGCCACGAACGGTGTATACACCTCATAAATTTTAAGGTCTTATATAATACGGAACTCCTCTTTTGCTTGCTACTTAATCGCTCATCTAACTTCTTGTAAGGACTGTTTGCTAAATGCAAAAGTTTATTTTGTAACCAAGAAGCTGGGTCTTTTAATGGACTAGAATCCCAATGGTGGTCATTATCTGGCCACATACCCCCATAAATCCCTGCAGTGTAAATTACTAAGAACTGTAACGTAGGAGAAATTAAATCACTTTGAATCAAGTAACCTGAATCCTTCAACGTTAAAAAACCAGCCATAGCACACACTGTACCACCTAATCTGTGAGTTTTACCCTCCATAGGTTATTTCCCCACTAACTTTTTAAAATCCTTAGTACAAACTAAGCGAACTTGAACCCCTACTTTCTTTTTAAGAGATAAAACCGCTGAACCTACCTTAACTCTATTCCAAGTTCGAGTAGCTTTTGGGTTAAACGATACCAAATTAATGTAGGATACCGCTGAACCTTTTGCAACCTCTCTATAAGTTAATTCTTGGAACTTCTGAAGTACAGATTGTACAACAGTTAAGGAAACATCTAGTTGTTCCCCCACTCTCTTAAATAAGTAAGCCTGAGGTAAAACTTTACGAGCTTGCCCTTTTGAAACAGTTACTTTCATAAATAAACCGTCAAATACATCAAAAGAATACCCTTTAGAAATAGAGTCAAAACAAACTTCTCTATAGTACGACACAATGTTATCCACTGTTTCATACTTCAAATGAACTAATTTACTTACTTCTCTTATTACGTCTACGTAAGGCAATCTAGCCTTTGCACCCATACTAATACCTCATTGTCTTAAACTGCTAAAAAACATTCAAATTTCTAAAACCTATCAAGAACTGAGTTGGTATCTCTTGTTGTTGGAATTGCAACCTTGATTGAATGCTCGGATTTGATAATACCTCTAACATTAACGGTAACTCTTGTTCCGAAACTTCAACACAACAATAAGTAACTCTGCCTTTTAAAGTCTTTTCTGCTAAATCTAATAAATCAGCTTCCAATCTCCGTTTCATTAAATGAGCTTGATGCCCCCCAAAACGAGAATTGTTATTGTTCTTTAGATTATTAAATATCTTTAAATCCAAGAAAGCCATGCAATCACCTCAGATTTAACCTACAAATTGATGCCAAAGCTGAATAATTAAGTTAATAGCACCTTTAATAATCGCAATAATTAATGAAACTGCTTGACCTTGAAACTCTGTTGCAAAAGAAGTTCCAAAGATAACAAATGCTACACCTAATGCTACCAAAGTCTTCATGTGAAGTGAAATGTAACGACTCAATAAGTTACCTGTTGAGACCATAGGTTTATTCTGAGCACCTTGACCCATACCCATTCCCATACCACGGTTCATACCCATTGGTGAACCCATACCGTTCATCCCACCCATCGGTGAACCCATTCCACCCATAGGAGAACCCATTCCACGGTTCATACCACCTTGGGTTTGAGGTGCACTTGAACTCAATCCTGCACTCTCAATAATTTGACGAGCATCGTAAGACAATGTAAAGAATGAACCTATAAACCCAGTGATGCTAAAGCCTTGTTGGTCTTGATTAGAAGTCTTATTCATAAAGTACTCTCTGGGACCTGACCAAACCAAACATAAAACGTCTACCGAAGTTTGGAAGAAATAACCAAAAGTTGCTAAACCCCAAAAGAAATTAGCTAAAAACATAAGACCGTAACCAACTGGTGCTAAAGCACTTGCAGCTAAATCCCAACTAGCATCTCTATTTGTGTTTACTGCTTTATTAATTTGATCCAAAGCATGGTCTTGTGTTGTTTGAGGAATAGCCTCTCGAACACTCTTTAAAATGTTGTTTGCTTCGTCTCTTGATAAACTTGTAGTTGTTTCAACTACATCAGATACTGAGGTGGATTTTTCGGGAACCCCACCTAAAGAATCTGTGTTCGCAAACGTAGTCATAGGCAATAATGCAAGTGAGTTCAGAAACACAAGGCTCCCAACTGCATAATGCTTGCCTTTAAATTCTTTATTTAGGACTAACTCTGAAATTCTTCCCAAAATCGACACCAACTTTCTGATTGTTTTGTTTATTTTACCAAATTTATTTCTAGTTGACAAGCATTTCTCTCAAAAATAAAAAAGGGTTTATAAAACCCTTGCCATTAGCTATTTAAACCGAGCTTTTAACTCAGCTATTTTATTAGGAGCAAACCCTGAGAATGCACCCTCAACATCATCTAGACCATTTGGAAAAACTACTGGCAAAGAACTAAATTTAGCTCCTTTTACGATACGAACGTGTCCTTCATTATCTGGGTTATACGGAATTTCCTTGTAAGGAATACCCTCTGCATCTAACTTACGCTTCAACATTTTACATCCGGGACAAACCCCATCTTCTGGGCGTTTTGTAAATACTATAATCTCTTTTGACATTTTATTTCTCACTTTCTTTAATAGTTTAACTAAACCCTAACTGTCTTAAATGGTTGGATAATATCCAATAAAGTTCAAATAAGTCTTCTACTAAAGGTAAATCGGCTCTAAAGACATCTAAAGCCCCTGAATATCTAGCTGAGACATAATCGAAAACTTGAATAGCATGCAACCGACCTTCAATTTTAGAATCCTTATTCAAACGATCAATAAAAAACCAAAGGTCTGGAATAGAATCACTAAACAAGTAAATAGACCTTAAAACATTATGAGAACCTTTTGAAGTCTTAAATTTATCTGGGTAATAAACTGAATTTAACTTTTTAACTTGAATTTCTAATAACCAATACAAATTAAATCTAAGAAGTAAAGGATTTCTTGTAACTTCATAGCAAACCTCTAAATCTTTAACTAAATAATCAGTCAACTCAAGAGGTGGAAACTCCGGTAAATCTCTCATAAAATAGTCTTTCATAGAATAACCTCACGTACAATCGGACTATTTTTTAAAAAGATAACTTTAGTTTCAGGTCTAGTCTCAGACATAGGATACACACTAATTAGTATATGTTTCTTCTCCAACCTATCCACTAAGGTGTAAAAATCTTCAAGAAATGGATCACCCAATTCTTTAGGGTATAAAACATAAAACTCTCTAAACCCTGCCCGACTTGGAACTACCTCATAAGTCTCAGCAAAGTCTTTAGTAACTCTGCGTTTCAAAACTTTCTCTAACATAAAAGTACCGTAAAGAAATAACTATAAATAATTATTCTATTCTGCGAAGAATTAACTATATAATAGTCATCCTATTCCTTTCATTTAATATTTCAATTAAATTAGCTGTACGGTAAGCTATTCAAATAGTTTGAAAATCTTCTTTATTTCAATGCAATAAAGACTCTCTCAAACACTAAATTATATTACTTAATTTCACAATCTTTCCGTATCTTGTCTTCATATTGTATTAAATAATTAGAACTCAGTCGTATTGATAAAATCTTCTTGCAATGACATAAGAAGCTGCATCATGCACGTTTAATTTCATTCTATCTGTATAACTTACTTTAGCTATTTTACTCGTATTATAAGGGTTCACTGTATGTACAGATACCCCTTCTTTTGTTGCTTTACTGTTTAAGCAATGTTTAAATAAGCCAAACTTCAAACTATTTATCATGCGATTATAGTTCTTTGAAGTTGTTTTCTCTTGTTTCTTATTGGAGTCTAAACTAACTAAATCTTCAATGATAATATCTTTACCAGCACTAACGGCTTGAGAAACCAACTTAGAAACTAAATCTAACCTAGAAGTTTTAGTTTTGGTTGCTCTTCCTTGATGTAGATAGTTATATCTAGTTAAAGACCGTAATTTCCCATCTATATTGATTTCAGACACAGATATAAAACCTTTGTTGAAATCAACCCCTAGAACACCATGATTATATCTAGTTACATCAGTAGTTTTTCTCCGATACATAATCTGTAGGTATAGAACACCTTGCCGCTTGATGATTCTATAAGTCAAAGGGTTAGATTTCTTCTCAGATAATGTTTGTAAAGTACATTGTTTGGCTTCTTTATTTTTCAAAACAAACGACCCAAAAATGTACTTATCAGAACCAGATACCCAACGATTATCTAATCTTAACTTATATTCAAAACGATTGCACTTCGAGTTGAAGGTGATTTGAAACTGCTGATTACCACAAGTCTCATTTTTATCTCCAATATAAACAACTTGGTTATCTCGTTTAGCTAAGAACTTTTGCTTATTTGTTTTAAGCAAGTGTTTTGTACCAAATGTTAAATGAAGTTTCAAACCATTATCAATAAGTTGATTTACTTTATTTAACTTCATTTGAGTCCAAAACAATCGTAACTTCGCTAACTTTCTTTGTTTTAAAGATGTAGAATTTGAAGACAAAATTGACTTAAATTTTGCTAGCTTCTTGTACAAAGAACGCTTACGCTTATACAAGTTACTATATTGGTAACGAGCCGACTCTTTTAAGAGTTTTAATTGGTTCTTAGCAGTCCGAAGAATTGCTTTAGCCATACGATTAGTTAAATTAAAATCAAGCATCAAATTGGTTCGATACCGAGACTCAGACTCACCATTTAGTTTATGTCTTAAATGATGTACACACCTACGAACCAAGAAATTAAACAACTTAGAATAGTCATCAAAGTAATCATACAAGGGAGTATTATCTTTTAGATAAAGTTTAGACTCAGCAACTAATGTTATATTAGTCATCTTCTAAATCCTTCTTAAAGTTTTGTACTTTGTTTTTACGTTTACCATTCAGTTTTGCTGAAAAGACAGTGATGATTTGAATTAAATCTGTAACTAGTTCTTCTTGTGCAGTCTCAAACTGTTGATTGACAACCTCTATTGAAACCCCAAACTCATGAAATAGAAACTCCAATAACTCAAACCCAAAACGAACTAATCTATCTTTGTATAAAACATAAACCGTATCAACTTCGTTATTTATGACCATACGAATAAGTTCATGTAAGTTGGGATTTTTATAGTTGATACTCGAACCTATAGATTGAATGAGTTTAAAAGGTTTTCCTTTCGAAACCAAATAACTCTCCATAAGTTGTGCTTGTCTAATTAAGTCATCTGACTGTTTCTTTGATGAAACACGCACATAACCAATGTTCACCTTAGAATTATAATTACCCTTATTCTTACCTACAAAATCCAAATATTGTTTATGAGTGTAACGTCTATGACCACCATCCGTTATAAAAGCTGGGGTTAATTTACCCTCTTTATGCCAAACTCTAAGCGTTTGAGGAGTAACCCCAACTTTGTCTGCAAATTGATTTAATGTGTAAACTGTTTTTTCCATACTTTTAGTATAACATATTCAAACTAAAATCAAGAGTTTTCTTTAATTATTTTTTAATTAAATTTTATCTGCTTGTCAACCTCACTTTATTTATTATTTATAAATTATCAAACATATTAACCATCTGCTCTGCCGACATCGGTGTTAAGTCTAACTGAGCTTTTGCAACAGTCTTCTCATGGTGAGAACGTTTATCTTCAATGTGTTTTTGAGCCACTTGTTTGCTCTCTACGAGGCGTTCGTTACCTTTCAAAGGATTTACTTCTAGGGAAGTTGAAACACTCTCAGAATCGATTTTAGGAGTGGATAAACCACGATACCCTAAAAGTAACAATTGTGTCTCAATATCCCCTCTACCTAAATTATTCAAAAACTCCAATAAAGCTAAGATTTCATCATTGGTAAATTTACTAAACAAGTCTTTATAAAGCTTTATCTCATCTTTGGTAATACCTAATACAGATAACCCTAGAGAAATGTAAAGACCTCTCTTTACAAATTCACGTAAATCATCTACAAAGAGTTTTAAACCAATCTCTAAAGCAGCGCTATGAACAGTCTTAGTATATAGAACTATATTCTTTGACCTCAAATACTCTAAGAAATCAAAGTATAAACCTCTATTTTTATTAACATCTAAAACTTTAACTACATCCTCATAACGAACAGAACCGTAAGAACGATATACATTTTCTAACTGTTTCAAAGATTGACGAAAAACACAATTTGAGCGGACTGCAATCAACTCTAAAGCAGATTTCTCAAATGCGAACCCCTCTTCAGTAGATACCCACTTCATAAGCTCCACATTATCTGCGACACTTGGAAGTTCAATTTCAATCTTTAAGTCCATACGAGTTCTTAAAGGTTCAACCATCTTCTGAGGGTCAGTTGTACAGAAGAAGAAGATAGACTTAGGTGGGGCATCTTCGGTAAACTTCAACATACTATTTTGACCATCTTTTGTAATTAAATGGCACTCGTCAAAGATAAAGATAGAATACCCTGCAAAAAGTTTAGGCATAGAAGCAGACTCTACAAACTGACGAACTGCATCTACATTCCCTGTTTTAGATGAGTCTAATTCTTTTACCGAGAATAAATGTGTGGCATCTGCCGTTTCAATATATTTATTCAAGTCTTGACACATCTTACACTTATTACAAGGTAGTAAATACTCTCTATTTTTCCACTTGCGCACTTGCTTATCTTCACACAGTACTAACTTAGTAGACATACGAGCCATAGTAGTTTTACCACAACCACTTGCCCCTGAAATCATAACACAAGAGGGATACTCTTCTCCGTCTTTTGAAGAAAACCGATTTAATAACTTCTGAACTGCCAACTCATTCCCAATATATTTATCAACATCTTTTGACCGATATTTTGTTGCGAAATTTTCTGCCATCCTACAACTCTTTTCTCCAACGTCTCTTCTCTGCTTGAATTAAAGCTTGAGTATCTTCCAAAGCTTTCCAATAACTTAAACGTTTTTGCTCAAACAAAATCCACTTATCTTCGTCTTTGTTATAAATCTGAATCACAAGGTCAGAATACCCTCGGTCAACTAATTTAATAATCTCATTTAGAGCGAAATTCTCTTTATAATAATTCTCATACAGAAACTCAACTAAAACCTTAGAAGTATTACCATCAACAAAACGAACTAAAGTATACCGTTCTCTATGTTCTTTCTTAATCTTATCTTTCAATAACACACTTAAGTTAGTTAAAGCGCTACGTAAATCCCAAGAAACAAACCTAGATGCAACTGGTTCTTCAACTTCACCTGTCTCCCTATCAGTAGGAACTATTAAAGGAAACTCAAGATGGTTTACGAAAACCTCTCCGTCCCTAATATATAACTCATACGAAACTTGAGTGTTAGGTAAAGTAGGTAAAGTAACCTTACCACTTTCTACCATCTCTTTTGTAATAACCATAGATTGCACTTTATAGTGTTCATCAATATAATACAAAACTCTCTGTTTCCCTACTGGGTAAGGAGATGCAAAAACTAAATCCATGTAAAAACCCCACTTTTTTATTTTCTTTATTATAACACAAAATACTGTAAATAGCAAGATTTTAGAGTAAATAAGGTAAACTAAACAAAAAGAAAAGAAAACAGTGAGTATGATACCCACTATTCTCCCGCAGTTTAGACGATTAGGCACCCTTCCGAGTGCTTATTTAATATATCACAATTGAATCATTTTTGCAATCATTTTATTTCTATTTCATCGAAATTTGTGTGAACTACTCCTACCTACATTATCACTTAGAGGTAGGAGCTTCTTGGGTAATGTGCTGACTTACTGATTAGCTAACTAATCAACAGAGGTTACATAAATTTACCAAGCTAACTCCGTAGTCCCTACGGTTGTATTATTTTTTTTTCTAATTTACACTAAACGCAAACCCTCATTAAGAATGTTAATACTTGCGTTAATATCCCTATCATGGTGAGCCCCACAGTTGGTACAAGTCCACTCTCTAATTGAAAGAGGTTTCTTACCTGAGTTAAAACCACAATCTGAACAAAGCTGAGAAGAAGGATACCAACGGCTAATTTTAGACACTTGTTTTTCGTACCAATCAGCTTTATATTCCAACATTCTCACAAATTTAGACCAAGAAACATCACCAATCGTTTTTGCTAATTTATGGTTTTTCATGAGGTTTTTACTTGATAAGTCTTCAATACATAAAATATCGTGGTTCTTGACAAGATATGTACTAAGCTTATGAAGAAAATCTCTACGCATATTAACAATTTTCTCGTGGATTTTAGCGACTTTTACTCGTTGCTTTTGATAATTCTTACTCTCAGAAAGCTTACGTCCTACTTTCTTAGCCGCTAAAGCTCTGCGAGATAAAACCTTTTGTTCTTCAGCCAATTTCTCTGACAACTGCTTGAGAAAGCGTTCATTACCGATTTTCTCCCCTGTTGAAAGAATAGCAAAGTCAGAAAGCCCAAGGTCGATACCGACTGAAGAATCAGTTTTAGGAAGGGGAGTAATCTCAGTTTCACACAAAATAGAAACATAATATTTCCCAGTTGACGTCATTGAAATAGTTACACTCTTAATAACACCTTTAATTTGACGGTGTGCTTTGACACGCACCCAACCAATTTTAGGCAATCTTATAAACCTACCGTCTAAAGCAATACTACCTTTCTGATTATTGGTTTTATAAGATTGGCTATGATTCTTTTTCTTAAAATTAGGGAAACCAAACCCTGACGTGAAGAAGTTTTTATAAGCTTTCTGAAGATTGAGTTGCACGTTAGATAAAGCTAAACTATCTACTTCTTTTAACCAAGGGAAGTCTTTCTTGTATTGAGATGGTGTGTTATATAAAGTTTCGCCAGTTTCTTCATAGTGCTTTATCTTATCCGCTAACATCATATTCCAAATCGCTCGGGAACAACCAAAGGTTTTCGCAAAAAACTGCTCTTGTTCCTCATTAGGATACATCCTGAATTTATAAGCTTTTTGTTTAATAGTCATTTTTCTTTACCTTGATTTTCGATATATTGACGAATAACTTCAATAGGTGCACCACCGCTCGACAATAAACAAAAGGAACGAGACCAAAACATCTCTTTCCACAGTTTTTGACGAATAGTAGGAAATTCTTTCTTCAATAACCTACTCGATGCAGACTTATAAGCGTTAATGAACTTACTTAGTTCTGTCTTAGGTTGACCTTTAAATAGAACGTGAACATGGTCTTTATCATGGTTCCACTCAACCAATTCTACCTTATAAGTAGGTGCAATATACTCAAATATCTCTTTGGCTCTATTGGATATTTCATCAGTAAACACTTGTCTTCTATATTTCACTACTAAAATCAAATGATAATGTAACGAGAAGACTGAATGTGCATTTGTATCTAAATCCATTGATATTACTAACTCTCTAATAGTTTAACTGATTATAGTTTACCACAGTAACTAGAAACTGTCAAGATTTTATTTAGTTTTATGCCAATAAAATCAAAAACTTATTGGAGCAACCCCTTTACATCCCACCACTTAAGAGGTGGAGGACTTACAGGTAAGATGTTTAAATTCAGATGAACCACTTGCCAAAGCGTTAAAATAAGCACTACTGTTGGTTTTCAAGTTTCCACTATGTCGCCACAAAGTTTCTTGGAACTCTTGCTCATCATTCGCTCTTGAACCTACACAGTTAGTCACTACACGTACTTTCCCTGACTGTTTGTACATCAAGACAACTACATCAACAGGTACCATATCACCTAAATTAAAACGACTTGCATAGTGGGTAGGTACTGAAACCTTAGAAACATAACCATTTGACTGGAAGTACATTTCAACAAAATACCCTTTATCTACTTTATCGAACAAAGGTAGGTAAGTAGAGTCTTTTCGCTCATAATACTCCCCTCGACTAAATAAATTAAACCCAATAATAGTACGAGATAAATGATACATAGCTGTATATACCACAATAAACCCACCTAGAAAAATCAATAAATTCAAAGCAGACACAACAAATCGAATTGCAAAGTTTTCACTCAGTAATTGTTGCTGATAAATCTCTAAACCCATATCTGCTAAAAACCAAGTAGACAAACCTAAAGTAACCCATAAAGCCAAACTTCTACAAAACGAACGCACTTGCTTACCTTTAGTCTCTACACGCTCTCTAAATAAACTAGCTAAAGTACTCTCTACATCCAAACGATTTAATCTTTCCTGTTTCTCCGTCATATAAACAATATTATTCATCATTTTTCTCCTTTGTTGTTCCATTTATATGTTTTTATTATATCAAAAATAAGACATTTTGTCAAGTGTCTTACGCTTATTTTATTTCTAAAGCTCACTCTTCTCAAAACCTAATGTATTAACTAAGAAATCTTCACAATCTGTATAGTCAGAGAAAATATCTAAATCTGAAGAAACCAAGTCATATACTCCAAGAAAACCTTGTGACTTCAATTTATCCCTACATACTTTACGATAGGTTAAAACCTCTAAGTCAGCAGATAATTTTTGATTGTTTCTTACAATAAATGCCTTGAAATTGCGATAAGTAGTTAACCCTTTACTTACCTCAACATCATAGTCTAGCATAAAGTTATAAATCCAATTCCAATGAGCTGCTCTGCTTCGGTTACGAATGGCTAAGTACCAATCTACTTGTTCTACTACCTTAGAACCCTCTATAAGAACTAAAGCGAAGTCTTTATTAAACTTAGATACCGAACTTCTACGGACATTACCATGCAAAGTTTGAACTTGAATACCGCTACGAGAAGTACTTAATGAACTATCATCCGACTTCAAAGGCATATATGGAATATAAGACTGGTCTAAAATAAAATCTCCTAAACCATACTTAGGCGCACGACTTAAATGAGAAGTAGCAACTCTACCTCCATAAAGCTTAACCTTTGCATAGAACGTAACCACAGAACCCAAATAAAGAGCGTCCACTTTATAACAACTAGCATCCACCTCTGGTAAAAACATCCATATATGACTTGAAAATACTGGTTGACTTGGATTATTCTGAAACTCTGGTATTTCTCCACCATTGGAATGCTTAATTAACTCATAAACTTCAGTTCGAGTGCGTTCCCCAAAAGTACCTACTAAAGTAGGATTCACAATAAGTAAAGATACCCCTTCTTTGATTTTTCGGACATCGCAAATATGACCTGCTACACCTACATATTGACCTAAATAAGGTTGCAAACCAATTCGACTTGAAGAAGTCTTATCTACAATCTTCTCCTTTAATTGATGTAAAAAATCAAAACCAAGCATAAGACCATGCAACTGCAATTCAAAAGGAGTACGATTAGCTTTCCCATCTAAATTAGCAATATCATTAACCCTATCTAACATAGAAAATGGTGTATACTGTACGCCTAAACCAGTTTTCTTTTGAGTAGTCTTTTTCTTCTTCGGTCGTTTCGCCATAAATATTTCTCCTATTCGTTTTATTTCTTTTATTATAACATAAAACGATATTTAAGTCAAATAAATATACGTAAGATTAATGACCTTACGTATACTTTAATATTTATTATTTTAACTCTTACTCACCTTGAGTATAATGTGCAAAGTACTTAGCTAAATTAACTTGTGAGGAAACTTGTTGAGTAGTTTGAGCACCCGTAGATTTAGGCTTAGAACCTTTCACGTTAGGTTTAACTTCTTTTGCAGCAGACTTAGGACTACTCTTAGGCGTTGTGTATTCATTATACACCCCAAATACTGACTCATACTCTGGTTTAACTTTGCTACCCTCTGAAGCAATTGGTACTCCTTTTACTTCATGCGTATCTGCAAACAAACTCTTAGGTAATAACAACCCTTGAGGTACACTTAGATTCAAACGGTCTTTTAACATCAAAAGAACTTCTTCTGGTGTTTTACCTTGAACTAAATTATGCTCAACTAACTTACGAGCAACATCCAACTTAACCGTTTTAGCAGAGATACGTAGACCTAAAGCAACAGACACCTTACTGAAAATACCCTCTGGGTTATCTGGTACTAAGATACCCTCACTTCGAGCATCTTTAACCTCAATCTTAAATGTGAAGTCCTTAGCTATCTCAGTAGCAAGCTCTTCTGTTAATTCTGGGTGCAACTCAGTTAATTGTTGTACAATAACCCCTAAAGCTTCACCTACACCCAAACTGTACCCAATTTCTTTACAAGTCTCTGCTAAAGCAATTAAACCGGGTTTAGTAAATAAACGCTCTTCTCCGATTGCAAAAGGCACACGCTTAACTGAACTTGGGTTTTCCGCAGTAGACAATAAGCTTGTATTTGGTTGATAAATAGACTTATGATTGCTTTGAAGAACTAATTTATCCTCAAAAACTTCTAACTCTTCAACACCATCATTTCGCAAAATATAACCAACAATACGAGTTGCTGGTTTATAAACACCTCTTGTAAATACTGTAACTGTATCTAAGTTAGACTGGATAATACCTACTAAAGAAATACCACCTGCTCTTGGTGCGTCTACTTCATCAGAACCACTTACATCAGTTTGTTTAGGTTTTGACACTTCTTCTTTAGGTAAAGGTTTTACTTCCCCAACAGGTTTACCTACTTTTTCATCTACTACACGGCTTAAAGGTTCTACCTGCCCCTCTGTTTCACCTTGTGGAGAAACTTCTACAATAGGCACAGTATGAACCGAAGAGTCAACTCTCTCTCCCAACGCACTAGCAATCGTAGACTGCTCTTCTTGTTCTGGTAACTTTGGCGCATTACCTAGGTTTAACATCCTTACCATAAATCTAAGACCTCACTTTTATTAATTAATTTATTTTAGCATTACATAAAATAAAAGTCAAGATGTTATCTTTTTATTAAATAGTATTTGATAATACTCCATTTACTTAATAAATAGTTTGTTAGTCAGTATTGTTAAATAATTCCTACTCTAACTGGATGTAAACTACACCCTCTATCCCATCTGTAAATACATTAGGGAATACTTTTTTCATAATCTGAAATGCAGCGTTGACATCTGCATTGATTTTAATTCCTTTATTACTTACAAATAACCCACGTTTGACACGTCTCTTCTTGTTATAATACGATTTTTCTGGTAACTCATTATCTAAGAAACTTGTACCACTTGTATAACTCTCATCAGTTAAAATAACTTGGATACCACAGAGTTGTGCTTTATAATAAATCTTATCAATTAACTTTTGATGAGGAATGGAAACAAATGCTTGATTAGTAACTTTACCTAATGAACTCGACTGTTTTGCAATACTCTGATAATGAACCTTTTTCTTATTGTAGTATTGATTATTTGATTTTAGACCTTTACCATTGACAATAAGAGGTTGTAAACCTGTATTTGTAACAACAGTTGCTAAGTTATCTAAACCTAAATCTATACTCATATAGCGACCATTATCTGGTAACATAGTATCTGCAATAGAGACACTGTATACAATCTCAACACAAAATACTTGATTTTGAGGAACAATTCGAATTTGGTTCAGTTTCTCAAATTTTGGTAAAGTTACACAACGTGGTTTTACAGTAAAACCTTGGAAAGACTTAGGGAAATGTAACAAATTTTCTTTTTGTTTAACTTGTTGGTTTGTAACAATCAAGACCATTTTCCCATCTTTTGGTTTATATTTCGGTAATTTTGGTTTTCCTGAGTATTTATCTTTATTCTTAGACCAATCTTGTATCGACTTAAAGAAAGACTTCCAATTAGTATCCAACAAGCGCAACGTTTGTTGCGCAGACTGAGCCGTTGGCATATTGGTATAATCTGGGAAATCTAAATCTGACCTCAAGAGTTTACATAAATCAAAATACCGAAGCCAATTACCATTATCTACAAACTCTTTTCGAACCAAGTAATTGGCATGATTGTATAAGTTCTTCGACAAATGTGTGAACTCACAGAACATGTTGTAATAAGGGTGACTCTTTTTAATCACATGTTTTTCAACTTGTTGAATGACTGTCATCTTCAAGTAACTCCTTAATTACCTCATCTTTACATTTACTGTAAAAGTTTGTTGAGTAGCTTTGTAACAAATGAACTACATCATCAAAGACCTCTTCACTGTCCAAATCTGTAGAACCAACTTCACTCATTACAACAAGTTCACACCCATGTTTAGCAAATAGATACGAAAATAGGTCAAATTCTACACGTGACAATCTGTCCTTGTAAGTAATGACTACTCGTTCAACTTTTCCAGCTAAAACTTCATCTAACAAGTCAAAAAATTCTTTGCGCTTCTCAAAACTGATACCGCTTGCTATATCTTGGTAAACACCATTTAAGACATAACCATTTTGGAAACAGAACGTTTTAAGTAGTTGAACTTGATTTTCTAAGTCCTTCTTCTGCTTTGCAGTAGAAACTCTTGCGTAAATGTAAGTTTTACGCTCAATATCTTTATTCAATAGCTTATAGACACTATCTGAGTCATAATCATATTGACCATTACCCTTTACAGTTACTTTCACACGACCTTCTTTAACATACTTAGTTAAAGTCTGTCGTGTAACTTTTAAAATCTGTAAAACTTCTTTGGCTTTCAACATTTCACCACCTTTCTAGTTTAGTTTTAATTATAGTATATCAAAATAAAATAAAAGATGCAACTATTTTTATTAAAATAATTGCATCTTTTATAACTTGTTTTAATTGTTCATGTGTCTATATTTTGCATTACTACTTTGACTTTCATCTTATTTGTTGACAGACTCAATTACAACCTTATCTACATCAACTAATTTTCGATATTTAACGGTAACTGTATCTCCTACTCTGTAATTAGCTATTTCCGTATGATTCATTGAAACCGTAAGAGTAGCATTACCTACGGATAAAACCATTTTGTATGTAGCAGCCAAATCAGTAGAACCCTCTAAATGAATTTCCTTTATAGTACCCTTAGCGACTAAAACCTCAGAGGATACCCCTACTCCATCTAAATTCTTAGTTGAAGATTGCTCTTTTACTTCACTCCCACCTAAATCGGAAGACTGCGACTCTTTAGGTTTATTTGACTGTTTAGAATCACTCTTAGGTTGCTCTTTTGCAGAACTAGAACCCTCTGGGAAAATCCTATCACTATCTTTAGGTTTAGAAGTTGTATCACCATCAGAACTCGAAGCACTCTCCTTAGTATCCGTCTTAGTTACCACAGAATCACTTGAATTTGGTGCTGTCTTTTTAAATTTATTAGATATAAAAATCATAGTACCAAAAATCAATAAACTAACTACAACAACGGTAACAATTATTGAAAACGGAGACCACTTCTTCTTAGGAGATTGAGCATCAACTCTATTCTCCATTTGACCATAATTATCATAGTGGTTAGAATCAAATTGAGGTTTAGGTTGCCCTTGAGGATGCTGAGTATAACCTCCAGAATCAAACCCATTAGAACCTTGCGACTCCCAACTATCTCCTTGACCTTGATTGAAACCTTGTTGTGGAAAATCATTTGGGTAAGGTTGTTGAAGTTGTTGAGGTTGGTCAAATCCAAAACCACCCCCTCTTTGATTTTTAGGTTCAAACATATCCTGTCGTCTGTACTTTGGGTCTTCCTCTAAGGAATTGGTTGTCTCAGAACCAAAATTAGACGAACCAAACCCACCTCCTTGTGACGAGGGTTGTTGTGGAGATTGTGGTGAACCCCAATCCGGTACCCCATTCCAATCTCCTCCACCTTGATGTTGTCCAAAATTACGCTGACTCATCTAAATTACCTATTACCTTCTCTAAACTATGTGTCTCAGTATTGAACACTAAAACATATTCAGAACTAATATCGGATAACTCACCTGTTTCTTTATGAAAACGTAAAGTTTCACGGTAGTAGTTATCATCTCTTTGATACAAAGTTACATTATCATCGTCATTAATTAAGTATAAGAACTTGCAACGCTTGTCAGTGTTCCAATCTAACTCTAAAGCTAAAGCACCCAATAATCTCAATGGATTATAAGTGACACCCGTAGGTGGTCTTCCCGCTAAGTACTCAGACCATGAAACTTTTTGTCCACGTAAAGCTTCCGTAAGGACATCAAAACCTACATAAAAATCTTTACGTATAAAGTCCTTGAGTGAAGAGCCATCTGAAGGGAACACAGAACTTAAACTTTGCAAGTAATCAGAAACAACACACCATTCAAGCAAGTCTTCCCTTAAAGTTGAAACAAAACGATCTTTTGTTCGCTCATTTAAACAGAATTGAACTAGATATGGACTACCTTGAGGTTTAAATTCCTTCAACAAGTCGTTTAAAATAACCAAGTTCTGATACCCTAGAACACTGTCTGAAAAATCATTTAAAACTAACTGCACTAAATCAACATAACGACCTTGATTAACGTCCTCTACTACTTTATCAGACAAAGGAACATCATAAGAGCTAAACACTTTCTGTTCAACATCAACTGAAACAGCATATTTAAACTTACCTTTAAAAGATAAGTTGAACTGCAAATCAGAACCCCCACGCACTTGTACGAATCGGAACTGTTTCAAATTGTACACTTCAATATTCTGTAAAGCATTAATGTGCTTAAAGTATAACTCAAACCCTTTTCTAAAAGCATCTCTGACACTTTTACAGTCATCTAAAGCAGTAGAGTCTAATACAAATCTAAAATATCGTTTATCATAAAACATCTTACTATTTAACACCTATATTCTAACCTTCTAAATCACTAAAGAACTTCGTAAATTCACTATCCTCAGTAGGTTTTATCGCACTTAGTAAACCTAACTCATCATCTTTCGAACTACTTGAAGTCTCCTTATCTGAACCCTCATTGGTTGTATCATCTTGGTACTCTTCAAAATTAAATCCATCTCCTAAAGGATAATCATTATCTGGATTTGATGCAAACATATCCGATAACTTAGAGGGTTTCGTACTTTGCAAAGTTTCACCCAATTGAAAAACAACCTCATCGATACGCAACTTATCCAACTCTTCTACTCGCTTCATATACTCATCATTGAAAGCTTTTTGAGCCGTCTGTTCATACTGCTCTACTACACTTAAATGACGAGTAGAAAATTGGAAATTCTCAGCTCTATTATTAGTACCGATACCTACTAAAGTTTCTACACGCTCAACTGAGCCTAATACACGTAATAGTTCCTCAAAGTTAGCAGAGTGAATTAAAGGTAAGACTTCAGAATACCCTCTACGAAACACACCTTTAGACTCATTCGTTAAATAATCTTTAACTTTTTCTACGCTCATGTTATGAACCTGCCTTGGTCGTTTCCGTAGTTTGAGAGTTATCGGTTGCACTTGTCTTATCTTTGTTTAAAACCGAGTTTGGGTCAAAAGTAGAACCCTCAAAGGCTTTCGGTCTACGTGAAATCTCTTCATCATATTCTTTTAGAATATTATTGATAACAGTTTCTCCCTCACTATACTTAGCGTAATTATCGAGTTCCATATCATTTGAAACTAACCAACCACCTGTGCTTGTACGCTTAGTTAAAGTTAAATTCACTGTTATAGATTTCTTCTTAGCACCCTCAGACTTCCAATAATTTGAAACATATTCGTATAAGAAGTTTCTAGCTTTAGTTGAATCTGCCTCTGTTTTACGGTAAGAATAAATACCTTTTAGTAAGTTCTCTCTATCCGATTTCCAAAAATCCTTATTAGATAAGTCTAAAGCCTTTAATTTAACCGTTACGTTAGTTTTATCATCCGCAAACGTAGCTTGACTTTCAATACCCTCAATCTCTAAGCTCAATAGAAATTGTTGATACATAGACTTCTTAAATGACTCTGAATATGTAAACTCTGCTTCTGAATTAAAATACCCATTCAAGGTTTTCAATACTTGATCTTTGTACGCATATTTCTGAGCAGTAGCAAAATCTAATGTAGACAATGAACGTAAAAAGGTACGAATAACCTCAGTCTCCGACAAGTTCTCATCACCTAAAGCCATACGAGTACCCTCATCTGACCAATAGTAACCCTCACCGGCTTCGCCATATTTACGAATTAAACGTTTCTGCTCTTCCTCAAAAGGCGTTAAAGATTCCTTCTTAGAACTCTTATTCGTAGTTTCTACTTGTTCATCAGAAGATTTAGCTTCATTTGCTTTTTTCGAATGATTACAAGCACGTACACCCATAAGAAGAACCACAAGAGCTAATACACTTAAAACAGTGTACCTAAAACCCTTTTTACTCCACAATTCTTTTACCTTATCCAAGATTCATACCTCACTAAAATTCTAATTCTCCAGACAAACTAACTGGCTCTACTAAATTAGCAGATACCGCTGCTATGTCTACACTTCTACCTGTAATGTAGTTATACTTCTCTGGCTCCTCTTGCAACATATCATAAATCACTCTCAAGTAAGCCGTTGAATAATACTCAATACACTCACTAAATCGCATTTGAAACTCTATAAATGACTGAATACTAACCGAAGTCGCACTAGAATCAACCCCAGACACACGTTTTAACCTAGCTAAACTCTCTACTAGAAAGTCTGTCTGCTGCTCAAAAGACCAACTCTTAGCTAAATGAGTAATCTGATGAACCATACTATCCTCAGACATCAATGCATAACGCTTCAGTTGTCTTACTTTCTTCTCCTCTTCCTCTTTCGTTAAGTAAGTTAACTTACGAATACGAGATAAAGCAAGTTGTCTTTGAGGATAATCCCCCTCAGCAATGCCTAAATCATAAAAAGTCAATAACAATCGTGTCAAACCTTTCATAATCTGAACACCACTTTCTGAGTATCTTGTGGCAGAAGTTAAAGAATAACCTACCGTTTCAAAATCCTCTAACAATAAAGAACCTGTATATAATTCAAGAGCTACGGATGTGTTCGAAGTTAAATTAAATTCTCTCAACGAACCACCTACTCTATGAGCATCAATAGTTATGATACCCTCTTTGGACTTCTCTTTTATCTTAGCTACATAACCATTTACAACTGAAACTGGTAAAACCATGTATTCACCCTCTACAAAAGAAACCTTCTTTCGAGGGAAAGACAATTTACCCTTAGATAAACTAATAGTTGGAAAAGCCAATAAACCTTGATTTAAAGTACTCCCAAAATCTTTATAGATTTTACCAAGACTTGTCTTCTGTCTATCAGTTACTTCAACTGCACTCTCCAATAAAGGTAAAGCCAACGTACCTAAGCGAACATCTTGTTTCCCTAAGTTAAAACCTTGCAATTCTTTAGACTTGAAAGGAGAAGTCACTACATAACAATACGTATTTGCAAGTAACCATAAACCAAAACGCAAATCTTCAAATCTCTTAGAAGAACCAATTTCAAAGGGTAAATCAGACAAAGCTTGACTACGCATCTTACCTAACAAAACCTCAATATTAGTTCCACTAACTGAAAAACTTGGGTTAAAACCCTCAGAGTTCAAGAAACCTAAAGGTAACCCTCTATCCGCTAAAAATTCTCCGACCTTCCACAATAACTGCTCTTGTTCTTTATTAAATACCAATCGTCTAAACCACCTTTCTTAGTTCGATAACTTTGCCACCAACTTCGCAAACTCTAACCTTGAAATCTCACTTGTGAAGTCTGGTAAACCATCTTTAATGCAATTAAATAAGTTATCTCTATACAACACATATAAAAAGCCAAAGTAAAGCTCAAAAGGTAGATATGTTTCACAGAACTTAACATAATCATCTAAAGAGAGCTTCTGTGAATGTTTATAAATATCACCTAACACACTCTCTGGTGTGTAGAACCAAATAGATAAAAAGTCTTTTTGACTCTCTAAACCAACTTTTAGTACAGACTTAAATACACTATCAATTTCTGTTGTAGGAAGTTCTAAAGAACCACCTTTAGCAATAATATAGAGAATTACGGCTTCACCGTAAGTTAAATAAGACTTCAAACCATATTTACTCTGAAGTTCATCAATAAAAGTACTGTTGTAATGAACCCCCTTAGCAGAAAACTGATTATACGCATTTTCTCGCAATACAGAACCATTTAAATGCAAATACATAGAACCATCCGTACCATATTGATAAGGAAGATACCCTTTCAACTGCGACTCCAATACATCTTTAGCATCCTCTTGATTTGTAGTCTCATCAATATCTACATAAACATCAAATGGACTCTTTACCTCAACAAGTAAATGTGGTGGCACATCCCCAATAAGACTTTGTGAGGAATCTGCCAATAATTGCTCACGTAAACTCTCCCAAGAATGTCTAAACTCAGAGTTATCTTTACGAGTCTTTAGTAAATCTTCCATCTCATCAGAAATTTTATCTAAAGTCTCTTTTGCATTACCCTCACGTAAAGCATTCTGCAAATCTTCTAAAGTTTGAATGTTTCTAGTTACAGTATCAATAAAATCTGCTTGGTTACTCGTTAACTCAACCGAATCACCATCAATTAAACGGTCAGCCACAGATTTAAAGTTAGATACCCCTTTTAATAAGCCATCTTTATCTGTAAATACACCATCTACACGGAAAATAACACCACCCTCAGAATCATTCAATTCTAAATCATAAGTGGATAAGTCATCATCTGATGAAACCCTTAAAGTGTTTAAACACTCCCATAAGTTATCACCAACTGTAAGTGGCATAGAGTTACCCTCAACTAAGATAAAAGTTAACTCTTCACCTTTTCTCAACTCCCTTTCAATCGCTAACTGAACTGTTTTACGTTTGAATTTTCGAGAAACATTCGAAACTGCCAATGCTAAAGCATAACCACTAGGACTATAAGAATAACTTGTATTTTCTCGATTGTCACTATCCAATAAACTCAAAACAACCATATTGTTTTGCATCTTATCACCCTTATTCTTTCTTCTGATACTCATTCAAAGTACTCCAAAATAGCTCTAAATCAGACACCTCAGAGAAAATCGAACGCAAAACCTCAGACACCTTTAACTCCAAGAAAGGTAAAGACAAACCGCCAAAACCATCTTGTAAAGTATCTAAACTTAAACGACCTCTCTCCGTAGTAGGAACAACAATAGAAATACTACTTTGAATCTCTAAACCTCCAAATTTAGAGGAAATTACACTTTTTACACAGTAAGATACATCAGACAAACGAGCACCTACTTTAGACATATTCGGAACTAACCCCTCTATCTCTAAAGGATATGAACCACCTGAACTAAAGTATACAGGTAAAAGTTCAAAATCTGAACCTAGATAATGTACTAATTCTATCTCATCTGATTCTAACTGTTTAAATGTCGAAGCGGCTAACTGCAAACCTCGACCACAACTAATAATCCGAGTCAACTAAAGAGACCCCTTTCTGTTCTAATCTATCTAAACTTCGCTTAATTAAAGATTTTCTCGTTGGTGTTAATGAAATCAATAAACCATCAGAATCAAAACCATCTCCAAATATTCTTGAAAATTCTTTTAAATAGCTTTCTAATTTAACGTTTCCACTATGCAACTGAGAACGATTTGTTACTTTATAAAAAAGCTCTAATTTACCATCCCAATTTCTAAGATAATAAGGCTTACACCCTTTAGAAGATACTCTTGTGTATTCTCCACCTAACCCCTTAAAACAATTAACTAAAGGTAAGGCTTTATTATTGTCAGAATCCCAACAAATGTAATTGTAATACAAAGGATAAGTAGTTAAACCACCTTGTGAAAAACAAATTTTATAAGGCGTTATACTTCTTACAATCAAGTTTAAACCTTGTTTTTCACAATCATCCAAAATCTTCTCTTGTTTCTTCAACAAAAGTTCGTAAACCTCAGAGTAAGGAAAAGTCCCTTTAGAATCCCTAATACTAGCCAAAATTTTAGCTACTTTCTCATTAGTGACTGCTATGGAACCTTTTAAAATCAATGGTAAAACAAACTCTTCTTGTTTTCGCTTTACCCCTTTTAAAAATGTCCAAGCAACACCTAACTGAATACCTTTATCTTTTGCCACCTTAGTTAAATACGCATAATATACAGAAGATAAAGATTTTTCAACCTCAGTATACCCATCGTGTACCGAAATAGAAGCACCTAAGGTTTTAGGTAACCACATAGGGATATCACTAGAAACCTTGCTTTCAGAAAGTTTAACTTGACGAGTTTGCACCCTATCTTTAATCTCACTTACACTCTTCACACTATTAAAATAGTAGACTGACTCTAAATAATCAACTTCTTGGTTGTACTGTAAGTAAGAAAGTACCAAATTTAAACCTATTTGGAAAGAGTCATTTTTAACAACTCGACTTTGAATATACTCTAAATAATTAATGTTTAACGTAAGAGAAACCCCACTAAGTTGGTCAATGTAGTCAGTAAAACCTAAACGCTTAAGATGAGGTACAATATACTGAGACAATTCAAATTTCCTAACAATAGTAGGAGAGTAGGTAATTCCATAATCATATAACATGACCTTTAAAACTTCAACTGCACTTCTCATTTGCAAATAACGACTATACAAGTCTTTAGGTGATAGTTTTGTTATCATAATCCCACCACCCAAATCTCTTGTATAATCGTACCATCTGGTGTTGGTAACTCCAATTTAGAATACCCCTGCAACTTAGTACTAGACACTAAATTTCCTCTTAATGCAATATACTGCTTAGATGTTAATGAACTAGCTTCACGTGCACCATAAGTTTCCGTATACTCAGTCAATGAAACCGTAGTAGAAACACTCTTTAAGTACAAAGCTGAAAGAATTTGAACAGGTTTAAAGCGTATAATACTATCGCTCTTTAAATCCTCTAAAGACTCTTTTTTAATTAAAGTATGACTGCGATGAGCTAAGGTGTAAACCTCAGAACCTAGTATAAACTCCACACCCGCTATAAACGGACGACTTCTTACTAACAAATTTCAAACCTCTAAACTACATTTTCTCAATTTTAACATATTTAGAGGTAAAAAGCAAGACTTAGCTTATAAAGAATTATTTATCTTGATTATTACGCTGCTCTTCCAATTTCTTCACAAACAATTTATAAACAGACATAATATCTTCTAACTTAACACCTAAACTTAAGATACCCTCATAGTATTTATCTAGTTTCTCTGCACTTATTTCTAATTTTCCATCTTTAGATGGGAAACTTTGAGAACCATAACCAAAGTACTGAGGTGAACTGTACTTAGTATACATCACACCACCTACTATTCGTGGGATTTCCTTACCTGTTCTGTTATTTTGAATATCAGAGAACCAAACTAATTTGTTGTAAGTACTTTGAAAATCAAACTCGGTAGTTGAATTAGCCAACGTCTCAAAAACTAAATCCTTATAAGCATTTTTCGTACTTGCAAACTCCTTAACAGACGCAAAGAAACCATGTTCTAAAAATGTTAGAATTAGTTCTTTATCCGTCAACAGTAAACCATGCTCACTAACAATAGAAGTTCTAACAGTTGACCAAGCACCACTCTCAGCTAAGTCACCCTCAACACTAGGTACCAACTCTCCTAAAAGAATATACATATTATACAAAGAAACTGCACCAAAGGTATTATCCATAAAGTTATATCTTAGACGATAGGCTCTTTGTTCCTCCATTTCCTTTAAGAAATGAATACGTAAACTGTTAGGTAATGGTAGTTTCAAAGCGTTAAATTCATTTACAAATTTTAACAAGTACTCAAGCTTAGGTGTAGGTTTAAGGAAACATTTTTCAACCAAAACATTCCATAAAACTGGTAACCCAATGCCTAAATTCTGTTGATACCCCAACTGTTGACTATAAGCATAAGAGTAAGTCAACATTTCATTAAAGTACCTAGTTCTAAAACGAACTAATTGATTCTGAACTTGACCTTCAACATTAAAGAAGTCTTGCACACAGTCTACACCGAAACTCAACTTCTCTCCTGTTGCTTCTTCCTCAGCCACAAATTCCCATTTAATATCATGCCCTAAAGTACACTTACCACCAGTTTCATAATAATTAAGCTCTTTGAAATACCACGTTCCACCACCCATTAAAGTAGCTAATTTAGCTGCTTTAGCTCTAAAATAGTCTGTATCCGTATTCAAATTCAACTTAATACGCTTTAAACCCTCTTCATAAAAACCATCTTGAAGAAACCATCTAGATAAAAGACGTCTCTGCTCTTCTGTAAATACAGAAGAAAAATAACGAACGTAAGAAGATACCACTGGGTATTGTGAGCCTTGGAAATTCTTTAATACAGAACTTACTGAACGAGCCAAAGTGGGAACTTTTAGCTTACTATCACCCTCTTCAACAAAGTATAACCCACTCTCTTTAATGTGTTTTAAAACTTGTTCATTCAAAACTCGACCCTTATCAATAAAGGCAGTAGGTACACTAAACGACTTTAATTTCTTACCGGATTGCATGTAAAAACCATATCTGTCTTTACTCTTAAAGTGTATACAGACAACTTGCTTAGGATTAGTTACCCCAAGGTCTGCTAAACTCTCAAACTCAGAAAGAAGTCTAGCTCCCCCATCTATTAAGTTATCTTCAATCTCACCAACCGATTTACGCACTACCATAAGTTACCCCCCACTCTTCAAACGTGTCATCACCTCTGGATAATAACCGTAAAATTGTCTTCCACTGTTCATAGCTTACTTTTTCTTCTAAAACAGAAGTCAATCTAAGGAAATCTAAGTCATAACCTAATTGATAACACTGCTTTAAAATAACACTTAAAGCTCTGAACTCTTTCTTATCCAACACATCTGAGTTATTGGAAATGTATCTAACAAACCTCTCTGGAGATACACTAAAACTTAAAGGTGTTGTATCAAAAATGCTTACAACTGCATCATCTGAATAACTATCAATAGCTACATGACGTGCTAATTGTTTCAATCTAAAATGTAAAACACCCTCTTCTGAACTATAACTAACCAAAGAATAACCAACTAACTCAGAGTTCGATTCTCTTGGAAACTCTAACAAGGCTAAATAATCTCTACTCATTCAATCTTTACTCCTCTTCTGACATAGAAACTTCAAATGCAATAAGGTCTAAATCCATCGTAGGTTCTAAATCCTTAGAAACTAAACTTACAGTTGATACAATACCCGCTGTCTCTTTCTGTATAGTGTAATCTTCTCTTGGAAATGCTAAATCTAACTCTACTAAACGGTTATACATAGCAGTAATCTCCTGTTTACACTCATCAACGCTAGTTCCTACGTAATAAATATTTTTTGTCTCAGTATTACGCATTCTTGAACGGTCTTGTACAACTAAATACAAAGTAACACCATTCGTTAAAATTACAGATAAACCACCTAAATGGTCAGAAACCCTCTTTAAAGACACAGTAACTACTTCTGTCTCTTGCCTATAAAGAAAGTCCTCAGAAATCCAAAAATACTGCAAACTAAGCCCCTCTAAAACCTCATCCTGACCTACGTATTCAATTTGTGGGTCAGGGCTAACATACCCATTTGGTATCTTTATATCACTAGCACAAGCAACTAAGCGATACCCCTTTGGTACTTTGATGTTATCGAGGTTTAGTTTAGAGAAAGCTAAAAACCCCTTATCGCTAAACTCTTTCTTAGTTGAAACATAAACAAAATCACAATCCTCTAGCTCTTTAAATAAATTATCAGAACTTAACCCTTTAATCTTTACAAAAGTTAACAATTCGGATGCAATAGGACTTTGTACTAAATCTAAATGATGTAAACCAAATACACTCGGACTTAAAGACTTAATGTGATTTATAACTTGTTTAAATTCTCTCTCAAAGATTCTATCCATAAATAAGGAGCTTGTAGTATATGGAGTTATACTCCGATACTCAGACTCTTGACCTAAAGTATCTTCTTCTAAATCCTCACTAAACACAACTACACCTCACTTTAATCTCTTGGTTCTAAATAGACTGTAACCACCAAAGCATTGTTATCACGTGTCATTTCCGCACCTACTAAATTTTGTTTGTTAGGAAGTCCGAAAGTCTCCACTGCTAAAGGAAGTTTATGTCCACCTAATTCAACTACTAAGTTGTAATCACTCATACCTAAAATGTTAGAAATTAAATTTGCAAGAGCTTGAAAATCAACTGCAAAAGCCGGAATCTTCTCACCACTCAATTTAGTAGCTTGTGGTAATGAGTTTGTACAGTAAATCCCAATTTCCTGCTTCGTTCCTAAAGGTTGTTTAGCTAACTTCTCTAAAAATTTCTGAAAAGCAGCTACAGTTTTCTTTCTACTCTCTAATGCTTTTTTACGCAGTTCTGTGTCTTTAGTTAAATACTCATAAGCTTGCACAGCTCTATTGAAATCAATAGAAGCAATAACTAATTTATCATTCACATAGTAATACTTAAAGTAGTCTTCGTTATCTAAAATATCTTTAATACTCTCATCCGTACCTTGTACTAAAGCACCCGAATCAAGGAAAGTTCTTGGAATTGGTGACCATGTGATACCCAGCTCTAAATTGTTCTGACCATGCATAGTAGGTAAAGCTAATGCCATTTGACCTAATGCAGAAACCGTTTGTTTAATCATAATTAAATACCTCTCAATTATTATTTCACTATTATCTGTTTGCATTACTCCCCACTCCCTGCATTACTCTAAATAAAAATAAGTAGGCAAGAAACCTACTTACTAATTATTTACCAACTAAATAAGAACCTAAGTCACCGGGTTCAATGTACTCCTTGTTTAATTGCCGATTCGAAACACTTCTAAAGATAGGTACACCTTCTGAACCTTTAGTTAATCTCTCAAAATCTACATCGGAGAACCCACTGAAATCTTCCAAATTATCAAAACCAATATAGTATACCGATTTGAAATCAATTCCTTTATCTTGTAAATTAACCTCTAGTCTCTTCGCAAAGCTCTGACATTCTGAACATGAAGATACCCCTATAAATATATAGAAACTCTCACCTCTATCTAGTTTAGCTGCTACTTCCTTTGCACTAGTCTGCGTAAATTGACTCACAATCCTAGTGTAATTATCACGCTCAGAAACCTGTCTATAATAAAGAGTACCAAAGAAAGAAATACCTAAAACAAGAGCTGAGAACCCTACTTTCAAATAAGGTAATAAATCATAATATTTGAGTTTTTTGTTCATATAAGTCTACACCCTCTCTAAACGTGTTTTAAACCTCTCTGACACACTTTAAATTTTAGTCATATTATTTACTTACTTTAAACCTTAAACTCGTTAGAAACGAAATTAGGGGCTTAGATGTCCATTTTAAGACCTAATTCTAAATTCTCATCTGAGATGGCAGTCTGTAATTTATCTTCCGTAGAAGTAACTTCTCTTAAATAATCTATCAAGGAATCTAAAGACCTCAAAGAAAATAGGTTAGCATCTGAAATATACTTACCTGTGGATACCCCTATCAAACCTACACGTAATAGATTGTTTTCCAAAGCTCTACGATTAGCGTCAAATACAGTAGGTGACATTGCTATATCTAAGAACACACCACACTGATTAAATAAATCATCTAAGTTGTTATTAGAGATATTAGGATATAAATGAACATTCGAGTATTTGTTTAAATCAAATAACTTACTAGACATCTGAGTAGGTGCAGCTATATGAAACTCTAACTCTGGCAACTGCTCTACAAAATCTTCAATCGAAGTTAATTGATCCGTTTGTGTAGTTATCAACACATCTTTAAACGAACCTAAATCAGATTTACTAGGAACTAACAACATCATAAATTGAACCTTACACATATTCTCTAAAATACTATAAGTAGACCTATTAGTTACACTTATACTTATCTTATCTGAATTATGAATAACATACTGTAAGTTATCCGGTATAGAATTAACAAACACTTCTTCTTGGAAAATCAATTCATGACCACTCTCTAAACTAGATAAAATAATCTCCAATGGTGTTCCTAAATGATTAAATGTTATAGGCTCTTTAGAATAACCTAACTCAGCAAGGCATTTATTATACAAAGATAATTTATTTAAGTATAGTTGATTGTTATATAAAATAGAACCTACTAAATGATTCTCATCTAGTAGTACCTCCCCACTCACTGAATAATAACTAGTTGAAACTAAACCTAAATCTTTTACGTAAGTCTCAGTTTTAAAACAATAACCGTACTGATTGTAATAATCTTTCTTGTAAGGATCCCCCTTGGAATCTAACCACCAAACTTCTTTGACAATACGTTCTATAGGCTCACCTTGTAAAATAACTTTACCTACAACCATATCATTAGACATAATAAAGAAGTCTACACCCTCACGCTCAACTTCATAAGCAATAGGTAAAGTTAAATCATTCAAATGTAATGGGTTATAGTCGCACGTATTGTACCCTAAAAAATGATAAATAGAAGTAACATCACTAGGTAAAAACCCATCATCTTCAATCACAATAGTAGGGTAGTCTTTACCTTGTCTTAATTGTGTATAATGAATATCCCAAGCATCTTGATTATATGTCTGAAATAAATTAATCATCTAAAAGTTCCTTCCAACCCTTCACAACAAAATCCTTTAAATAAGAACCAGCCAACTCATAAACCTTAGCTCTATCTAAGTCAGCTAAGTAACTTCTCTCAATAATATCTGCAAAAGAAACTAAAATATCTTCACTTAAATAATTATTATCTTTAGGTAAGTCTAACAAAAAACCAGTAATACCCTCTTTTGTGAACGTAGGTGTACCATAATTTGCCTTAAAGCCACTTACAAACAAACCTGAACCAACTGCTTCCAATAAAGATAAACCAAACCCCTCACCTGATGAAGCACATAAATAAGTAGAGTAGTTTTCATAGACATCTTTTAAATTCTGATGCCCCTTTAGTTTTATGTAATCTGACACACCCAATTCTATGATTAAAGACTCCAACTTAGAACGCTCACCACCCTCACCGTAAATATCTAAATAAAGGTCGTGTTGTTTACATACTTTAGCAAAGGCTTGAACCATAGTATCTAAATGCTTTTCATCAGATAAACGAGAAACTGTAATAAACTTATGTCTATCTCTCTCCAAACTACCTTTTAAAGCGTCTAAAAACCCAACTGGTATAGTTTTTACTTTATCCGAACCTAATTGTAACTGCTCTCTTAAAATACTCGACTGTAACTCAGTAGAACAAATAAAGGCATCTACGAGGTGCTTATTCCTAAACTGGTAATCATAGTAATTGTTCCACAAGATACCCTGCTCAGTTACACCCTCATGTACAAAGTGTTCTGCGTGAACTACCACTACCAACTTAAAGGGAACTCTATTCTTCAACTCAAATACAGCTTTTGCCGTACCCGTAGACCTATCCAAAATAACCGTGTCCTCAGAAGTCAATTTCAAACGCTCTAAAAATACTTGGAATAAATTCTCTTTACTTGGATAATAAATCCCCTCATATAGAAAATAAGAACCTAAAGAACCACCCTCATATTCTTCCAAAACACTAAGATAATCTTGATAGAAAACTCTCTTATAAAGTTTAGCTACATTATTTACTGGAGTATAATACTCTGAACAATACAGAGATTTCTCTGAGTAATAATCTTTACGAACCAAGCAATAGTTATGAACATACTCTAACCTATTATAGAAACCTTTATTTAAAGCATCCTCATAAGCTAATACATAAGTCTGCTCTAATAGTTTAAATTTAAGATTAGAACCAACTCTCTCTAATTCATAGTCTGAAAACATACGTTTTAAATCCGTTTCAGTAAAAGAGCTTGGATGTGTCTTTCTCCCTAATAAAATATCATAAAACCACAAAACATCTTTACTGTCTACCCCAATATTATCACACAACTGATAAACAGTAGATACCGAGGTGAAGTCTAAAAAGATATACTTTTGCTCAACTCCTAAAGACTTCAATGCAGAGTATCTATAAGCCTGTGCATATTCTACACCACTCGATGCTAACCCTATACCTAAATTTACGTTATAAATTACCACTCAAAACCTCATTTCTATATTTACCATTTTACTATAAATTAGCTATTTTGTCAATAAATCAATAAAACTAAACAAAAAGAGAGGATTGCCCTCTCTTTTAATATTACCTAATCTGGTAAGGTTTAGTTTTCTTCTTTACGTTTAAGACCAAAACCAACGAAACCAATACTTGCCAAAGCAACACCTAAAGCAGATACCCAAGTAGAACTTGCAGTTCCTGTTTCTGGGAGTTGCGCACTTGCAGTTTTAGAACCTTCAGACTGAGTAAACTTAGTTGCAGTCTTAGAACTTTCAGATTGAGTAAACTTAGTTGCAGTATTTACTGTGAGTTGTTTAGTATCTTGAACACGTCCATCCGTGTAGTCAACCACTTTACCACTAGCATCGAATACTGGTGTTACAACACCACCGTCAGCTTTGATTTGAGCTTCTTTATCTTTCAAATCTTGCAAACGTTTAGCTTCTGCTTCTTGAAGTTCTTTGAGGCGTTTAGCTTCTGCTTCTTGAAGTTCCTTGAGTCGTTTAGTTTCCGCCTCAGCTTTATCTTGAGCATCTTTTAAAGACTTGACTTTAAGGTAGTCTTCTTCTTTAGCTTTAGAGATACCCTCAAGGCGAGTCAACTCTTCTTTAGCAGTTTCCAACTCCGCACGAATTGTTGCAATTCGAGATTCTACAAGAGAAAGTTTAGTACCTAAGTCCTTAAGTACTGCTTCACGATTAGTAAGAGCTGAGTTTAGGAGGTTGAACTTCTTAGTAGCTTCTTGAGACTCTGTACGAGCAAAATCAAGTTCTTTGTTTGCCTTAGTTAAAGCCAAATCTGCCATAGTGTGTTCCTTAGTAAGTACTTCCAACTCACTCTTAGCAGTTGCAAGAGTTTCATCTGCAGTAGCTTTTTCAGACTTAGCAGTTTTGAGTTCTTCTTTAGCTTGTTTAAGGGCAGTAGCAACATCTGTTGCATTTGATTTAGCGATTGCAAGAACTTCTTTAGCTGTTTGCAAAGCTTCAGTATCTTTAGCTAACTTATCTTTAGCTTCTGCAAGTTTAGTTTCAAGCTCTTCTAGGTCGATGTTACCCATCTTGATGTCTGATAAGTCATTACGAGCAAAGTATAGAGCATCTTTTGCATCATTGTAACGCGAGTTAGCTAGGGTTGCTGCATCTTCAGCTTCTTTGTAAGCCTTGTATGCTTCAGTGTACTCGTTTTGAGCCTTTTCAACTGCTTCTTCATCGACTTTTTGAGTTTCTGTAACAGTATCCTGAGGAGCTGATAATGTAATAGTTGCTTCATAACCTTTAGTTGTATAGCTACCCATGTAGCCAATGCCAACACCTAGGTTAGTCTTATCAGTATCACGTAATCCAAGAAGAGATAACGCCGCTGCATAAGAATCTGTACCTGAAGTTGTTTCATTAACACCCATCAAAGCATTAACAATACCTTGGTACATAATTTGCTTAACATGAGCCATAGTAGTTACTTTCTTATCAAGACCTAAAAAATCTGGTATCATTTTAGAGCGAATACCCAAAGAATTTTCTACTCCAGATTCTTCCTTGGCAAGTTCAAACTTCTCATTATTGCTTTTGACATTATGTTCGCTATACTCACCACTATTAGCACTAATATAAGCATTAGAGTAGTTGTTAAACACTTCAGCTAATTTAAGAGAGCTATCCCCTACCGTAAGAGGTTTAGTACCTACTTTAGCACGCAACTCATTGATAATTGAAGCTGCATAAATAGATAACTTAATTTGTTGGTCTTTACTTAGGTGTTGGAAGTCAGCAATTTCAGTATCATCTGTGTCTTCTGCACCATAAGGAATAGATTTACCTTTTTCAGTACGAGAACCTGTTGAGTTAAAGTCACTCAATGAGTCGGCAGACTCACCAGTGTTAGGGTCAGTGTACGAAACTTCATATACCGCAGAATCTACTGCTTCAGTTGTACCTGAGCCGTCTGCAAGAGCTTTGATTGCATCAAGATACCCTTGTGATAGTGCTGGAGCGTAAGTTGCTTTAGGAATGTTGTAGAATGTTTCAGATTCCGAAGTTGTTACAGTAACACCTTGTTTAGCCACTTCAAGAGCTGATTTAGCTTTGTTAAGGTCTTCTTTCTTACTTTTTTCGAGGTCGTCAGCTTCTTCGTGAACAGTTTTTGCTTGATTTAGTTTTTCTTCTGCTTCATCTACCTTTTGTTGAGCCTCTTTAAGGGCTTCTTCCTTGTTAGACAAGGCTTTTTTACCGTCATCAAGTTTTTCTTGAGCAGTTTCTACTGCTTTAGTGTCAACATCTACTTGATTAGATAGCCCGTAAACTTCCCCTTCAAGTTTAGTAATATCAGTAGAAGATGAAAGACCATCTACTTTCTTCTGAGCGTTTTCAACTTTGTCAGCCGCTGCAGTTGCAGTTTCTTCTGCACCTTTAACAACCTTAGCTTGGTTAGCAACTTTTTCAGAAGTTGCAGATACAGATTTTTCAGCAGATTGTACAGATTCTACTGCTGAAGTAACTGCTTTAGCTTTAGCATCTGCATCAGCCTTAGCCTCAGCAACCTTTTCAGGTGTAACAGATTCAACTTCTTTAGCTTGATTTTTAATGTCTGTAGCAGTTTTTTCAGCATCTTGTAGTTGAGTTTGTTTTTCTGCAACCACTGCTTTTTGCTTAGCTACATCTTGATTAGATTTATCTGATTCAGCTTTAGCAGTATCAACATCTTGTTGTGATACAGGTTTAGGTGCTTCTGGTTTAACTTCTTCAGTTTTAGATTCAATAACTTTTTCGTTAGTTACTGGTTTAGCAACCGTAGTAGTTTCCGTAGATTTAACTTCCGTTGTGATAGGTGCGTCAGTCGTTGGTTTAACCCCCGCCACTTGTTCTTGCGCTCCTACAGTAGTTACAGAACCAAGCAGACTTCCTGCTGCAATAGTAGTTACAATAAGTTGTTTTTTCATAAATGAAATCCTCGTTTTCTATTTTGATAATACTATTATACCAAAATAATTTTAATAAGTCAAGTGTTTTTATTATTTTTTTTTCATAAAATCTTTGAACTTAATTACAATCTACATAATAACAAAATAAGTCCAAGTTTGCAAGTAAAAATAAAAAGAAAGAGAACCGAAATTCTCTTTCTTAAATTTGTTATTCCTCAGAATCTTTACGCTTAGTAGTTCCAAGCAATGAAAGACTAGCTAAAGCAAGTAAACCATACCCTGCGATAGATGCTGCCGCAGTTTCAGTTTCACCTGTGTTAGGTAACTGTGGTTTCTTAGGTTCTTCTGGTTTAGGAGGCTCTGGTGTATTCGTTTTAACAGTATTAGACACATAATCTACACCGTTAATTCTGTTCACATACGTATTTTCAAACTCACCGTAAGCAATACGTTTCATGTGAAGTTTAACATCAGCACCAAACTCAGAACTATCTTCTACTGTTTTAAGGAAGTCCTCTTTGAATGAAACAGTGATTACACCATTTTTCTCATCAAGAACAGAATCCGTGAATTTAGTTAAGTCGTCACCTACTTTGTAAGTACGAGTTCTACGAACCTTAGAACCCTTACGGATAACTTCTCCAACTTTAACAGTAGTACCGTCTTCTAAAGTAACTTCTTCTGTCGCTTTAGTGTCAGCTTTCACTTCCTCTAAAGTAGTTACTGTGATGTTAGTTGAAGCAATAGCTTGATACCCTAAGTACTTGTCACCTTTCTCATCGTAATCATCCAAGAAACGAACTTCCCAAAGATGACTACCACGGTTAGAAGGTAACTTAGCCCCTTTGAGCAAGTAATCAAACTCTTGACCGTAGTTAATAGTTTGATTATCTACAGATGTACTATCCACTACAACATCCTTCTTAGGTGTCAAGTTAGGTACATTGTTTTTAACTACATTACCGTAGTAACCATTACCAAAGTCAATTTGGTAAGTTTGGTTTTCGTACTTACCATTGAAACCAATATTTACAGACATAGGCATGTGGAAGAAGATGTCAGTACCTGTTTTCACATATTTATCGTAAAACGCTTGACTATCTTTAGCTACCCAAATTTGGAACTTACCAAACTTAGATACATCGATACCACTATCTTTAATGAGAGCTTGTACTTTCTCTGGTAACTCACTCAATTTAGTTGAGTCAGCTTCGTAGAAGTCTAAACCTTCTACTTTTTCACCTTTAGAAGTCACTGCGTAATACTCTTTCACAAGAGGTGTTACTGCATTCTCTTGGTAGTTATCAATGTAAGCAAAACCTTTAGAAATAGCAGATTTAGAAGATTTATCCTTAATATACTGGTCTAAATCCCACTCAGCTACATAATAGTTCACATCAGATTGTAAGAGTTCTTTACCGTTGATATTCTTACCTTCTTTGTTTCTATTATTCTTAACTGGCTGAATTTTGTGGTTACGTTTACCGTTTGGATTGTCGTGATCATTAGGGTTTTCTGGGGAACCCGGTGTGTAAATTTTTACCTTGTTAGAGTAAGAAGTATAACCATTAGGGTTCTTACCTTTAGGGTCTTTCCCTTCAGCACCACCATTAATATCAAACTTGAATACATTCTCGTAAGATGCACCATCGTTTAATACTTTGTAAATAATAGTAAATGGTGTTGGAGTATAAGGAACAGTACGGTCAGCGTTTGCTTTTGCGTATTCTGCTTCTACCCCTTTGACTTCTAGCAAGCGAGTTGAGTTATTGTAAGAAATGTCCCAAGACTTGTTAGCTTTCTGCATGCTTGCAATATCTAACTCGATACCCTTAGCCATATAGTCAGATAGAACCATACTAGTTGTAATAGGACGTCCTGCTGGCAAGGCTTTTGGTTTTAAGATGAAGTAGTTTGTAGAGTTTTTAGCGACAGACTCACCGTTAATACTTACATTTTCTTCGTTACGAACTTCTTTCTCTACTGGAGTATTTTCATTTAACGAAGTTAAATGATAGTGAACAGTAGGAACTTTAGGTTCTCTAGGAATCTTGTGGAATTCTGGGTCCCTTGGAGCAGTCAACTTAGTAAGGTCTAATTGAGGCTCTTTTGGAACTTCTACAAGTTTCTCTGGAATGTAAGGAGCTGGAGTGTATTTAGCTGGAGTGTAAGTTACTGGATCAAACCTAGGTTTAGGGTCTGGTTGGTAGTCCACTGGTTTGTAAGTAACTGGAGTGTACTTCACTTCTCTAGGAGTGCTAGGTTTAGGAGTGAATTCCTTCATAGGTTTAAGTGAAATTGTACTTGTAATCTTAGATGGAATACGAAGTGCCTCACCAAATAAAGCGAACTCAGTATATTTACCTACATAGTCAGTCCAAGCAGTAAACTTGTTACGGATTACAACATCGGCAGTTAAATTAGCACTTCCGTGAAGGTACTCAACAGTAGTACCTGTACCTGTAAACAAGTACACACCTTGAGGTGCAGATTTTAAGTTGTCTGCCGCTGCACTACCTGAACGATAACCTTTAATTTCTGGGATGTAAGTTAAGTCAGAACCTGCAGGGTTATAAGTAGTAATCTTACCATCGACAGCGATTGTTGAGGTTTGACCATAGTCTACATCGGCAATCATACCTGAGTAAGCACCAGTTATGGCTTTATCAGTACCTGCGAATACAATCTTATGGTTTGCCCTAAATACTAACGCATTTCGGTAGTCGTAGTTTAAAGCAGCACCCGGATTAGTACCTAATGTAAAGTAAGCCTTGCCTACCTTAGCTTGAGCTTCATTTGCATAGGCTGTAGCAGTTACAATAGCATCCAAAGGGCGGTTGTTTGAAGTTTCTCCCACATTCTTGATTCGGAATGTCATCTCGTAAACTTTAATATTGTTTACAGTTTTAGGTGGGTTTGTAAAAGTAATAGCGTACTTAGGACGTATGTTAAACGTATCGTCAGCAGCACTACCATCTCTTACTGCTGCTTCAAAATCTTTTATTGAACCACCTGAAATAATTTGAACCGTAGTTCTGTTATTTGTCCAATGTAAAGATACCCCTTGTGCATTCTCTGCATTTGAGACACCTTTAATTGTAGTTCTAAGATTGTTTGCCCAGTCTAAACCTGTTTTACCTGTAGTAGGTTCAGTACCTGAGAAGTAACTGTTTGGTTGGTTACTTGTAACTCGATTAGTGATTTTAGATGCTTGCAAGTTACTGTTAGCACGTTTTTGACTTTCGTTATACGCATTTACAGTTGCAGTATCTTTTTTCATATCACCAGTGTAAGCCAAACCACGAGATTCCATCGTTTCTCGGTTGTACTTAGCTGCCGCCTCGTTTTCAGCTTTAACAGTTTCAGAAAGTCTTTTGTTTTCTGCATCCACTGATGTTGATGATTTACGAAGTCTTTCGTTCTCAGCTTTAGCAGAGTTAGAAAGACGTGTATTTTCTGCTTTTGCAGAGTTAGAACGGCGTTCATTTTCAGCTTTAGCCGAGTTGGACTTAGCAGTGTTATTATTTTCAATAGCTTTAACTGAATTAGAACGGCGTTCGTTTTCAGCTTTAGCTGATGTAGAAAGACGAGTGTTTTCTGCATCTACTGACTGAGATTTTGCCGTGTTTTCAGCTTCGATTCGAGCAGAATTGCTAAGGTTATGAACAACTGTCTCAGAATAAGTAGCTAATTTTTGGTTATAGTCAGCTTTCTTAACTAAATATTCTTTGATTGCATCTTTGTTAAGACCTTGTTGCTCAGCTAGAGAGCGAACGTAAGCTTGATACCCCTCAATTGTTGTACCATCTGCAGTATCTTGAATTTTTTCAGATACTTGAATGATTGCATCTTTGTATCGAGCAACTACAGCAGCAGTGTCTTCATCCAAAGTTTTAATAAAACCATTGTAAGATTCAACTGCTTTAAGGTGTGCTTGGTCTAAATCATGATTGAATGCAACCGTAGAGTCCTTTTGCTCTAGCCACTGAGAAGTAGCAGTTGAGTGAGCCGTTGCAGTTGACTTAAGTTCTTCTGCTTTTTTAGTTTCTTCCGCAGAGATAGATTTAACTGCTTTAGCAGTATCTTCTGCAGTTGCAGTTGTTGGAGCTACTTTAGTTTTATCTTGAACTACATTTACACCAACTTCTTCTGCTTTTTTAGCGTCTTCTTGAACTTCTGTATGGTCAATAGTAACAGGAACTTCACCCGTTACTTTACCCTCACTTCCAAGGTCAGCTTTCTGATTTTCAGAAATAGAACCTGCTGCCTCACTTAAGTTAGTTGAGGCATTTCCTGTAGGAGTCTCATTCTTGATAGTAGATTCTTTAACCTCACCTGAGACTTCTGACTTAGGTTCGTTAGCTTTTACTTCGTCAGCACTAACTACACCTGTGTTCATAGCAATACTTAAAGCAGCTAACCCAAGAATAACACCACAAGCACCGTAACCTTTGTAGCGTCTAATTGAACCAAATGCTTTAGTTTCTCTATTAAATGACATATATACTTTGTCCTTTCCTAAAAAGTTCTTAGCAGATACCCAATATACCCACTTACTAACGTCTAAACAACCTCTTCCTCAACAATAACAAGAAACCAAGTTGTTTCTACTTGAGTAAGTTTAACACAGAAGAAAAAAATAGTCAAGAAAAAATATCTTAACTACTTTTAAATATTCTTATTTATTGCCAAGTGTTTAATATACTAAATTTAATTGCTAAATAAGTGAAAAACTACAAACCCTCAGATTTTAAATAAGCTAAAGTGTCTACACTATTTGTATCTGTAGGGTAATATAAATAAAGTTGGCGTTTCATTAAAGCCCACTGACTAGATAAATCTAAAACAGACCAATTTGGTAATTCATTTTTTAATAAAGTGACAAACTTAACAACATCAAAATCGTAAGGATACCACTCGACTGCCTTGCTATTGCTCTTTAGAGTTGTACCAAAAGGTTGCATTTTAATCTGCTTATTTCTATGTAAGTAAACTCGCTTTAAAAATAAAGAGTTTTCTCCAACACATAAACTAAACCCTTGGTCAAATACTAACGATGTTCTATATCTTTTTAAATCGAAATCGAACATTAAACCAAAGTTTTGGAAGTGTCTATCCGTGTTTATAAAAATAGTATCGAGTGTTACAAAAGCTGAAAAATACTTATAACTATCTTCATAAGAAACTTGCCCTTTTGAATACCATCTAAGAATGTTCTGTAACTCCACTACCCTCTCCGGTATAGAAAATCTTAAATACTTTTTATCAAACCAATATTGAAACAAATACATCCGTCTAGCTTCACTAGGTTTATTCCGATATTGTTGATTTATCTTATCAACTAATTTTGAATCGAAAGTATAAAGATAGTCTAATACAATTTGAAACATAGATATAAAAGAATATCTAGGTTTATAAGAAGGACTTTTACTAATATTTGGAAAAATATAACGATACGGTACAAAATCTTTAAAAGATGTAGACTCTAAAAATAAAGAAACTAAAAACTCAGATAAAGCTTCGCCACCAAAAGAGTCTACTTTTAAAAAAATAATCACCCTCATATCGTTTCGGTTGGTTTCCTTTAGGAGATAAAGTCATGACATCGCACCCCCTGCACGAAGTACATCATAATAAGACTTGAAACCTTTATTATAAGGTTCTTCAAATTCAACCCAAAACCCATCTTCAACATCACAAGCTCTATGAGATAGAAGCTCATCCAATAAACTAGGATTGTCTTTACCTATAATTTTCCCCCTACCCCAATGCTCAGGTATTCTACGAGATTCAAACTCACCAGTAAACCCTCGCTCAGTTAAATCATAAAAAGTAAACTTATTTGCAAGAGGGATATCTAAAACCTCAACCTTAGCGACTGAATTATCCGATAAAATAAGGTTTGCAACGTTTGTATCATAATGTTTCAAAACTGCACGCAACTCCATATAAACCCTCCTACATTTAATTGTATAAATTCTACCACAAATAAGACAAAAAGTCAAGAGAGGATACCCTTGACTCCTTTGTTTATCTAACATTAAAAGTGATTTAGTTATTTAAAAGCACCAACTAGGGACTCCCACAAAGCAGAAACCCAAGAGACTGCTTTATCCCAAAGACCATGCTCTTCCGCAGACTTTAAGAATTTACCTACGCTCTCAGATATAGCATCTTTCAAATCACCTAATTGATTAAGTACCTCTTTAGAGTCAACAGCAGAAGTTTGTTGATAACCTTTAGCAAATTGAACCAACTGAGAGACTTGCTCATCAGAAATAATACCCTCTAGTTTATTATCCTTTAAAGCTTTCTTAACAATCTGTTCAACCTTCTTATCATCAGCAATTTGACCTTTACCTTGTTTCTCTTTAGCTAACTCTGTTTTAATTTGAATCAAAGCATTATCTAGTAACTGACTATCAAAACCTTTTGTAGACTTATTAGCCTCAGCAATTTGAGCAGTTGTGGAAATCTCTTGATTTGCAATCTCAGTACGTTTTGCATCAACTTCTTGTCCGTTCGCTTCCAAGGTTTTAGATACCCCAACAAGTGCAGACTCTCCTGTTACTTTTACAGGTGCAGAAACTTCAATCGCTAAGTCCGTTGCGCCTGCCGTAATTGCAGCGTTACGGTATTGAGTCTCAGTTACACGTGTGATGTTCTCTGGAGTTACAATTTTAACTGTAATACCTTTACCTTTATCTTGTTTAGCAACCAAAGTAGATGAAATCAATGACAACCCTGAGGTGTCTGATTCATTCATGTACTTGGCGTAATCTTTATCTGAAACAACTTGACGTTTAACTTTCGATATATCATTTACGTTGAAAGACTTATTAACTTCTTCTACCTGAGCATCTGTTAAACTGCCACCATAAACTAAAGTTGGTTTGCCCCACTTCTCGTCAATCGTGTCTGTTTGAATGCTTGCGTGTGCGACTTGTGTGCTAAAACCTAAAGTTAAAATTGACAAAGCAGAAACAGATAATAATTTAATATTGTTCTTCATAATCTAGTATTTACTTTCTAATTTCTAAATTCCTTTACTTTTATAAAGGTTTCGCTTTATTATAGCACTGCTTTTGAAAAAACGCAAGAAGAAAACCAAAGTTACTAACTTTGGCTCAATTTTATGTACCTATTGTAACTTCTCAGCTACATTCTGTAAACTAGTATTATACTGACTACGTGAAAAACCTAGTTGTTTAGCTAAAGGATAATAGCTCTTCTGAAATAAATCTAATAGAGCCTCTTCTGAATCATAAGCTCTACCAAACCAAGTCAAATCATTGTAAAGCTCATATAACCAATGCATATCTGTAACTGGGTCTAAGTCTTCAAAAAGCCAACCACCATTACCATCACCCTCTGCAAACTGTAGTTCATAGGACTTATCTTTCATACGAGAATTAACATTTAAAATCATTTTCGCTGTGTTTCGGTAATTTTTACTAGTAGTTCTATATTCACTCTTATCCGTAGTTCGGAACAATTTAAGTTGATACCCTACTGCACCTGACGGTTTGTAATAAGTTAAATTGTACCCAAACTTATCATACGAGAAAACAAAGCAATTCTTCTTAATCTGTTTGTCTGGGAAAGCATGCATCAAATCTAAATAATGTGTTTGAACTACTACAATCAAACGAGCCAAGAAATCGGCAAACCTAACTATCTCTTTGGTGCTTTCATCTAAATCTTTGTATTTCATGGAAGTAACCCCAACTTAACTAGTTTTGAAAATAACTTAATTTATCGTAAAGAAATGCATGCAAATCTAAGTCTTGGTTAATCTCAGTAGTTGAAATTTTCATGTCCTTAGCCAATTTCAATGCTTGGTCTACCATATCCTCAAAGAAAATGTTACCCAAACTCTCGTAAGCTAAATGATGTAAATCCCCTACAGTCTCAAAGATAACACCCTCATATTCATCAAATTCAATGTTTGCAATTTTATAGATGAAAGAATCATTTGAAGACAACCCACGTTTATTAGCCTTATATTCTGCAAAAACTTCTCTATCTTGAATTTTTAGGCAGATAAATTTAGAAATGTTAGAACTCTTCGTGTAAAGACGAAGATATAAAGTATCATCATCTGCACGTTCTACACTCCAATGTGTCCAACCTCTATCATAAGCTGTAACTGAGCTTTTCAAAGGAATATCTTGTTCGTTTCGATGACTTAACATAACCAACAATTTCGTGAAGTAAGCAAATTTAATTACTTTCTTGTCTGTTTCATTTAAATCTTTGAATTTCATAGTTATAACCTATCTTTCTACTTAAATCCACAACTTGTTTGTATTGTTATAAATCACAGTTAGTTTGTTCAAATCCTGTGTTATTTTCTTCTGCGAATAACCTAAATCCATAGCCAAAGGCACAGTTAAAGATACCAACTCTAAGACTAGAAGATTTTCTAAGTTACTGTAAGCAACTAAACTTAACTCTTCATTCAAATCAATTGAATAAAAGTCCATATCATCAGTAAGTGTAGCTAAAAGGAAGTCTAAAGTATCATCTTCATATTGACTCGCTTTACCAAAGAAACGTAAAAACCAAGCTGTGCGTGTTTGTTCTAAATGAATGCTTTGAAGAACTTCACCATCTTCCAACTTAACTAAGTCGCGAACCTCAGAATCACAGTAGTCTAATTCCACAAAAGCATTGTTTTTAGCAGAAACCCTACTACTGTGTACAGACAGCGGAGAATCATCAATAGAACCATGTACTAAATCAACCAACAAACTACATAAATAGTGAAATTTAACTTGAAGTTGATTTGGTTCATCTAACTCTTTGAACCTTACCATTAGTTTACCTACCTTTATTTATTGCACTTAAAAATTCTTTATTATATGAAGTTAAGACGTTAGAAATAGAACTTACTTCTCGATTTATAAAATCCATATCAAAACCTAAAGCCTTAGCTAATTTTAAAAAGATACCCTCTGAACCCAAACCTACCCCAAAAGATAGGATTAAATCCTCAGATTCAACCTTCTCAAAAGCTCTTAAATATGTAAGAAGCTTATCTTTGCTCCAATCACCATAAGAGTAACGAGAACTATCATAAAGTACAAGATTAGTTTCCTCACTAGGTACTCCACGCTTATATGTCCAAAAGCTAACATCTAGACCCTCAGAAGTATCTAAAGATAAACTCACTTTCAATTTTGGATATCCATTTGAACGGAACCATACTAAATCATAAAACTCACCATCTTGCTCCCCTGCGAAACCACCATTAGTATATGTTGAAACATACTGAAAATCTCTTAGTTGAGACAAGTAATGAGTTTCTTGTGAACATAGTGTTAGCAAATCCATAAAAGCAGCAAAGGAAACAAAGATTTTATCTTCTATTTTTAAATCGGTATAACTCATAATTGCACCTCGAAACTTAATAAATTTAGTATATCATAAATACTAAAATTAAGCAACTAGAAACCAACTTAAATTGAGGTGAACCTTGAAAAGTCAAGGTATTTATGATATACTGATTAAAATTCAAATTAGATAGAGGTGCAATCAAAAAATGACAAAACCAATAGTAGTATCACTGTTCTCAGGTGCCGGTGGAATGGATTTAGGATTTATAAAAGCCGGATACCGAGTGACTTGGGCGAACGATTTTCAGAAAGATGCAGTGACTACCTATCAGAAGAACCTTGGAAAACACATAGTACACGGTGATATTACTCAAATTTCCAAAGACCAATTACCAAAAGAACCTGTTGACGTTGTTTTAGGTGGTTTCCCTTGCCAAGGATTTAGTGTAGCAAATACTAAACGCTCTATGGAGGATAAACGAAACTTTCTTTACTTAGAACTCCTTAGAATTGTAAAAGAACTACAACCGAAGTTCTTTGTTGCAGAAAACGTAAAAGGTCTTCTATCCATGCAAAAAGGACAAGTCCTCAACATGATTTTAAAAGACTTCGAAGAGTTGGGATACCGAGTTGACTACCGAGTACTTAATGCTGCACACTTCGGAGTCCCACAAAGTAGAGAACGTGTTATCATTATGGGAAACCGAATTGGAGTGGAAAACCCCTTCCCTACACCCACTCACACAAACAACACTCAATTAGAACCTCACCTAAAACCCACCCCTACAGTCGAAGAAAGTATTGGTTTTCTTCAAACAGAAGAGCCTACTAATGGAAAAATTGAAGACCGTCTATTTGTAAATAACCGAACCATTTATAATCATGTAGCAAGCACAAACGTTGCAGACTCTTTCTTTACTCGAAAGAATCCTCCCACACAAGAAGAGATTGTAGATTATCTAAAGTCCTATCGAAAACCACTAAATATCAGTATCAAAAAGATTGATGAAATCTTAGGATACCGACATACCGCTGGGCATTGGTTCAGAAAAGACAAGTACGGAAGTTTACCTAGTGTATCTGATTGGTGGAAACTGAAAGACCTATTGAACTTTGATAATACTTACGACCAACAAATGACTGACCTTATAGAAAAAGAAATAACCTTTGAACAGTCTCTTAGAATCACAAACTGGGATAGACCTAGCGATACTATCACTGCAAGCACTCCTGAAATTCACATCAACAAACAAAGGCGACTATCTGTTCGAGAATGCGCCATCCTACAATCTTTCCCTGATAACTTTATCTTCTACGGAAGTCTAACTTCCATGTATAGACAAGTTGGAAATGCCGTACCACCTAAGTTAGCTAAAGCTATTGCTAAAGAGTTAAAACCCTATCTAAAATAAACAAAAACCTCAGACTGTTCTGAGGTTTTTATAGTTAAAAGTACCTAACCGAAGTTAGATACCCATAAGTATTAACTAAACAACTCTTCCAAAAATTGAAGAATTTCTCTTCGTTCAAACCAATTAGTGTAACTTATATACTGCACTTGTAAGTTTTTAGTTATTTCACTAAATTTAAACTTGAAACCTTTCTCCCGTGTACCATTACGCTCATATTTACCATAATCGTAATAGTCCTCAGAAATATAATCAAATCTAAGTACATAAGTTCGATCCACATTCATACTAAATATAACCAACAAGTGCTGTGTATTACCGAAATTATCTACAAAACTTGTACGGAACTCAATAGGTACTTTATTTTCTGCAACTGCAAAAGTCCGTTTGAGTTGTCGTAAACATTGCAAAACAGAAGACCTTTTAAAGAACTCTTCAAAATATGTATTTTGGAAGTTCTCTAAACGTTTTGGACTATCTTTAAATAACTCATTCACAATAGACATTAAAAGTTACCTCACTTAAAATATATCTAACTTAACCCAACAAATCCGTGAAAGTAGCAACAGATACCCCTTGTTGCGAAAAGTCATGAGTTGCATCTTCTACGGAATCTACAAACTCTGCACCTACAAATTCTGCAAAGTCTCTCAAACTCAATGCAGTTTGTGACTTACGTTCCACTGCAAGAGTTAATTTCTCACTTGCAGATTCATTCGGAATACGCCCACCTACAGACAAGTTTGTAAGCACCACTGCTCCCTCAAGGTTAGCTGCAAAGACCATCTCTCTATCTACTCCAACATTTGCTTGAAACAACAAGGAACCATCTGCAACTACGGAAGTTGCTTTCTTATCCAAAGACTCTGAAATATAAATCTTACAAGCATCAGACTCAAATCTAGTGTTGTAAGGGTTCATGCTAAAGGTCAAACCTTGCACACCCTCAATCAACATACCCTCTGCTGCTAAACCTTGACGGTTAAGACAAGTCATATCTCCTGTGTAAGTGACACCACTTATATTTTCAGAATAGAAACCAACGTGGCGACCGTCTACGCTTTGAGCGTGTAAATCCAAGTCACCGTCTTGGTTCCAGTAGATACCGATTTGGTAGTTGTCTGAAACTTCGATACGAGTGTACATAGGGTATGAACCAATGAAAGACTTAGCAGTTGTTGGAAGTGCAATCGAAACATGCTCTTCTGGTTGATAGAATTTCAACTCTTTATCCGCAAAGCGAGACTTGAACTCTTCTGCAATACGCTCCAAGTACAAATCAACCAAAGTGTATTCCAAACCACTAATCGGAGTCTGTTTAAGAGCTTTCACAAAAGTTTTACCGTTACGAATACGGTAAACTTGGTAATCACCTTCAACTAAATTACGCAACTCACTCAAATAGTTGTAGTAGCGAATAAGCTGGTAGTTTGTGATACCGCTTAGTTCTTTAGGAAACTCCTTCAAAAGAGTTTTAAAGGTATGGTCTTTACGAGAAACCTCAGACAAACGCTTCATAGCATTTACTTCTCTTTGAAGACCCAATTTACGCAATGTCAACCACAACTGTTTGTTTGGACGGAAATGATCAGCTAAAGGTTGGAGACCTTGTTTTGAAACAAAGTCTTTAACCAAAGACACAATCAAGTCTTTCTTATCTTTTGACAAGTATTGGATTTCGTAACGTAAATGACTAAATGTCATAGCGTTTTTGTAGTAGTCAGTTGTACCTAAAAGGATACGAACCAACAAACGAACTAGTAACTCTGGGTTTTTAGGTGCGCACTTGTAACGATACCCGAACTCAATCTGAAGCTCCTTATTAGCTTTCTCAGTAATATCTACACCGTAATGTTCAACCAAGTCTGCCAAGATTGAAATATCACTTGTAGGTAAAGCCAAGGGTTGATTTAGAAACTTCTCTAAATCTTCTCGGACTTCCATATAAGACTTAAGTTCAATCGTTGTTAAATGAGTGTTTAAAGCAGTTTGAAAGGCTTTTTCCTCAGAATTAGGAATAAAGTCTGTGCCGAAAAACTCTTTCAATCCACCATAAGTCATTGCGTAATGGCAAAGACGGTCAAATACCACTTCCTCCCAACTTAAACCTTTACGAACCTCAAAAGTTTCGTAAAAAGTAGCGTTGGCGTTTCTAAGGTCAACCCCATAAAGTTTAATCAAAGCGTCTGCAGTCTCTTTTGAAATTGGTTCAAGAGGGTCTACAAGGATACCGTAAGTTAAACACAACTGAGTGTTTTTAAGGTCTCCTATTTCTTTTGCGCTTTCTACAACTTTTAAATATTTTGCTAAAGTTTCAATTTGTGCGTAGTTCATTCTTAACCTACTTCTTTCTATTTCCCAAAGCGAAAGAAAAGCCCTAAACCGACTGATTTAGAGCTAACTTTTGCGAGTCGTAATAAACCATTCGTAGTAAGGGGCAGTACGTCTTACCAAGTACCACCTACTACGAATATTAAATATCTCCTAAGAAAAGGAACGACTTTATGCAATCAAGTCAATTAGGCGAGGTGTAATTCATCTGCTTTAAAATAATTCAAAAAAGGAAAACCCTTATGCCAAGTATGTTTAAATTATAGCACAACTTGAAAATTTTGTCAAGGGGAAACCTCAGTTTTACAAAACTTTATGGTAGTAGTGAGCATCACAATCATCTTCGTCAATATAACCATCAAAGTAACGAGCTAGTTGTGTAAGCAAAGCAACTGCGTCTGGGTCCATACCTAAAGACAATGTTGTGATTGGTTGATTAAACTCTGGTAAACCACGGTCTAAGTTACGTTCAAATTCCTCTGGGTCTAAAATGAAACGTGAATCATAGTGATAAAAAAGACTGCGAATATTACCCCTAAACTCTAAGTGAATAAATCCGTTTTCTCTAATGTTTTCATTGTTACGGTAAAGAATAGGATACGAAGTGCCATTTGCCGTTGTAGTTTTAGGCTGTGCAGTAGGTTCTTTTAATACCACATCTGAACTTAACACAGTAACACCCAAAGAATTTAAAGCGTTGAGAACCTCAACAACTGGTAGATGACCGATAAAAGCCATTTTTGTATCATTCGCCATTATTTTTACCTCAATCAATTTAATAAGTTTAGTATAGCAAAAATAAAAAGAAAAGTCAAGAGTAAACTTGACCTACACCTTTATCACCTTATAAGATTCTAGCTCTCTTGTCCGTTCTTTCTTACTTTCTAATAGTAACTAAACCTGTAAAATCATTCTGTAAAACTCGGAAATAAACCTCTTCAATTGCAGCACTTTGATAAAGAGTATATAAATTAAAATGCACATAACGTAAATAATAAACTTCATCCTCAGTTAAATACAAATCATTCAAATAATGAAACTCTAACCAAGTTACAAATTTTGAAACCTCAACACTTCTAAAACTCTCTAAGTTAGGAACTGGGTTTTTAAGCTCCTCACCAAAAACATGTAGAAAAGACAAGGCTAAATACTCACTCGTAACTTTAAGAGGTGAACCATCAAAAGAAATATAAAGTTGTTTTTCCATAACTTAAACCCCATAAATTACTTCTCAAATTCAATTACAAAATCAGTTGAGGTTGAACCGAACCAGCCATTAACAATACGCTTACCTTTAATATCGCCAATACGACCTTCTGCATCTGACCCATAATAAATCGTAAAGGGTTTAAACTCTTCAAGTGAACCTTTATGGTACTCTTTAGAACCACTACGAACCTCACCAGCTAAACCTCCAAAATCTGGACCTTTAAATTTAAAGTCTTCAGATTTTACTGAAATAGTGAATGACTCACTATCTCCTACAAGTGGATTAGCAATTTCACTAGTTATAATATCGTAAGGAAACCCCTCAACTTGCTCCTGATAATTCACTTTAACATGAGCATCTAAGTTCAACATTCTAAAACCTAAACCTAAGACTACAATAGACAGTGGGATAATTGAAATTTTGACAAGCTTAGAGCTTGTAAAGGAAAAGCTCAACCTAATTGCAAGAACTAAGTATATCGTAGCAAGTACCCAAAGACCCACTAAATACCAAAGCAATTCACTTCCATAAAAAATATAAGGTAGAGTAAACAATAACGCAAGTATACTTAAACCGAGACAAACCCAAAAAGTATAAGGTAAACTCAAATTGAATTGAGACCAAAAAGAACCTAAATCGTTAGGTATTTCTTCAATCAAAACTGAATCTTTAGTTTCTACAGTTTCAAACACTTTATCTTCCACTCAGCTACCCCTTTACCATCTCAAAAAACAAAATAGAGAACTCCAACCGTTGCCACAAAATTTCTAATTCATCTTCTTTTGTGAAGATAAACTGTTCTAACTGGCGCTTGCGTTCTTCACTGATACCCTTGCGGTTGAGTTCGGCAAGTGAGAGCCATTTGTTCTCCAACTGGTCCAAAATGGACAACTCTTTGTCAGTTTTAGAGCCTTGTCGGAACTGTTCAGTTGCCTTTAATTCTAACAACCGTTTTCGATAAAGCTCAGTTAATAGTTGCGCTTCTTGAATTTGGTTCAAATAAGATAAGATTGTTCTATCTGAAACTAAAACCTTACTCTTCAATGCTACGGGGTGAAACTCTTCTCTTGTATGCAAATAAGCGAAGACCTTATAAATGTTCTCCTCACGTTTTCCTACAGAAATAGAACCCATTTCCCTTAGTTGGTTTGCCATGTATCATCTACCTCACTTCTATATTTCGCAGTTCTAATCATCACAACTAAAGAAAGCAAGTAGCTTTCAACCAACTTAGCTTTCATAAAATGCGCTGTTTCTGCTCTTCTCAATAACCACAATTCTGCTTTATCCGAATCCGTAAACTCAAATACCTCATAGAATCCTTGAATTTTTAGATAAAAGTCCATTTCTGTGTGCAAAAGAGACACCTCAACTTCTGGTCGGAAATGAGAACCATCGTAGGTTGTGTGATACCCAAAAGCAGAGAGAATAGTTGTAAATTCGATGTTTTTACAGTTTCTAAAACACGTGTCTAAATGACCAATTTCACGTTTTTCTTGCTCTACACTTCGAGGTGGTTTTGCAAACTTATTATCTAATTCTTTACGCCATAGTCTACCTAGAATAGTAGAACTTCCCCTATCTTTCTTCAAATCTTCTAAACCTAACTTTCACATTTTATTGTTAATATTGTACCAAAAAATAAGAAGAAAGTCAATAAATATAAAGACTTTCTCCTATTCTCTATTTAATCTTAAATCCTCAGTTGATATTTAGCTGCTGCTTGGAAGAACTCAGCGAAACCGTAATCAGATAAACAAAAAGATACTGAGTTAGGCAACCAGACACTTAAATCTAAAGGAATTACATAATTCTCAGCAAATCTAACAAATTTACTGTATAACCTATTTGCTTTAAGGACTTGCTCCAATGTTTGAGTTGGGTCTACTACCAAAATATGATGCGAGTGTTTCAAATCACTAAGAATCTCAGTATATTGGTTTAAGTTTAAATCTGAGTTATCTAAGTCAAAGATATAATCTGCTCTGTAGTAATCAAGACGATACTTCAATCTAGCAAAATCATAAATGTTAGGTAAGATAAAATTCTTTAAATCTTGCAAGTCCTTTTCTCTTGTAGAATAGAACTTCATAATAGCGAGGTCTTCCCAAGATGAGACAAGAACAGTTAAGTTTGAGTAGTTTAATTCTTTATCAAATGAGACCTCAGAGATATCTGGAACTACGAAAATCTTTTCAACATCATTAGAAAGTTGAAAGGTTTGTAACTGCTCAACAGTCAAAGGCAAAGAACCAATATAATCAATATCTCTCGTATCTCTGTAACCACCCGAAAGTAATGATACCGCAGAACCACCTGTGACAATAATTTTAGCAAATTTATCTTGACGTTCTAGTTCTAAATTCAATTGATTTAACTTCTCTAAAATCTTAGTGTAAGACAACGTCTGATAAGGTATGAATATCATCTTCTCCTAACTCCTTTGCGAAAGTTCTTGTAGACCAAACCCTCTTTGGTAAATGACTAGAACCACTTAAAACCAACTGACAATTTTCCTCAGACTCCAACCATTTTAAAGCATCAAGTGTCTCTTGTTGTCTAGGTCTATCCAAAGAAAAGTACAAAACCTCATGCCTTAAAATTAGGCGCATCTTTTCAATTAAATCAAGATTTTCCAAAGTAAGACCCTCCGTTTCAATACTAAATTTAATGTAACATAAACAGAAAACAAGCGCAAGGTTTGTTTAAATCAAAATTTACAGAATTGAAACTTTACGAAAAAAGGTAACAGTAGATGAATCATAGCGTTCATCAATATAAGCATCGTATTGAAGAGCTAATTTCCTCAATAAATCAATCGAAATCTCATTAGTTATAGCACTAATATAAGTTCTCGAAGTTTCGAACATCTCTTGACTATGTTTATTATCAAAGACAAACATAGACGTGTCTAACGTAGACCTTTCTTCATAAAAATAAGAAAGAGTAAAATTTCGACCTCGATACCGAACTGGGTATTTACCTGATATAACCTTAGTTATATCTAAATCAATGCTCTTAGACATGCGCTCTTGTTCCAAATCTACTTCTCTAATAGAACCACCAAGAACCTCTACACCGATGGAACCTAAAAAACTTAGAAGTTCAGACTCCTGTAAAAACTTACCAATAGAAACTTGAGACCATAGTAACACAATAAAAACCTCCAAAAATAATCAAATCAAATTTAAATGCTCTAATTTGCTCTGTATCGCACTTTAAATATTTGAGGTGCAATTCTACCTCTTTGAGATTTAAGTTAAAACTGGGGCAAATTAGGACGGCTTACGAACGAGTTAAGACAAATCAGAAGAAGAGGATACAAAATGAGTATACCTCTCTGATGTATAAGGTGTTTTAAACTCAAAAGTGTGACCTTCTTTTAATTTTCTAACTTTGCGAATAAAAGATAAATCGTAACCAACTTTATAACCCTCACAATCACAATTACAACCCCAATCACGTTTACAGTCACACTCATATTTTCGGTCTAATTTGTACCATTTGTCTTTGAACTTAGCTAAAGACATAAGGGAGACCGTTTGAGTAGTAAATCCTGTGAATTTATCAGTAGAAGCTACTGTACAGTAATGAAGTTCTCTTGGAGTATAAGCAGAGACAAAAGCAAAGAACACATTTAAAGCGAAAGTACCATCTTCCAAAACTAGGTATTTTGGAGTGCTACTTTTCTCTGCAAAACTAACTAGAGCTTCTAAGTCTGCAACGTAAACTTCAGCGAACTCATTGGAGTTTTGGATACCGGAGTCATGAAACTCAATAAGGAAAGTACCTGCTTCATCTCTTGTTAAGTAAGAGTAATCATCGAAATCTACAACTTCAACTATACCTTGTTTAGGAGAACTCTCAAGTTGACGTTCTGCTTGAAATTCTTCAAATGTACAGAACCCTTTGTAAACAGTGGATTTAAAATCTGATTTCTTAGTACACTCTAGACCACCAATTTTATAAACCTTGTAAGTAAAGTTATTTGCGTACTTTTCCAAAAAGGCAATTAAAGGGTTTTTCTTAGAACCTGCAATGTAAAAATCTACCTTAGTTTGTTGAGCATAGTGTAAAAGCTCTTGAATGTCGGATTGTTTTATTGTTACTGTGTTCACGATGTTCACTACTTTCTTATCGTTTTCCTTTATTATATCAAAACTTGCTTGTTTTGTCAAATAAAAAGAGGACTTAGAGTCCCCTTTCGTTTACTTAGTAGAGAAAGTATTGTAAAGTCCAATTAGCAAATTTGCTAACAAAACATAATCATCATAAGTCGAAACTCTACGTTTTGCATGAACTCGCTCAATCAAAGATACTTGGGTTCCAGTCAGTTCAATAGGTGGCTCTTTTAAAAATCTCCACAAAATAGAGCGATAAAACTCTGGCACATAAAACTCTGAGAAAATCTCTAACTCATCAACTGACTTTTGCAACAAAGATACCCAAACCTTCGCTTTTCTAAGTTCTACCTTAGACTTAGTATCCAAATAGTTATTGAAATAGTGCAAAATCTGAAAGACTTCACTGTCATAACGTTTTTCCATAGCTTAACCCCCAATAAATCGAATAAAGTCGGAACCTTTCAAGTTCATCTTCTTAAATTGTTTGTTCAGTTCCATGAATGACATAGTTTTAGCTTTTTCAAGTACATCTTTGTCACTCAACCAAAAATAGTCTTGGTGCCAATTAAATGCTGAATTGTAGATACTAACATACTCTGTGTAAGGTTCTTGGCGTGAAAGTTCTTCAACTATATCCGTTAACTCAAATTGAACAAAATTATATAAATCATCAAAAATTTTGTAAATCCGGTCTGAGGGCGTACCATCTTCAAAAATCAAATAGAGATTCTTGTGAGACCAAAACGGGTCGGAAACTAGGATACCTAACGGTATACCCAACTCTTTGAACTTAACTTCAACTTTCTTATATACTTCTTGCAAAACCTCATCAGTGTACTTAGAATTCAGCTCCACATATTCTGAAAGCTCTTTAAAACTATCTTCTGTCTCACCCGGAATATAATTCCAAGGTGTTTTTACGAACTCTGGGAGCAAGCGTAAAGTAGACCAATAATCAGATAACTCAAACTCTAAGTCTTTATCGAGGTAGTTGTTGTATAAAGGAGACCACTCTGCTCTTGAGGGTTTGAATTTATCCAAAACACTCAAACGCTCACCAAAAATAAGGGGTAATTTTACTACTCGATCTGGATTTTTAAGATTAAACTCTTTATACCATACTCCAAACAAAAACTGTGGGTTTTCTTTGAGTTGGAAGTGCATCATTTCATAAGAGTTTTTATTTTCAAAAACAAAGTAACCGTTGGGATATTCAATATTAAATGGTGTTAGACCTAAGTGTTTTAAATACTTCAAGCTGCTATCCATCATGTTTTTGTTTTCTTTTGTTGCGTGTTTTCGCTTAATTCGTTTGTTCATTCTTCTTACCTACTTATCCACTACTTTTTCCCTATTAACTGAAACAGTACCTCGAGATGGGTTGTTAGATAAAGATACCGTTACTTTATAGATAGCACCTGTACCCTTTTCTCTGCAAAAGTCTGCATAATTGTCCATAGCAGCTATAGCATCATCTAAACTAAACCAACGAGCTTTAACTGTAAGACCTCCACGGTCATCTACAGTTACAACATTTTCGTAATAACTAAATGGAGTTAATGGAAAGTCTACCTGAGATTCCTTTTGGCGAATCTCTTCTATTTCTTGTTCTTTAAAGTAAACTTCTGCTTCTTCTTTTGTTTCAAAAACCTTTGAACCTACTTTGTACTGTTTGATTTCTTCTAGTTTCATTTTTATACCTCTTTAAATTACTGGATTCGCTGGGAGAGTTTCTAAAACTGGGAAACCCTCAGTGCTTAGTAACAAAGTCATAGCATTTACCCCAATCTTTGGAATATATGCTAACTCTAAAGTTTCTTTGTTAAGTAGATAAACCTTATAGTCACATTCTAAGTGTGCTTTTTGAATAGCATAAGCACTCACTTGCTCCAAAGAATCAAATTTTAAAATTTGAACTGTATAAGTGAATACCCCTAACTCCTTAAGTAATACCTCTAGTGTTTGAGGTGTCTCAATTACTAATGTCGGTGCCAATGTAAATTTAATTGGTTTCATATTACCACCCATTTCTAAGTTATTTTCTTTATTATATCAAAAATAACTTAATTTGTCAAATATAAAAAGTGAAATCTGTTGATTTCACTTAATCTAAAACTTCTACATAATTTACTACAAACTGAGCAAAGGCTTTTCCTTCTGCTTGTGCTTCAAATAAGTAACTAGAATAATCGTCTCGATTGAAGAAACTTTCCCTCACTTGTAGCAACAAGTCTATAGAGTCTACTAAACGAGCTAAATCAGGTAACTTCTCACAAGCTAAATCAACTAAAATCTCTGGAACTTTATCTTCTGAGGATACCACTCCTAACAACTCTCTTGACCAAACATGAATCTGTTTATGCTCTTCCTTATCTAACGAAATGATAAACATATATTAAACCTACCTTTACTTCAATAATTCTTTCAAAATAGCAGCAATAACAGGTGGACTCACTGAATTACCTGCTTGCTTATACATCTGATTCCTACTTGTACCACAATCTTGAATATTTTTCACAAACTCTAGTGGATACCCTTGCGCTAAGAAACACTCAGTCTCAGTTAATTTTCTTACCCTTAAACCTAAGTCATCAGACACTAAAATGCGAGGAGACTCATGACGAGCAGTTATCGTAGGAGCCAATCCTCTAAATGAGTGGAATCTACGATGTTGCTCTAAGTTCTTGTGAATTTCTCTAGGTAACATACCTATACGTAAAATATAATTACTTCTTGGTAAAGTTAAACCAAAATCAAACTCTTTCAAATAGTGTACGTCAGACGGTTTAGTTATCTGATAATAAGGTTCTTCTATAGACGTTCCTAGTATATCTTCTAAAACTACGTCTTTATCCACAACATTTAAAGAGTTAAATACATTAAAACTAGGAAACTGAGGTTGACCTAACTCAGATAACTTAACTTTATTCAAATTCTGTTTCAATTTATCTACTTTACTAGACCACTTATCAGACTCAAACGATTCTTGTTCTCCACCAAGGATACCACAAATAAAAGTACGCTCTCTACTTTGAGGTACACCGAAGTCCTTAGAGTTTAGAACTGTAAAGTCAATCACGTAGCCTAAATCCTTTAACGAACTTAGAATAACCTCAAAAGTAGTACCTTTATCGTGGCTTATCAAATTCTTCACATTTTCTAACAGAAAGTACTTAGGTTTCTTCTCTCTCAAAATACGCAAAACATCAAAGAACAATGTACCTCTTGTATCTTCAAATCCTTTTCGTTGACCTGCAATCGAAAACGCTTGACAAGGAAAACCACCAACTAACAAATCATGGTCTGGTATCTCTGTCTCACTAATTTTAGTGATATCCCCAACCATAACCGAAGAATCAAAATTCGCACCATAAGATTGTTGTGCAAACTTATCAATCTCAGAAGCAAATACTACCTTAAAAGGCAGCTCTGAAAGGTTTAAACCCTCTTCAAAACCACCAATACCTGAAAACAAAGAAACTACTCTTAATTCACTCAATTTACACCTCTTCACTAGCAACTAAAGTCATAGGCTAAAAATTTACCATTCATCAACGGAATGTAAACCGTACCGTTGTAGTTATCGTTAAAACCTGTTTGGTAGACAAAATAAGATACCAAAGGTGGGTTTTGCTCTACAAAGTTAACCACTGTATCAATCTTGGAAACTATACTGTAGTTTCTACAATTCTCTATAAAACCACAAGAATAGTCAGTAAATAAAGCACCTACTAATCGGTTCACATATTCATACAAAACAGAACAATCACTATAAACCTTACTTGAAGTCTTATCTGTTAATGTACAAATCATCTTAGGCATAGCAACACCTTCAAAATCCTCCAAACCTACATACAAAAATGTACCACCCAATTCATCTTGGTTTTGGTGTAACTCAGAGTAGGTACGAACTAAGTCCTTAATCTTCTTGGGAAGAATGACTCCCTCTTTTTTCTTCTGTCTCTTGTTCATCTTTTGCCACTACTACCTTTTCAATCCTCTCCTTAGCTATCTCAAAGTACTGCTCAGTTAATTCCATTCCAATAAAATTACGATTCAAGTTCACACAAGCAACACCATTTGAGCCACTACCCATACAGTTGTCCAAAACTAAATCCCCCTCATTGGAGTATGTCTTAATTAACCACTCCAACAAAGCAACTGGTTTTTGAGTAGGGTGGTAGTTCTCTCTCTGTTGATCCTTAGCGAAAACTTGAACACTCAGTGGATACCGCTCAGTTGAGTCGTAACCCTCAATTTCATTTGCAAATACACCATAATTCGACTCCCCTTTTAAAGACTTCTCCGTATGTCTATTTGCCGAATTTGACCTACTCTTTTTACTTGAAACCTTTCTTGGATGACCTTGTGTCATTTGAGGATTATAGGTCGGCAACTTCTTGTAGAAAACCAAAATATTCTCATGCGCCTTCATAGGCATTTTCTTAGCAATTAGAAAACCTGTTGGAGCTGTCTTTTGCCAAATAATCTCATATCTTAAATTTTCGAGGTTAGATACCCCTAGAACCTTGTCAAACGGAGTTTGAGCAAATAACAAAATTGCCCCACGGTCTTTAATAACACGATTATATTGTTCCCACAACAACTCTAAGTCAATAACGCTATCCCACTTGTTTCTTGTCGTTCCATAAGGTAAATCACATAAAATCAAGTCTACACTCTTATCTTCAAGAGACTTCATTAATTCTAAACAATTACCTTGTTGTAACTCAATTACACTAACCATCGCCTAAAACACTCAAAGGAACCCTCGTACCCTCAATCCTTTCTTTCGCAAGTTTAAAGTAGGCCTCATTCAACTCCATACCAATAAAGTCTCTGCCTAATCGCTTACATGCAACTCCAGTCGAACCTGAACCCATACAGTTATCCAAAATCAAAGCACCTTTACTTGTATAAGTTTTTATTAAATACTCCAATAACGCTACTGGTTTCTGCGTAGGATGTAACTTCTTGCTATCGGGTTTGAAATCAATCAAAGCTTTCGGATACCGCTGACCTGTATTAACTGTTGTTACAGACTCAATCTTAGAACGAACTGTGGAGTTATTCTTATCTTGTTTCTGTTTCCCTGATTTACTTGTATATGGAGTACCTTCAGTCATAATAGGATTGTACTCCATGTTGTTACCTTTCTTACTGTAACTTGCAGCACAATTACTAAAAACCATAATATCTTCATAGTTTTTACTTGGTTGGTACTTTACATTTAAAAAGTTCGCACCTCTTGGTTTTACCCACTTCCAATCGTATTTGTACATAGCTAAATTACTACAACGAACGACGCTTGAAAAAGGCTCACTACCAAATAATACAACAGTGCCCGTAGGTTTTAGAACTCTATTATACTGGTCCCAAAGTTTATCCATAGGAATTACAGAGTCCCAACTGCAAGCTGAGGTACCATAAGGTAAATCACATAAAATTAAGTCTATACTCTTGCTTGGAATATCTCTCATTAGTTCAAGGCAGTCACCCTGTTTCAACTTAATCGAAGTCATAATTCAACTCCTTTAAGTAAGCAACTGATCTAGGAGACAAGTAGTCCATAATAGAATTATCAGCGCACTCATTGTACTTACTTTCAAAATGCAAAGGAGAACTATCTGTATAACTGTACTCCCCACCTTTATAACCACCAAAAGGTTGACCAGAGGTTAATTCCTCTAAGAAACTTGCGATTGTTGAAATAGGTACATAGTCAGACTCTATATCAAAAACCAAAACTGGCTCCGAGTAGATACCACGCCAAGAACCGTAATAACTCAAGGGGCGAATCTCTAAAGGTAAAGTTGCCAAAAATTTACAATAGTTTATATCCATTTTTATTCTCATTTCTTTTCTAATTTAATAACTATATAATATCATAAAAACCCTTGAAAGTCAAGGGTTTACAAACTTAAGTTTACTAACCAATTCGCTTTTAGATAGTCTACAAACTCACAGTCCGTATTGTATTCTTGATTTTCATAACAAACCTTTAACTTAGCTAAGAACGTGTCTAGCTCTTCCAAAGTCGGAAACCAAAGGAAACAATCCAAATCATAGTAATTGAACATCAAGTTTACAAACAAGGTAGCAGTTCTTTTGTTGCAATCGTGGAAAAACTGTCTGCGCATTAAGTATACATAGAAATGCAAGATTTGTTCTACTTTTACATAGCGGTCAATATACTCAGAACTTAGAGTATCTTTTAACAAGTTGAAGGTTTGATTAAATTCAGCTTGCGCTTCGGCTCTTGATACTGAGGGTGGTTGGTAAGTCGTTCCACTTATCACAATTTTTGTATCATCTGAACGGAAATGACCTTCTAGTTGAGGTTTGTCGGTTACTCCACTTGAAATTAGTTCGTGTAAGTCCTCAAAAGTAGTTATATCTACATCAGAAGAACTAAATAGGTGTACGAAAATCCAAGCTTCATAAAGGTTTAGTAGTTCTTTTCTAGTTTTGTAACCAAAAGGTAGAGGTTCGAAGAGTGTATTTACACACTGTTGAACTTCCTCTTTTGTTAAAACGTAATCTTCAAAAACTGTTGAACGAGCTACAACCTCTAGTAAATTGTGACCTAAGTAGTCTTGGAATAGAGTAGCCATACTGTTTACCTCTTTAATCTCTATATTCAAAAGTTAAGTACAAATCTCCAAAGTAAGTACTTGAGATTTTTAATTCCAAAGGGGAAACTTCACTCAACAACTGATTGAACTCAGAAAGATACCGATTTGCTAACATACCCATACGTTTTCTGAGCGTCCCTTCCCTTGGGAAATACTCCGAATAAATAATGGATATTGGGAACCAAGCCTGATACCCTGAGTGTGTAGTTGTTATAACTAAATTATAGTTCTCATCTACTGCCAAATAAAGGATTTGGTATTTATGATTCCACCCAATGTAACGAAAACTTTTATTGAGATTTGGGTCTAATAAATGAACTTCAATCTCATAAGGAGTTTGAGAATAACTTAAAACTTCCCTTAATTTATCTGTTCGCTTAGGTCTCTCCCACATCTTTGAAACGAACGCTAAATCACGCTCTTCTTTTGTTTTAAATAGCTTAACCATACTACTTACCACCTTTGTTCTCTTTTGCGAAAACCACACCAACTTCGTCAAATCCACCTGAAACCATAGCTGCAATGAACTTATGTGTATGGTTAAATACAAATTGTTTTAGTTCCCTAGAATATGCTCTGGCAATCCGATTCATTTCCTCACGGATTTCACCGTCTCTTGGGAAAGAATACTCGTAAATATTGGTAACCGGAATGTAAGCAAGCGCACCATCAGTTGAAGTAGTTAAGTACAAAGTGTTAAATTCACTCAAAGCTAAGTACAAAACTTGATATTGAGTTAAATGAGACTCCACTCGTTTAAACCCATCAACAAGCTCGTCATCATACAAAGATGCAGATATTGAAGTCGGTTCTGTAATTGTCTTACGTATGAACGTACCAAGTAGTGCTAAGTTATAACCCTCTTCTTTTAAGTAAGTTAAATCCATCTAGTAATTACCTCAAATCAATTATTTTATTTATTGTAACAAAATAATTTATTTTTGTCAAGATAAAAAGAGGTTCGAACCTCTTTTCCTTACTTTATACTTCTGGGCAACCTGTGAAACGGTAATAAATCAACTCCATACCATAACTATCAGTGCGTGAACTTTCTACAAGAAAACCTTGCTTGATGTATTTCTCAGCTTTTGCTTTTGATAATTTTGGTGTGATTTTATCCCAACCCCTACGGTAATATCGAGTAATCAACTGATAGCAATTACCGTTAAACATGACTTTATCTTCGTCTGTAATTGTGTATGTTCTTTGACCGATTTTCAATTCAAATGGTTCCATATTCTTTACCTCACTTCTACTTTACTTCAATCCTACAACCTTCTTTGCCAGCTTATCGACTGTTTGGTTGATTTTCAAACCTCGATGACCCCTCACCCAAATGAAGTCAATCTCTTCAATACCACTTTCTTTAGCAACCTCTAGCAAACTAGCATGATATCTACCTACAGGTTTCTTCAAAGAAGTACCCCAACAAGCAACACCGTTTACTAAAACTGATTTAGGAGCAGACCATCGGAAGATACCCTCATAATCACAAACAATCGTGATTTTAGTCAGTTCACGCTCGACTGCATCATCAATAGCTAAACCAAAACCACAAACTTCACCTGCAATATTTCTTGAAGTTGCAAACTGAGGTTTGTTGTTAGCTACTGCTTGAGCATCCAATAAAACTCCGTTTTCGTAACAAGCAAAAGCCCCACCATAATTTTGAGTTTGTGTATTGAAAGAGCCATCAATCGAGTAAATAAACCCCTCGATACCCCAAAGAAGTGGGTCAGAGTCTTCTGCCATACGGATCGTACCTTTAATTCCACTTTCTGAAACATAAGGAACAATCTCAGAGGTTTTCTTTGTGGATAAGATAGGCTCTTCTCCCCTCAAATAAGCTTCTGCTTGCTCTCTTGTTGGGAAACTCTTATATTCAACACCTTTAGTTCCTTTTACAACTCTTTCACAATCAGACCACTCTTCGAGGATTTGATTAGTATTCCTTACTGCGTAATATTTCTTTTTCTTAGCCATTTTCCACCTCACGACCTTTAACATATCTCCAAATAATACAGAAAGCCAGAATAGAAATAAGTGCGTAGATATAACCGATTACGTCAGACCATTTAGAAGATAAAGATGAAATCACACCTAATCCAATAATTAGTCCAACTCCTACTTCCATTGTAAAACTTGAAATTGCGTTTAACTCACTATCTTTAAGTTTAATATTACTACGACATGAGGGAACAAATAACGGAACCCAAAAGTAAAGTACATGGAAAATCCAAATACCTGCAAAACCAATAAGTAAACCTAAGTTGAAAATAGTGTTTAACTCTGGATTGAAATTCATAGTCAATTCCTTTCTAAATCAACTCAATCGAAAGCACTACATAATTAGGTTGTAGACCTTTAAAGTCTTGAAGAATGTACGTTACTTTAGCATAAACAGAACGTCCGGTATAAGAACCCTCAGTATATTCCATCAACTTTAAAATGTCTCCAACTCTAAAGTTTCTATCGTTATAGCGAACTTCAAAGGATTTTTCTTTAGAGACTACTTTCTCAAAGTAATTGGGAGCAATTTTTAACCCATGAACCATAAATAAAAACCCACTTTCTACATCAAATAAAGAAATACGCTGCTTTACCTATTGTTTTCTTAAGTGTTCTAAATCCATAAGTCCTATAACTCCTAGACCACATTTCAGCAACATCGAGCAAAATCAGCAATGTGGATACCCAAATATGGAAATTGGAAAGTTCAGTTACAAACTGAAGCTCAAAGAAAACAACAAAGTAAAACAAAGCTAACAGTGACTTTAAGGTAAACCTAACTTTGCTAAAATAACAAAAGTAACTTTTAGTGTCTGGCCAAAGTGCAAAAGCAAAACACACAAGATAAAAGAATGCAACAACCATTAAATGGATTGCTCTCAATAATAAAATCCAACTTAACATAAACACCTCTTACCAATCATAAGGTTCAGCAGTGTCAAAAGTAGCACTTAATTGAGGATACCCTCCTGCTGACTTCTCTATAGTTTCTAACCAACCAAACAAATTCAAGCGACCATCCTCTGCATCGTCAAAGCCTGAAATCTTTAACTCCACTACACTATCCATCGGAAAATTAGATAAATATTCAATTAACTCTGAAACTCTCATTTTTCAACCCCTTTTAAAGTAAACCAACCGAATAAACAAACTAAATAAAATAAGGATAAACCGTCTGCCGTATATGTAAACGTAGTGTCTGAAATCCCTACTTGTTTTAGTATATAAAATACTACTTGAATAATTATTGTATAAACAATGGTTATAGAAATTACTTTAGAAACCTCTTCGGAGTTTACCTTTAATTTTAATTGTAAATAAGGACTAGCGTATACAAAACCTAACACAAAGAAACTCATTAAGTGCAATAAAACGATGCCACTAGATAAAACTTGAATCATATTACCAAACCCTCTTAGCTAACCAAATATCCAACAAAAGCATAAATAGAAACATAGTTCCGCTCATAGTAATAAAGAAAACCAAATTTGAAACGTTAAGTTGACTTAAAAGGAAATCTATAACAGTTAACAGTACAGTATAAAACGCAAAGGCAAATAACCACATCGAAACTGAACGAACACCTAAACCCAACTCAATCAAATAGTCTCTTCGAGTAATTAAACTAAATGCTAAAGCAAAACCATGCGCACAGTAAATAAAAACAATCACAAATTGAAGTAAAAAGAGAAACATTAAATACCTTCTTTCTCACTCTCAATCAACGAATCTAAATACTTCTCAGCCTCAATCAACAAATCCAAATAATTGTCAATAATATTAATGCACTCATTGAAAAATCGTTCATTACCTAAGTCCATAGTTAAAGTTTGCGCAGTCCGTAAGATACCCAACTGGTACTCAGACAAATCTGCGAAGTTCTTTTTATTCACTTCCGGTGCTAACTCTAAATACTCAGATACACTCAATTTAGGATTACATAAAGCAAGATACTTATAAGAATCTTTCGCCTTTTTCAACCAACGTTTAGCTTTCTCCAAATCTTGGATACCACCCTTATGCTTGTAGCGAATAACATACTCAACTACCGTTCCAATTGTATGAGGGAGTAATGAAAAAGTTGTGAAATCCCAAGCCTCAACCTTATTCTCATTATAACGACTTGGATGTTTCAACACTTCATTTTCAACATATTTCTTAGTCATCTGTTATCTAAACCACCTATCTAAATTTCTTTAAGCATAACATAAAACTCCTTGAAAGTCAAGGGATTACATTAGATAAGACACTTACAACTATAAGTACAACACTAAACCTCATAAAACGCTCTCTGCTCCATTTTAAATTTAAACCATATAATTTATCGAAATGGAATTTTAAATTAAATCTGGGGCAATCTGAGAGGTTATAGGAGTATATTTCAAAGTTATACCCAACTCAAATAACTAAACCTACAAACCAAAACACCCCTCAACCGAAGTTAAGGGGTGTTTATTGAAGAAAATATAGACCAAGAGGAATGATATTCTCTAACGCGCTTTAGCACTTTCAACCTTTTATTAGTTTAGCACATAGAAGAAACTTTGTCAAGATAAACTTAATCTTTATCCTCAGTTTCCTTTTTCTTGTTCGCAAAACCAAGTAAACCTAAACTTGAAACTAAACCTAAGATACCCAAAGCAGAACTTTGAGAAACCTCAGTTCCTGTGTTTGGTAACTCTTTAGTTGCAAACTTCTCTTGTGGTTTTTGCGCTACTGGCTGCGAAGGTTTCTCTACCTCTGCAACTGGTGTTTCTGGTGTAGGAACCTCTGGTGTAGGTACTTCTTTCTCCGGAATTTTTAGCTCTGGTTTTTCCAAAATAGGAGCATCGTTCGGAATAGAACCTTCAACCAACTTGTAAATGTGTGTTCTTACACTTCCACTAGCATCTAACTCAGTTTTACCCGTAAACACATACTTACCAATCAACGTAGGTGCATCTACTAAACCAGTCACAGAACCTTGAACCTCAGTAACACCATCTTCTAATACGAAGCGAGTAACCTTAAGCTCTGGATTGGAAGTATTAGGAGCATCATTAGGAATGACTCCTACATTGAGTTCTGGTTTGTCGTGAATTGGTGATTCATTCGGAATCTTAGACATCTCAGATGGTTTAAGTTGTCTGTAGATATGAGTGATAACTGCACCACCCTCATCAGAATCAGTCACGCCTGTATAAGCGTAGTGACCGATTACATCGTCAGGTCCTACGAAACCATCTTCCATATCTTTAATCGCAGTTCTACGGTCTTCTAACATGAAACGTGTAAATTTAACTTCTTCTTTGTCTACTTTTGGAGCGTAGTTAGGAATCTCAAACTTAGGTTTCAAAGTATCTTTCTTCTCATAATGAACAGATACCACCTTTTCGTAAACATAAGGTACCACAATAACTTGACCGTCTTTGACTTTACCAGATTTGTTTTCTGGTGTTTTAACAAGTCTATATTCGGTAACTGTTACCTTAACAACATCATCTGTTGGTTTACTTTCACTTAACGTTTGAATTGGGAAACGTTTCACCTCAGTATCATAAGCTTGACCGGGTTCAACATCAGTCTTGACATCAACCTGTGGCGCAAGTTCGTTACCCTCAGTGTCTTTGTACGTAGCTACAACGGAACCATAAGTTGAAATGCTTTCTACTCTGTGATAGATGTAAGGTACAATAAGTGTCTTACCACCCTCGACTTCACCTGAGTCATTAGCTGGAATACGAACTAGTTCGTAACGTGCGAAGACTTTCTGAGTCAATCCATTAACGTGATTAGTTGTTATTGAACTATCGAATTGTTTTGGACTAGTTGTATAAGGTTCACCTGCCTTAGCATTGTCTTTGACTTTTTCATCTAAAGCCAGTTGGACACCATTTTCATCGTGGTGAGTTACAACAACAGACCCATTAATCTCTTGCTTCACAACTTTACGATACACGTAAGGAACTTTGATAGTTTCCCCACCTTTTACTTGACCATTTGCGTTAGTTGGAGTTTCAACTAACTCATAAGTAGTTGTGGTTGTTCTTGTTAAACCATCTACTGTATCTGTTGTAACAACTGGGTCAAATGATTTAGCCTTAGTTTTGTAAACATCACCCTCTGGTGAGTGCGACTTAATAACTTCTGTTGGTGAAAGCTCATTCCCATCTGTATCCTTATGGGTAGCAATAACGCCACCGTCAAGTTCAACAGTTACGACCTTACGATACACATAAGGAACATACATGATTTGGTCAGCTTCAACTTTACCATCAGCATTTGTTGGTGTTTCGATTAACTCATAACGAGTAGTTGTTAAACGAGTAAAGCCGTTAACATCTTCTTCTTTCACCACACTATCAAAAGTCTTACGCTCAGTTGTGTAGTTCTCACCACTTGGTGCATCTGTTTTAACTGCTACATCATCTGCAAGTTTTTCACCATCTTCAGTTCTGTAAGTAGCAATAACGGAACCGTTAATTTGAACTGACTTAACTGGTTTGTAGACATAAGGAACTTTGATAGTTTCTCCACCTACAACGTTCCCATCTTTGTTAGATGGGGTTTCAACTAGTTCGTAACGAGTAGTTGTAACTCTTGTCAAACCTTTAACGGTTTTATCAGTCTCAACTTTCTCTGGAATTTCTTTAGCAGATGTAGTATAAGCATCACCGTTTGGTGCGTGAGACTTAATCACTTCTTTTGGAGCTAAGTCATTACCCTCAGTATCTTTGTGAGTGGCAACAACTCCACCATCACTTTTGACTGTTACAACTTTACGATAAACGTAGGGTACAACTAGTGTTTCACCACCAACAACTTCACCAGTCTCATTGTCTGGGGTCTTGATAAGTTCATACGTGATAACAGTAACTTTTCTGCCATGCTCGGTTTCTTTGCTAGAAGTTGCAGCTTGAATCTGTTTAGATGCGGCAGCATAGTAAGTTCCCGCGTTTTGATTTGTAATGACTTTCTCTTCAGATGCAAGAATTGTTCCTTCTTCATCTTTGTACGTAGCAATTACTGAACCTTTAATATCGACAGTCACAACTTTACGATACACGTAAGGTACTGTGATAGTTGTTTCAGCTACGACTTTACCATTTGCGTTCTCAGGAGTTTTAATCAACTCATAAGTTGTAGTTGTAGTCTTAGTTAGACCATTTACAGTTTCGTATTTATAGATTGGTCGAATCTCTTTAGCAGAAGTAGTATAATCTTCACCTTCATACTCATTAGTCTTAACGTTCACATCATCCGCGAGCTTGTTTCCGTCTTCATCTGAATACGTTGCAACAACAGAACCACGTTTGACTTGTTCATAAATGTGACGAACTAAGTTATTATCAGCAGTTAAACGATACGCACGAAGTGGTGTTACCACGTCATGATAAGTAAACTGTTCTGTGTTTTCAGTCACGACACCAAGTGAGTTTCGGAAGATGTGCGAACCATCACCAGTAATTACGTAAGTTTTTGGATTCTCAATGTCAGACATCACAATCTTACCTACAATATTGAAAACTGAATCTCCAAATTTAGTCCTTAGTTCTTGCACTTGTTCAGGTGTGAATTGGTTTTTATAAGTTGAGAGATAATAACCACGAATAATGTGTGATGTTACATCAGTATATTCTTGTTGTGTAATTTCTGAAGTTGGTTTATTGTTAAATGGGTCGCTTACAGAGTTACCAAACATAGAATCGTAACCTTTAATCCAATTTCTAACTTTTTCAATGTTTTCTTGTGAGTAAGATAAACTGATTTCGTGTTTTAATAAATCATCATCAGTAAGATAGAGGTTAGTAGATGCGTCATAAGACTCCTCATCGCCTTTTAAATCTGTTCTAACAAATGAATAAGTCTTTTTCTCAATAGGACGAGTTCCATCAGCTTTTGAATCAAGAGGTTTATTTGAGAAGTTAGGGGTTTCAAGATTTAGGTTATATTTGGATTTAAGAGAATCATTTAATAAACGTGCTACAAAAGCTGTTTTAAAGTATACTAACTCGTCACCGTTACCCCAAAATACATCTTTATATTTTCCTGCAAAAAGAGGTGAATCTGGATGAGCAATGAGGAAATCACTTATAACATCGTAATAAGTAGTTGGGACAGCATAAGTTCCATAATTATAACTAGTATAATATTTATTTGATGTATCAGTAGTGTACGTACCAAGTAATTCAGAATCCTCTGCTGGCGTTTCATAAATTGTCTTAAAATCCTCAATAGTTACAACTTCTTTACCTTTATAAACGTATTTATCACCTTGTTTTTCTAAACCATCTAAACCAACGTTGTAGATATCATCGATGTAGGATTTGTAAAGCTTAGAACTATTTGCAGTGAATTCATAGTAAAAATCTTTACCGTATTGAGTACTTGCTTGCTTACGAGCAGCATAAGTGTTAGTTTCATAAACTACAATAGAATCAGTTTCTTTGATACCACCAAGCTTTTCTACTTCAGCTTTTGAGAACTTAGTAGTAGCTGTTTTAGCCTCTTCTTGGATTTTCTCGTCAGATAAACCTTGAGCGTTCTCAATCAAAGCATAGTTTCCGTAGGTTCCATCTTCTTTTTCTTCAAGAACCCAAACTCTAGAACCATCTTTGATTTTATCGTATTTAATAGACCCATCTTCGTTGTGCATACCCTCAACAGAAGCTTTTGTTTCTACATCATTGAAGGTAGTGTCTGTCAGAACAGTCTCTTTTCCTTGTGTAGTTTCTGTACGAACATATTTGTACTTTTCACCATCTTTTTCAATGGTGTCTTTCTTTTCTAAATTCGCATCAACACTACTTGTGGTAGTATCTGTACCTGTATACTCTTTACCAGAAGTTCCCTCAACTTTATAGTTAAGTTCTTTCTCCTCAGTAGTAGTTTTAGTAACATCTTCTTTTAACTTAGTACCGTCCTCTGTTTCAAAGGTTACCACTGTTTTAGACTCATCTGACACACTTTCAGTACCTTTTGTTACCTTATCTGCCGTATACTCTTTAGCTTCATAAAGTTCTTTAGCAGTTTTATCATTAGACTCCTTAAAATGGTTAGAGTCAACTGTTACCGAAGCTTTATCATTAGATAAAGTAGTTTTAGTACCATCTGGAGTTGTAACTACATCTGCCGATACAACCCCTTGAGCTAAAAACATAGAGGCGATAACCGCACTAGCTAAACCATAAGCTTTATATTTTCGAAATGAAAAAATCTGTTTTTGTGTATTAAAGTTCATAAAAACCCTTTCTTTTAAACATAGTGTAATCCCTTTAATTTTGGAACCCACTTAGAGTACGCATAACGTTTAATGAAATTTTGTTGAATAGTAGAATCAAACAATGAATCCCTAAGAGATAACATAGTAGCTACATAGTCATCTACACTGTGATTTGTAATGACAGAACCCTCTGTACCCTTACTATAAAAAACATAAGGGTAAGGGTAGTCACTAACTACACACTGTAAACCTAGACTCATGGCTTCAACACAAGCGTTGGCAAACATCTCCCCTACCGAAGTTGAAAGATACCCATCATAGTCATTATAAGGTACACTAGGTGTAAACCCACAATACTTAACATTTGTAGGACAACCCCCAAATTCAAGACACTTCTGGTCGAACTCCTCTTGAGAACCACCATAAACATCCAAGGTTATACCGGTACTCTCAAGCCTTTTCATAATACTTAAAGCAAAATCAAAACGCTTATACTCCCGCTACGAAAAATATAGATTTTTTATACCTATATCTTTACTTTGTGAAAACTTATGTTGCTATAAGTTCAAAACTTATAGACTTATCCGTTTCGTTTTTCACTTCCTACATCATCATGTCTGACCTCAAAGTGAAGTAAACCTCACTTCTACTATCATTTGATATAACACTCAATAGGCTTAAATTCCCCAGTAGCGATGGGTACATAAGGTATTAACCTCTATAGAAATAATAAGCTAAATTCTCAGCAGCATTTAAGTCTCTATCTTTCCGTAAACCGCAAGAGAAACATTTATAAACTCTTTCTTTTAGGTTCAATTCAGACTTAATATTACCACAATAACTGCACGTTTTAGAACTTGGATAAAAACGGTCTGCGACAACTAAATAAATACCGTATTGTAGACACTTATATTCTAACTGTCTACGAAACTCATAGAACATAGCATCTTTAATGTGTTTCGCTAAATGTCTGTTTTTCATCATCCCTTTAACATTCAAATCTTCAATTACAATACCTTTAGGTAATTGTTTTACAAGATAAGAAGTTGTCTGATGGATATGATTCATCCGAATAGAATGAAGTTTACGGTAAATTAACTTTATCTTACGTTTTGTTTCTTGAATATTAGAACACAACTCTAAAGGTCGCTTATAAATTGGTTTTCTACCGCCTTTTCCAGTTATGAGATACCCTTTGGTGTTAACTTGCAACTGTCGTGCAAGGTGACGTTGTTCCCGTCGTAATTGTTTCTCCAACTGTTTCACTCTGCGACTTTTATTGATATTCTCAATAAACTCACCTGTAGATAAAGTTGCTAATGTTTTTACCCCTAAATCTACACCGATAACTAAATCTGTCAACTCTACTGAAATCTCTGGAACCTCATAAGAGAAAGACAAGTACCAATATTTACCATCAAAAGAAATTCGAGGGTTCTTATAGTGGGAACCTTTAGGTATTTTTGGTAAGGGTTTGGTTGTTTTTATAAAACCTAACCTCTCCCCTATAAAACCACCCTTAACCCTTCGTAAACTTTCGTAATTTACATAAAAACTAGGTTTTGAAGTACTTCTTGACTTATACTTAGGAGCTTTACCCAACCCTTCAAAGAACCGATTACGAGCATCATTCCAATCTTTAACTGCTTGTTTAATCACATTAGAACCTACCTCTTTTAACCAAGGGTGAGTTGTGTTTTTCAACACAGTCAATTCTTTTCGAATTTGACCTTCAGTCAAAGCGTTAGGTAATGTAGTATCTTCTAAGTATTTTAAATATTGTTCTTTACATCTAGTTATAGCGTAGTTATAAGACCAACGAGCAACACCTACGGACTTCCACATCTGTTGTTCTTGCTCATCAGTTAAATCAAGTGCGATTTTCACCCCTCGTAACATCAGAAACCCTCTCAATTAGTGTCTTAGTCTTTTTAGACCGTGAACCATAAAGTCTATTTGCAAATACTGTGATGATTTGAATTAAATCATCGGTCAATTCTTCCTCTTTACTTCGCTCTGAATTGTCAATAATTTCAATTTCAACATCATGCAACTCACAAAGTAGTTGAATCAACTCAAAACCAAATCGTACTAATCTATCTTTATAAAGAATAACTACTTTAGTAACTTGGTTTGAATCAATTAAAGAAATCAACTCTTGCAAACCTTTATTTTTATAATTGATACCGGAACCAATATCTGTAATAACTTCAAATGAGTAACCTTTAGCGTACATATAAGATTTAACGTTTTCCACTTGTTTCTCTAAATCATCTTTTTGTGACTTAGTAGAAACTCGACAGTAAGCTACTACTTTTTCTTCTCTTTGAGAAAACTGAGTGTTTTTCAACTCTCTCAGTTGCTCCTCAGAGTAATATCTAGTTCCTTTTTCTGAAATACGAGCAGGAATTACCTCACCTGTTCTGTGCATTGTGCGAACGTGTTCAGGTGTAACACCTAACTCCTTCGCAAATTTTCCTATAGACATCAATACCATAAGTACACCTCCCTTAATTCTTACATTAAGTTTATCATACTGAAGGTATTTTGTAAAGCAAAAATATAAAAGTTTATTTAAAAATCTGTATTTTTCTTGTTCACACCAAGGCGCAACCCTTGATGCAGTCTTACTGTCACCAGCAGACCTCTCATACTTTCACATGAGCGCAGACTATATCTTCACCTAATCAAACTTAGGTGCAACATTTTTCCTCCGCCATTCGCTTGCGGTTTTACTCTCCCTCTAGGAGATAGTCGTTGGGGGTCTTCCATAGTCATTTGACCGTAGGACTTTCCCTGCTAAACATCCATTATTACTGCACTTAGGACTAACGTTTCTTAGGGGTCACTATTTTTATCACCTAAGCACTGATTAGATTTTATTTCACCTTATGCTATCCTTGTACTTTTTTCTACTTTCGTTCCACTCAGCTTGACGTTTCCATCTACTGTTTAGGCTACAAGGCTTTAGGAATTCAAAGCATTTAACGTTGAGTTCGCACCTATCACTAGATACGAAGGGCTTTCTGTTTCTACATAAATTTTTCTATGTTCTTGTACATCTTTATAAATTTACTGTAACAGTTTTGTTACCCAAAATGAGAAGACCATATATAACGATACGTACTTGAATATAAACACTTAGGCAAATGCTCATCTACACACATAGGTGGAAAGAACTGAGCGTGAAAACCTAACTCTTGTAAATCTAAAGCAACTTGCTCATTTGCTACTAAATATTGCACTTTCCTAGATAATACACTTAAGTATCCATCTTGAATGACTGGGTAATGAATATACTCAAAGTAAGGAACTTCTTTTAAGTTTAAAAATCTCCTTAATTGAGGTAGTGGATACCGACTCTCATCCCTTATAAGCGTATAATCTTCTAAAGATAACTGAGCTAAATACTGAATTAAAACCTGTTCTTCTGTGTATACACCCTCAATTGTCTGGTATATCCACATAGGCACAGGTCTATGTAAACAATCAATATCATAAAAAGCTTGTATACTTTGACCATCAGCTAGATTATAAACATAATTATAAGTATCAAGTTTCTCTGCGCAAGCACCAAATAAAACTTCTCCCACCGAAACTACTTCCCCATAAGTGAAGCCTAAGCTCCTAAACCTAGACTTATAGTTCGCAGTTTGAGGACTTGTCACAATATGCAAATAAGATATACCTGCTAGTTGTGCTAAGTGCATTCTAGTTTGTTGACTACTCTCAAAACCGGTTCTACCTAAAGTATTATGTGAATGAATAGTGACTAATGTTTTCAAACTACTACCTTTCATCAAAGTTATAGAAATAGTTTACCAAAAATAAAAATTCTAGTCAAGTTGAAACTTCAAAGTATTATAAAAAGTGGTACACAAGATACCACTTTTGTCTAATTTATTTCGTGAACTTCTAAAACTAAACCTCTACTCCAATCCACTACTCTTCGAGCTTGCGCTTCGGCACTAGAACGAATGTGCCAAAACCAAATTGCATAAAAGTTTCTTGTATATTCAATGTCGTAACACTTCGTTTTTCGATTGTACTGCAAATAGGAAATGTATTGGTCTAATTCGGGGTTATATAAAGCAAATCTAGTCATACTAGCACCATACCTTTAGTCTTTATTTAAATAGTACTTAAATACCAAAATACTCTCAACCAAAAGTCGAGAGTATTCATCGAAGGAGATATTCTTCAAAAGAAGGGATATCACCTAACGCACTTTAGTGCTATCAACCAACAAATACAAGTTTACCATACTTTAGTAAGAAAGTCAAAGGAAAACTCAATCTTTGTTCAGATAACGAAACTCACCCGCGATAAATTCACAGTAATATTCGTTTACTTCCCAATAATTTATACGAGACTCTAAGTAACCAACAATAGTACGGTCTCCTTTATGCTTGAAAATAGCTGCTAAACACTTTGTCACAGTGTCGTGTTCTTTCTGAGTTAAGTAAGTTCTTAAACCTAAGCTATTACTTACAACTTTAGTACCTTCTATACTTAATACACAAGAACCATTAGGATGATATAAGGAAACTGCACCTAGAACCCCATCGTCTAAGTTATTTCCAAAATAAAAACCTCTCAATTCTTTATTGAACCCAGTAATTTCGAAGTAATCAGTTTCATCAAGTAACGTAGCTACTATTCCTTTAAGTTTTTTGTAAGCGTCTTGTTTGTACTTGTAATACGGAAACAATGCAGTTTTCCTTACTTCATAATTGTGTTTTACCATAAAGATACCCCTTTATTTAATTTCTTTTACTTCTAAAGCAACGTTTCGATTCCAACCAAACACACGCTGAGCTTGCGACTCTGCACTAGCTTTTGTATTCCAAAAACGAATGGAATGTAAATTACGAGTAAACTCAATCTCATAGCTATTTGTTTTACGATTATAAGACAAACAAGAAACATATTGGTCAGAACCGGGATGGTATAGAGCGAATCTACGCATAGGTGCAGACTTTTCCTCTACAAGAGATAGATTACTTGCAGCCCAAGTCCAAGTATTCTCTTCAACAGTATAACACTCTGGATCACCTCGGTGACCCCAAGCTTCTTCATCTATAACTGGGTACTCTTCATCCACAGTATCCAAAATCGTAACTATTTGTCCTACATACTTATCCATCTCGTCAACCCAACCCCAAGGGTAGTCAAACTTTTCGCTCTCAGATACGGGATTGATTTGAACTTTTTGACCTATTTTAAATTTTCTAGCCATAGTTTAAAACCTTTCTTAAACTAAATCTTGATAAGACTGTAACTCAAGTCGGTCATTGTAGTTGTCTTTCAAGATATACCCACGGTGTGTTGCCTCGTTTAAAATTGAGGTTAACTCACCTTTCTTCTTAACCTCAACAAAGTAAGACGGAGAAATAGCATACCCTGCACCCGTTTGACCTTCAATCGCAAGCTGACGACCGTCTTTAAGAGTTACAAATTGAACGAACTCCCATCCCCAAGTTGTTTTAAATGTTAATGCAATGTTATTCATGTTATTACCTATATCTATCTTTCTAAAAATTTTAATTCCAAGGCATATCTTTACCAAGTGCTCTCAATTCTTCATTGAAATGATTACCGTTTACTTCTTCGTAATCATAAGTTTTTAAGTCTTGCAATACCCACTTCAAATCTGACTTCTTAGCTACTGCAATCTCAGACAAAGCAGAAATTGGTGCACCCGGACCATAAGTAGTACCTGTAATCGCTAATTTACGACCATCTGGGAGAATAACTGCTTGAACATAATTGTCCTTGTATTTCAAGCGAACACCACGTGTTGAAACTAATCTGTTTTCCATGAAAAATTACCTACTTTCTATATTTTAAGCTAACCAAATACGAATACTATTTTTAAAAATGCTCAAATAGTGCTTTAAATAAGACTCAGACGGAATAAATTTAATCAGTTGAATAAGAAACTCAACAATACCATCACTATTCTCCAAAACAAACGTACCAGTCGAACCTAACCCATCTTTATCCATATAATCAATAGTAACATAATCTAAACCGTTCAAAGTCCTAAAACTAAAACCTAAGTTAAACAGTAGAGACCTATCACTGTCTACTAAATCTAGTGAAATATAGTTATTCTCAGTATGTTTATACCTAACGTATGTACGATTAGATAACTTTACAAAACCTACTGCAGATACAACCTCTCTTTTTTGATAATTCATAATGATACCAAAAAATAAACTGTCTCAGCTCTTGAAATAATTCCTCTTTTACCTTACTTCTGAAAACCACAATAAACACCCCCTCAGTTCAACCAATTATCTAAGTTTTTACTCAATAGAAACCCTAAAACATACTCACGCTTACGGATATTAGAAACTAAATCAAGAAGATACCCTCTCAATTCTCTCTCTTCTAAGTGTAAAGGAAGAGCAATCTCTTTCGTTCTTTCTGTGTTCACAATGTTAAAACCTCTGTAAACAATAGAATGACAGTTTAGTTGGTTCGAACTTGTTCCACCTAATGTAAAATAAAAAGTATGTAAGTCTGTGCCATCAACACCTAAGAGTTCAATTTTAACTTCCCCAACATTTGTAAACACCTTTACAACCAACTCTTCATGAGCTTTGTCTTTTACACCTGTAAAAAACGTTCCTGACGGAAAAGTTGTTTGTGAGTTTAAATACTGAACTACACCTAATAGTTTATCTACCAAATAAGTGTCTAACTCAGCTCTAGTTAATCCTCTATAATCTTTTCTCACTGCTAACCTCAATTCTAAACAACATAGAGTAACCCCCGTAAGTTCCCTCTCAAAGCATGAAGAAAAGCACTTACTCTACTTGGTGTACGGATACCTAAAACTAAATCGTACAAGCCAATTTCAACCCTATTCAAAGGAAAGTCTGTTTTTATAGTGTGACCTTTTGAATCCACGTAATAAAGGTGGATAAACTGAACACCATCTTTTTCAAAAACTTGAATACTAAATGGCTCCAAAGGTTCTCGATTAGATTTAATTAAATCCATATCTAAACGATTACTTCCCTTATCTGCATGATAAGAGAGATAAATAGAACTAGTACCTACTACTATACCTTGCCCTTCCCTTAGCAAACCCTCACGAACCATAGACTCACACACTTCTACTAACTCTTCCAACAACGCTTGTTTGTCTGTATTCTTAAAATATTTTGTCATACTTACACCTCACTTTAATTATTAGACTCTATAATACGTTCTAAACCTACTAATAGAGCTAAAACTTGGTCTTTCTTCCTAATTTTGGGAAGTAATTGTTTTAAAAAGAAAGTAGGATTAGACTCAAATTGGTCTAAGTCACAACGCATACTATAAGACTTAGCAAACCAAATCGATCCCGTTTCTTTAAAGGGTCTACTTGCTAAGTCTAAGACTGGTCGAATAGTGCCAAATTTATCCATTTTGATGTTGTGATAGTCAACACCTACTGTATCTTGTAAAGTAAATGACACCGTACCTGCTGAGCACCCTATCCAAATAAGATACTCCCCACCGTTGGGTGAAGAGATACCCGTAGGGTATTTTCCCATAGGGTAAGAAGAATGACCGTATAAATATTTTAGAAAGTGGAACATTCTCTCTACAATTCGAGATTCTAAGTCTTCTCTTTTAAAACCGTTGTATTTACTCATTTTATTAACCCTCAATCACATCAAAACCAAAACCTGATAACTGAACACCTAAGTTTAGGTACTCTACCTGTTTGATTGTAGCAACATTTTCAACCAAATCAGTTAAAATCTGTTTAAAAATATACCCATCTAGTAGATTTTGTAAATAAGCTACGGTAGACACACCCTTCCTTTTTCCAGTTTTCTGATTACAAGAAACACCCCTAAAAGAAAATCTACCTAGTACCCTATCGTAATAAATCTCAATCTCATGAACTAAATCAGTATCTAAATTAGTTTCTAGTGTATTTTTCAATAGTCGTATTTGAAAAACAGACCCACTTAATAACACAGAAAACTTATAGCTAGGAGAAACTTGGTTAACTGACCTCACCGGTAAACGGTTCTCATCAGAGTTCAACATTTCTTCAAAACCTTGTCTTAGGTAGTGCCATAATTCTACTGTCTGTTTGTTTGCTAGTTTTACCATTAACTATACCCTCCTAAATAAAAATTAACTAACTACCTCTTCCAAAGCACTCAAGAAACAAGCTACTTGAAAGTCCGTAGAAATCGATTCTACCAAGATCTCAAACCCACGTGTAAATTGTGGAGTTCCTTTTGCAGCATATTGTACAATATGTTCCAATGTACTTGCCGGTAAAGAACTCTCTGACCTATAAACACTACCTGAAAAGAAAACATCTAAGTCTGAAGATACCGAAATGTGTAACTCATGAACTCGTTTTCCTGACTTTTTATCTTCTAAAGAAAGTTGAATCAAGTCTTTTGCCGTTTCTACATAAACCAAGTACTTAGCAGAAACCTCAATTATTTCACCATTTACATCATCTGCTAAACCAATAACCTTATCAAAGGTCTTTTCCAACGCTTGTCGGAGTTGCTGTCTCTTACTTTTACTCATGTGAACCACCTATTTCACTTTCTAAAGCCAATTTAATCTGCTCCGCAATTCGAGATACCACTGGTACCGCTACACTATTTCCTGCTTGTTTGTATAAGTGACCATTTGCCATTTTCTCTGAGAATTGATACGAACGAGGAAAACCTTGAGTGTTGAAACACTCTCTTGGAGTCATTTTACGAATTTCACCACTAAATGTACGAATAATAGGCACAATATTACCACCCATACCCATTCCGGCCATCATGTAACACCCACTGCTGAGTATCTGTTAAATGATCATATAAAAAGTGTTCTAACTCTTGATAAGGTAAATCAGCAAAGTTATCTAAAGTAGCGGAATGCTTAATAACCCCCTTTAGTAACATATCACATAACATACTATAAGAGTATAGATTCGATTCATTATTAAAGTCTTTACGAATAAATATATTTCTCACAACAAAACCGGTTTTTCGGCTCTGTAACTTAAAGACCATATAAGAATAAGTATCTGTAGTCAATTTTGAAAACCCCACAGACCAATAGGAGTTTATAGGAAACCAAATATCTTCTGATGTATCTTCAACAAAATCAAATTTCAAAGTCAAAGCTTTTAAGTCATCTACTAAAATCTCTTTAATTTCTTTCTTCACTATTTCTACCTCACATATCTTTCAAACTTGGATATAACTCATACAGATACCGCAACAACGACTTGCTCAAATAATTGTATTTCATAAACTCTAATAAACCTACTAAATCTTCAAGTCCTCCTTTTTGCGAAACTTCAAAGTGGTTGACTTCTGTAATCTCACCTTTTGAATCATAATGATCTGCTTCTACATACACAATGTAAGGTTCTGTAGGATTCGTTAAAACATCTAAGTAATTTGTAACAATTAACTGGAAAACTAATCGCTTGCTCCGATTATAAAAACGTAAGTGAAGATTTGGATTACGTCTTACAATATCGTTATAAATTGAACCTATAATTTTACCATCACTTGTCAAAGGCATTTTTGGTAAGTGCTTATTCATAACCTTACTACTTAGAAAATCTTGAATCAAAGTGTCAAGACCCAAACGAAGATGACAAAATTCTTTATCTGATAACATTTCTAAACCTCTCTAACTAACAAGCGCTAGGCACAGTAACAACCTTATTGTCTGTACAAACTATTGTAACATTCATATAAATATTCTAATAAAGGCTCTAACCCATCATTTAATGCCTCTAATACTGAGATTTCCATGTTACCACTTAACATAACATACTCTAATACATCAAAAGTAATCAAAGGAGTTGTGCTACTGCATAAAGAACCCTCTACTATATATCCACCTTTAGAGTGTCCAATACTATTAACGCGATAATAAGGCTCAGTGCGATTATGGTACCAATGCTTAGATAGATTTATTGTGTATACTGGTTTCTTCGTATACTTATGAATTAACTGTAATTGAAGTCCTGTTGTGCACAAATATTCCTCATGGAAACTGTTACACAATGTTAATTCTAATAAATATTTAGTGCCTACTTTAATTGTTTTAGGTGCTACTTGAAAATTAACATTTGCTGATAAAGGCTCCAACATAGCAACAAAAGACATTAACGTATCTATTAAATAATTTTCTTCTTTTGTAAATTGTTCAGACATACTCTTAAATACCCCTTTATTTGTTGTAAGTCACTACTTTCAATCTCTGTTTTAAGTAATTATAGTTTACCACAAAGTAGATTATATTGCAAGAATTTACCATAAGAAATTTTTAAAAAATATTTAATTCGTGACAAGTTATTTAAACACCTTAAATTCCTCTCTAAGACCTTTTAATTTTATTTAGGTAATATTACATTCCACCAAATTAAAAACTCCATACAGAGCACGTAGGAGCCGTTAAACAACAAAAGAGAGCAAAAAGCTCTCTCTTTCTTTTTATAGTTCTGAACCGTCTAAATTAGACTTTACATCGGGTAATGTCTGAGGATACCCAATGATATCCCCAACTCTCAAATTTGCTACTGCTTCATGACCCTCTACTAAAGCATGAGTTTTCTGATATTGTTTAATCTTCTTAGCACTTGTATAAGAACTACCAAAATATAATTCTATATAGTCCAATAAAGAAACAAAAACAACTCTTAGACTTGCCGCATCTAACCCACTAGACTCAATCGCATTCATAAAAATGGACATCGACTGCGAATACCCAACTGGTAGTACTACACCCTCTTCTAAATTAGGTTGAACTAAACTAAATAATACATCAACTAAACGAACCGTAACACCAGAGCTTAAAGCAACCCTCTTCCACAAAAGTTTGGTAGAAGCTAAACTATCAAATACATCCAACAATTCATGTCGATTATATTGAATGTTTTTCTGTTGCAACTCTTCTACACTCATATTCCCTTGCGCTACTAGTTGGAAATCTTGTTTTAAAGTCAAAACAAACACCTATAAATACTTTCTATTTTGTAATCTCCGAATCGCCTAAACTGTTCCAAATCCCTTTAAATAATGCTTCTAAACAAGGAACTGCAATGGAGTTTCCTGCTTGTTTATATAACTGTAAGTCTGACAACCCTACTTCTTTTACTTTCCTATAATCATCATAAGAAAACCCCATAAACTTCCAATACTCACCGGGTGTAAGGAATCGCATAGAGTAGAATCCACTTACTGGTTCTTGTTGTTCCTCAGTTGTCTCACTCAGCAAAGCAGCCAACTTAAATAACCCTACCATTTCCTGAGGTTTCTTCTCAGACAACCACAAAACATTTGGGTCATTAGCTAGTTCCTCTCTTGACTCTCTAAGACCTCTTTCATACTCCACAAAAGGACGAGCTAAAGGGTCACTTGCATTAGACTCATATAAATTCTTAGGCAAGTCACACCCTATTGCTTCAATCACAGTTTTAGGATACTTGTAATCAGAAGCCAACATACAACTAACTTTAGCTGTCGGATATAAACACTGTGTGCGCATACCAATCGACTCTTTAATTTCTGAAGGATCAATATTCTCAACCCCTTGTTCCTTTAACTTCTCAATCTTATACTCAATCGGAACATCAAAGCGCCCAAGGTAATGGACAACACCACCGTCTATTATCTCATAAGTAAAACGGTCAATATTATACTGCTTGTGCCACTTCTTAGTGTCTAATTCACTACCTAACAACTCAGCCATAGTCGAGCCATCATCGTAACCGTTAGGAAAACGATAAGGTTTATGCTCTCCTAAAATCGAAACTACAAAAACACGCTCTCTATTCTGAGGAAGTCCAAAATCTTTAGCATTGAGGATACCGTAGTAGTTGGTGTAACCCAACCCTCTTAAAAAGGAAAGCCACTTATGGAAACCTGCTCTAAACTTAGAACTTGTTAAGGATTTTACATTCTCTAATAGTAGAACCTTAGGTTTCTTACCCTCAATAAGTCTTTGACACTCCCTCAAAAGAGAGGACGAGGTTCCTGAACCTTTCTCAAACCCACGTTGTTTCCCAGCAAAACTTAAGTCCGTACAGTTATGTACAATACAGTTTTGAACCGTAAATGAATGATTATCTTTTACACTAATATCGTAAACGTGAGCTTTATAAGGAGTATAACGAGCTGCACCTACTGATACCCAAACATAATTGTCTTCAAAAAACATAGTATTAGACTGAGGTTCTAACTCACTAAACTTAATAATGTAATGGTTGTTCTCAGTCTCAGTTACTTTAAAGGGAACTCGATATACTTTTAGAACTAACTGACTTAAACTATAAAAAAGTTCTTTTCCTGTGACAAACAGAGTTGAAGTGAACTCAAATGTTTGTCCTGAAACGCTCTGAAAACCCCCTAGAAGCGCTCGAAGTATTGGAAGAGGTAAATCCACCCACTGAGCTTGAAAACGTAATTTACGGTGTTTTAAACCGCTCTCACGTAGATAATTAACAAGAGCGCAATCTCTGATACGAAACTCAACTTGTAAGGTACTTAAATCTCTATAAGAAGTATCAAACAAGTCAGCAGTTAGAAGACTTAACAAACCTAAATGTTTATCGTCTACTTGGAGAACAACTTCCTCACCCCTCAGCGTAAATGGAAAAGCTAAGAGAACACCCATTAATTTCCAAAAATTCAACTCTTGGAATTTCAATACTAACGAAGGATACCCTTGTGGTAGCTTAGATTCTACATTGATTGGAAACCCTAAGTAATCAGAAGTTTTAAGGTCTTTTGCTTCTTTCCATTGAGCTGCGCTCAAACCCTCTTTTGTCTTGCTACGAACATAAAAAGGATGATTTTCCGTAGTGGAAATTTCCTGAGTTAACTCAGAAGTCACTGAAAATAATGACTTCAACCCTTGGTTGTAATGAGCAGTAACCTCCTTATACTCTCCTGTATGCGTTAAAACAAAATCACCTACAGAAACATTCTTAATTGGAACATACCCTTTTTCCTTTACAAACACTAAAGAATCACCTGTAAAACAAGGGAACGAATATGTGAATAAGTCAAAATTCGGTAAATCCTCTGCTTGTAATTTTGAAATATCTCCAAAATTAGGCGTTTCTCCATGAATTGCTTCATAAGCTTGATGAGCAAATTTATCAATCTCAGAAACCCCTACAACCTCATAATCAACCCCTAGGTTTCGTAAAGCCATGTGTTGACTTCCCACCCCCGCAAAGGCTTCAAACACTTTTAAATGAACCATAAAATTTAATACAACTCCAAACTAAATATTCCTCGAATATTATCAAACTTACTACCAACCTTAGGATGCACCGCAGTTACAAATGTATTTGGTGCTAAACCCTCAGTTGGATAACCTAATGCTTTTAGTTTGTAATAATCCCTATGATTTACTCTTTCTACAACCGTAAAATCAAAACCTGCTTCATCACCCTCTAAAGGTGTAAATACTAAAGTGTACTTCACTGTCTACACCTCACTTAAATATGAATTTGAAACTTCAAAGCTTGAACAGTTAACAAAGCTAAATCCATAGGTGGAATAACATAATCGGCACCATACTCCATAGGCTCTAACATACGATAAGGTTTTCTACGATGTTGAGGATTACTCATAAACAAGAAAGCACCATTTAAATTCATAGCTCTGTATCTATCTTTAAATTGCTCACCTTCATCATCAGTTAAGCCATGTTTTTGCAGAGCAGAAACCATAGCATCAACTTTTTCAGTAGGTTCTTCAATTTTTACAAACCAATCACTTGCTTGAAAAGTCTCTGATAAACCCTCGGTCGAAAAAGGTACAGTTGCTAAAGTAGGTGCGTTATACCTATCTAATTGACGTTGATATGGCAATACAGAATAACATTTTCCGGTTGGTTTATGCTCATAATGAACCTCACAAGGTTCATATTTAAACTCTTTAAAACCTTCAGTCTCAGATACACTCTGCAACAAATCTACTAAACGTTTAGGTTTTCTAAAGAATCCTTGCATGCAAGGGATAGTATCTGAACTATCACCTCGAATAATCTTAGTCGCTAATAAGGTATTATAATCTGCAAAACCACCTAATTTCTTAACCGAGGTTTTACGCTCCAAGATACGCTTATAACTACGTGGAGTAATCTGCTCATAGTTGTTTAGTTCGGGATACCCGTCCTCTGCAAAGGTTTGTGTGGCTGGGTACATATAAACTGAAACTTGCTCATCTACCAAAGGAACCATATCCAAATCCCCTGTTAACACACAAATAGGATTGTTAGGGTATTGAATTTTAGCAACTCGAACTGCCTCTGCAATCAAATCATCTGCTTCATAATTGTCTTTCTTTAAAACACAAACTCCAATACTTTTCAATAAGTTTAAACATAACTCTGCAGAACTCCACCAGTCTGGTGCCAGTTTAGGACGACCTGATTTATAAGTTCCACCTTTACCCTCACGTTTTAACAAATCTTTCATATACTCTTTACGAGACCAAATCTTAGAGTCGGCACAAATAACCATCGGGTTGTATCCTGCTCCTGAGAGTCGGTTTGCAAAGAACTTCAACATAGCAGATAAAACCGTAGTATCAACTACTACGTTCTCAATATAAACGGAACCCATAGAATCTACACGTTCTACTGCTACATCTGCAGTCAAAGTAACTCCTTTAGCACGCATACCTTGGAAGTACTTATGGATTAAATGGTTAAAGTCCACTACCCATACAATTTTGGACATATCTAAATTTTGCATTTCCTAATAAATCTAAACCTTTCTCTTGTCGTTCAATGAGAACTATTATACCATAAAAATGAAGATTTTGCAAGGTAGATACCGTGTATTGAACGTAAAAGAAAACTACGAAACTTGTTCGTAGTTTTACTAATTAACGTTTAATTTTATTCTTGCGCACAAACTTGTCAATGGCTTTAATTGTTTCCGAGTGATACTCATCTACATTATCATAAGAAATGATTAAGTCCTCAATAGGGTCTTCGTGGTTCTCACGACTTTCTCCATCCCAGTAAACATAACTTGTAAATGTGACTCCAAGTTCGGGATACCCATTCTCTTTTTGGTCTATAATATCGCACTCAATCCAAAATCCTTTATAGTAAAAATTTAACATAAACATAGTTAACCTCACTTCTGAAAAATCTGTGCAGGGAGGAAATACTCACCCCATAAACCGAGAGAAATAATACAAGATTCTAACTCTTGTAGGAACAAAAGTTGATGTTCTTTAGAAATAGAAGAAGCTAAGATTGAACCTTCTTTAGATTTGAAATCACCCAAACGAACTCCAAAGGTAGTTAAATATGTCTGTTCATCTGCAAGTGAAAAATACCCTAAGTGACCATACCCAAAACCTTGTGGGCGCACTTCAAACGTGTAACTATCTAGTTCGTCAAACTTAATTTGGAAAGCTAAATGCTGAGTAGAGATAAATAGTTTAGATAAGTCCGTATCCATAGCTTTATCCTCACTACTTACTTCACCTTTTTGTGAATCCATCAAAAAATGTAAATACATACGGGTCAAACGAGCAAAACCATAACTTAACTCCAATTCAACATCTTTAATCTCTCTATTTTGTCTTTGTGTTACCTCAAGTTCCTTGACATATTCAGAAAGTTCACTAGTCAAATGAGATATAAAAACCCCGCACCAACGTTTACTATCTTTAAACACATCATAATCACATTCTGAACGCAAAACTTCAATGTGTTTCTTATCTAGTTGGGAAACAAAGGTTTCATAATCAACCCTATCAGCTAACTCTAACACTAAAGAATCTGCGAAATTAGGGCGGCGATACCGATAAGGTGTTAGTTGAACTTGTACATTACCTTGCCTTGAAAAAGTAAAGGTCAACGTAAAGTAAATCGAACCAGAACTACGTAAAAGAACTAGATGCAAACCTTTAGCATCTATGAACATACTACCAGCATTTAGTTTAAACTCAAAGGTGTTTTCAGACCCCAAATCTAACCAAGTTTTAACTAATGCATAAAAGATAAACTCTACTTTCTGACATTCACTTAAAGAGGTATTCTTATCAACTAAATCTCCCCAATGTCTTATATTCATTTAGACTCTCCAATTTTATATTTTTAATAAGTTTATTATATCAAAATAAGTTAAGTTTGTCAATCTATAACTAAGGAAAACCAAGCTCATTGAGGAATACCGAGGGAACAAGAAAAGGAGCAAAGCTCCTTGTTTTAGTAGAAATAACAATAAACATCTTCTAACACATTGGTTTTAGTTAGAAAATAAATATAATTCAGATTGAAATACTCTAAAATCTTCTTAATTTCCAAAGCATGGTCATCGACTTCATGCAACAAATAAGTTTGTTCTTTAGAATAAGTCTTATTCGGAGTTACATAGTAGTCCTGAGAAACTAAGAACGACATAAATCTTTCAAATAAATCTACAAGGTACTCAACATCAGTAGATTTATCAAAGATTTTTCCACGCTCTAAAAGATACCATAAAGTGTTTGAATTAAGGTTGAAATGTTTAGAGTTATAACTTGAACCTAACTCCATAACCACAGTAGAATGACCGTTAGTAGGTGGGGTTAAAAACTGTACCTTTATAAAACCATTAGGTAGACAATCTAAACCATCCCCAAAAATAAGATTTACCAAAGCTTCATTGTACTCAATCTGATACAGATTTCTAACACTCTCAATAAAGAGAGTAGCATCTACAATCAATCTTTCAACTTCCGTTTTCTTACGAAGAAGTTTATATTGCACCCCTGTTAAATGCAATTTACGAGGAACTATCCCACCGTAATTATAAACAACCGCAAGAACTTCACTTACATATCGCACCATATCGTATTGATGTGCTCTGTTGAAATTATTTGAAATAAAAGAATGTAGAGACTTATAGTCGAGTACAGAATCTCTATCTAATATCCAAGTAGCTGCAACTTTATTTCTTAAATAATAATTAAAAACTAAAGCAAAGGTGTCAGATACACTAGCACCAAATGGAGATAAATAATCAAAATGAAGTGAAAATAACCTAGCATTATCTCGAATAAAAGGTTTCCCATTATCTCTATGGAAAATAAGGTCTAAGTAGGGTGCTGAATACCCTTCTCTTTCTTGTGTATACCCCTTGGTAAACTCCCACTTGTGAGGTAAAGGCGGTACACCTTCCTCCTTAATAACTTCAATCAAAGTAATTAAAGTCAAGGTTGCTTGGTCTGTAATCGGTAAATCACTAAATTGAGCTTCTTTCATTTTTACCCCTCTATTCTTTCAAATCCAATAAGGTAGTTGCAACGCCTAAATAGTAAGAGTACTCACTAAACAACCCATGTTGAGTAAAACCATCAGATAACCCATTGACAATAACCTCAACAGTTTGCTCTGGAAAATTGTTAGCTAACTTCAAATAATCATCAAAAGTAGCGTTTGGTTTGTTCAATTCAAGCGTATCACGTGCAACCCCACGGTAATAGTTCTCTACGGAAATAAAACAATACCCCTAAGGATTATGTTGCATATAAACGCTCGTATGAGCATAACCTTTACCTTTTCGCCAAACATAAAAATTCAAGTTATGAGGATTGATATGGAGACTGAACTTGTCAGAATCATAAAGACCATTAGGATTAGTCTCCCAATGAGCCATCCAATTATTATAAACTTTCTCAGTCACCATCAAGGAAAGAGCTAACTGAGTTCTACTATCTAAATTTTTAAACATAAAAACCACCTTTATTTCACACAACTTAACTGATAATTGTATTCATCAGCTAGACCACAATGTTCAAACCCTTCTAATAACCCCATAAGCATTGATTCAACTGCTTTTTCCGGGAAGTTATTAGCTAACTTCAAGTAATCTTCAAAGGTAGCATCAGAGTTATATAAACTGAGTTTATCACGGGCAGCACCTCTAAAGTAATTCTCTACAAATAAGACTAAATCTCCTATAAGTTTACCTTTAGGCATAATATCTAAGCTCGCAAGTGGGTGTTTACCAGACTCTCGCCAAATAACAAGGAGTAAACTACCTGCATTCAAATGAAAGGAATAGTTCTTATCAGAATAAACGAAACCATCCCCACCTTTACGGTTACAAAGCCAATTAATATAAACTTGCTCACTTGATTTAATTGCAATGGCTAGTTGTGTTCTAGTACCTAATTCGTTAATCATAAATCCACCGTCTATTTTACATACCCTAAACTAGTGTAAGCAGACCACAAACCCAACTTCGTAATTAAAGTCTCAAATTCACTAACGAAATCAAGCATATCTTCTCTTGGAAGTAGACCTGATAAACGATCTGCATCTTCATAAAACATACCCAAGTCCGTAAAACTACCTAAAGAACCGTTGTCGTTCGTTAAACTGTAACTGTATTGGTCTTTTACACCTACTGCTTGATACATATTGAAAGTATAAAATTGACCTAAATCTGTTAAAACTTGATAACACAAACCGCTTGCAGTTATATCTAAATTACCTTTTGGAGTTTCCACAGTATAAGACTTAGCACCCAACATAGAATGTCGTAAAAGAGACTTATAGAAGTCAGAAATACGAAGAAACGTAGTTCTTAACTCTTTTCTTGCATCCATTTTTGTTGCGTGTTGGCGCTTTGCTAACTGTTTAGCAGTCGGAAGACTTTGAACACCTACAGATAAGAAATGATTAAATATGTTAGACCACGTATTCTCTTCGCTAAAAATACGCAAGATTTGGTTCACAAATGGAGCCAAATAGTCAGAGGGTAGGTCTGATGCTAGTTTTTCAAAATCACTGTGTGCAGTAAAGATACCACGTGCAACCTCATTAAATTGAGGGTTGTTTCTAACATACGGGGTGACTGCAAAAGCCAATTTGTTATCTTTATTGAACGTGAAACTAAAGGTGTACCAAGTCAAATAATTCTGTCTCAGTACATTTACAAAGCAACCTTGATTATCTATGTTCAATGTCATTGTATCAGTATTAAACTCAACTGTTGCTGAACCATTTATTTCTTTTCTTAGTTTTACCCAAGTATCAACTAAAGCAGTTGCTACTAAAGCAAAACGTTGTTCTTTTGTAAACTCTTTTAAATCTATCATTTTTCACCTCAGTTATTCCCAAAAACGAACTTGATTGAACTCTTCTTCCAAAGGCTCTAACTCATAGTATAAAACTAACTGTAATTCCAACAAACTCTCAGCTAACAAGTTCCGTTGAGCTGCGCTAATCGAATAAAAGAACTGACGGACGAAAGCACACCAGTCAGCATTATTACCTCTAAGCAAATTATCTCTAAGTTCTAAGTCTAACTCACCTCTACGGAAAGATTGAAAAACTACTGAAAAGCAATAGTCTGTCAATACCCCGTTTATTTCCTTAGTTTTTCTCTTTATAGTCAACCTAGAGCTAGGTAAACATGCCCTTGGTCGATATGTAGTCAAATCGAAGGAGTCAGCGTCCACTTTGTACTTGTAAGTTGAAGTCTCACCCTTACACTCGAAAACTTGAAACGGAATGAGGTCAAACCAAGTATTAACTGATAACATCAGTCGTTGGTATAAATCCATTACTTCAATTTGTTTAGTTGTCATTATCTAATCCCCCAATATCAAAAGAAATTCACTTGATTGAAGTCTGGGTTTAAAGCTAGTAAGTCATTAAGCAAAGTCAACTGTACTTCTGTAAATGCATCATAAAGCGAGCTATTTATAACATTACCACTATTAAAGAAAGACTTACGGTTGAACCCGTGCCAATCTGCATTATACTCACCAATTAAATCCTCTTTAACCAATACAAAATCAAGCTTACCATGACTAAAAGTTTGGAACACTGCAGAAAACTGAGAATTTGAGGATACCCCATCTGCACTATTGGACTTTCTGATTATAGTCAACTTAGAACTTATTAAACCACTTCTTGGTCGATAACTTCGCACCTCAAGTAAATCAGAAGTAACTACATAGCTCTAATCTACATTTTCACCTACAAACTCAAAGTTTTGATAAGCTATTAAATGAAACCAAGTATTTAGAGCTAAACTAAATCTTGTAAAAATATCTGTTGTCCGTAATTGTTTCTTATCCATTATTTAAACCCTCTCTAAATTCAATCTCTTTTTCCAACTCTTTTAAAACATCTCGTAACGCAATATCTAAACTAAAACGCTGAGACTCATTTAAAGGAGCTAAAATCTCAGCGACATAGGGATACCACATAGAAGAGTCTGTACCTAAGTTATCACGACGAAACTCCAATAAAAGTTTCCCTCTACCGAAGAAAGCAACCTTAGACTTAATGTCAAAGTCAGCAACCTCGTTAACCCAATATTCATAAGATGGACTTGGAGAGTTTACCATAAACGAAATGTTCACACTCGGATAACGATTACCTCGAAACGCAGTAACAACAAGAGTGTTCTTGTTAATATAAAATTCATACGAAGGAGTTTCAGTCTCAATATTGAACGAAATAAATCTACGACCCTCTAACCAACGATACAAAACTTTCTGAAATAAACGGTTTAATTTAACTACTTCTACTTCTGACTGAACCATACACTACCTCTTCTCTAATACAAATCAATTCCTGAACGATTGTATACAGACCATAAACCACAAGCAGTTAAACAGTCTTCCAATCCCCCTAAAAATCGGAGAGCTAAATTACCTGTTAAGCTACTTGCTAAAAGATTTGCGTATTCATAGAATACTGAAACATCTTGGAACTCAATAGGTTTAGATAAGTTAGAGTTCCAATGGGTGAAATCATAGTTGTCTGAGTCTGTTGGTACAACTCGAAAACCTAAGAACAAATTGTGGTTAGCATCAAACAACTCTAAAGTTAATTCACGGTCAGATAAAATTAAACCATATTTAGTATCAGTTCCATGAACTAAGCCACCTTTATTATACTGTTGAAATGCTTTGAACATATCAGAAAGTCGCATAAAAGCATGTCGCACCTCACGTTGTAAGGACTCACCTTGTGGAGTACGTTTACGGACACTCGGAACTTTAGGAGTCTCTGATACCAAATGAGTAAGGATACCCTCAAAGGTTTCTTGCCAAACAGTGTGTTCACTTAGCGTTTGTGGAAGAGCTTTAATGAGTTCATCTAGTTCCACTTCAGTTAAGGTAGTTGCTACTCTTTCGCAGTCGCGCATGCTCTTAATGTAATGAACTTCTTGGTTTGATTTCGTTTTATCCCCTCTCTTATAAGTAGTAAGAACTAAGGTAATAAAACCACTTGAATCACGTTTTATCAAGAAATTACATAATGGTTTCCCACTCTCTCGCCATAAATCTAAATCAAAACCATACCCATCTACTGCTACATCTGTAGTTTCTAAACTGGAATGACCATAAAGCAAATCAGTTTCAAATTGCTCCCACGTCTTTCGTGTTGCTAAAGTTAGCAAGCCAAATTTTTGTTGTTTAGTATAACCTCTTAAATTTACCATATTTGTTACCCCTATATCCAACCATTTAATGCTGCAAAACGATGCTGATACCCTTGGAATTGCGAATCTAAACCAATCAAATTAAAGAAGAAAGGTAAAGAACGTAAGATAGACACATAAGCCGTTTGAGGTATTGCAACAAGTAATTGTCTAAAGTCCTCTACGGAAAAGGCTACACCATCAAGAGTTCTTGTATCTACCAACTTACCATGAGAATAGGTTTGAACCATCAATCTCAATTCTAAACCATTATCTGCAAATGTAAAGTACAAAGAAACAAACGGACGACCATTAGGTCTCAAAACCGTATAGTTAAACGCACTACGAGTGCAACCCCATTCAACCCCTATTTGTCTCAAACCATCTTCGCTAAGACTCTCTAAGTATTGACCATTCTCAAACCAAACTTGAAAAGCAGAACGCATCGCTAATAAAACTTGCAAGTCTTCGGGTAATTCTTTTACAAATTGAACAACCATAATTTTCCCTCTCATCTATTTCTATTAAATATAATATAACAAATAATATAAAAAATTGCAAGTGAAAACTTCAAATTTTCAATAATTTTTTTAGAAAGAAAGTGAAATAAAGGATACCATCAGTGAAGTTTAAGCACACAAAAAGCACTTAAGTTTTAAGTGCTTTCTCTTCTTTAGTTCCATAAATTAAAATGGTGTAAAAACTGCGCTCAATGTAACATATTTAGTCCTTTTCAACTGTAAGAGTGAACTTCCTGCCATTCATATCTAAAGGTACAACCGCACCTTCTTTGTGTTCATCACTCACTAAGTCCAAGAGCATTTCGAGAACTTGCTTACCTATCAATAGCTGAGTTTCTAAAATGTTTGAATCTGTATTATTCATCCGAACTTTCTGCTACATAAAATATACTCAAAAGTAATCAAGCATAGTTTATGATCATCATTAGTAAATAGAATTTACTAAGAATCTTTCTGCTTCAACCTGTCCAATTTCAACGACAATGAACTTCGTAGAAGTTCATTGTCTATCTAATCTTGTTTGTATAACAGTCCACAGACTTTACTTTCCGTGTAACCCACGGTAGTGACGGAAGTTATACTGTCGTCAAAGCAGTTTTGTAAAAGATTTAAGTAGTTTCCTTTAAAACTTGGTTTTCATTTTAATTACTTAGAAACTAAATTTAAGATTTGGTTTTCATCTTAAATTAAAATCTTAATAGTTATATTATAACACTTGTATCAACATCTGTCAATAAAATTGGCTCCTGTTTAGTAACTCTTAGAATGAGTTTCTGAAAAAGTACCAAGCAATAAATAAGATAATTAAACAAATAACTGCACCTTTTGTATAGTCTTGCAAAGAAGACCACCAACGTTTTAAAAATCGAAACATAAGAATTACCTCTACTGCCAACCACTATCGGATTGGAACCAATCCTCATCAACTTCAACTTCAATAGGTTCTGTTTCTTCTTGTTCTTCTCGCTTTAAGTACTCACTTCTTCGAACCCATAAGAAATACAAGAATCCACAAATAATAGCAAAACAAAGCAAAGTTAAAACCCATAAGAGAATTTCATTGCTTGTGTAACGGAACCAAAACTGCATGATAGTACCTAGTAAGACTAAAACTACCTTATATAAAGCAAAGAGTAAACCTAAAGATACCCCTAGACTTATTAGACCGAATGCGAAAAGACGAGTCTTTTTATGTGTCTTAAAATAAGACACTAAACGCTTTAAAAACGGTGCTTTTGGTTCTTTTTCACTTTTATTCACTTGAGACTGAGATTGAGCCTTAGGAGTTTTTTGTTTACGTTTAAACATTAACTAGTCCTCCTGTTCTGCTTTTCTTCGAGCTTCTGCCTCTTCTTTCGCAATACGCTCTAAAGCTTTCTGGTCAGCTTGTGCTTTATTCTCCACAATCTTCTTAGTATTACGCTCTAATTTACGACCATACTGGTCATAAAGCTCATCACCTAAAGTATTGATATATACTACATCAAACTTATGATTAAAGGTTTTACCCCACATGAGATTTAAAGTTTTAGTCTCTTTAGTATTAAACCAATCAACCATATCAGAAACACCCCTAGGTTTTATTTTAACCCTCTCTGGGAGACCATACATATTACCAGTACGATTGATTAAGTTTTGCTCTGGGTCAGCTAAAGTGAACTCAGAATCCACCTCAATTTCTTTATCTGTTAGATTCTCAACTTGGAAATGTACTGTACCTAGAACTAGCTCAGAAGCACTTGTGAAACCTTTATTTTTATCACTAAAAGTCTGAACATCTTTAATAGCTTCATCCCCAATCAAAACTTGGGTAACAGTTACTCGAACATCTTGATAATTACCTGATGTGTCTTTCATTTTAGTAACAAATGGAGTTCCTAAAGTTACTGGATCATCATATTTACCAGTCCCTAATTTTACATTGGAACTCTTGGCATCACTATCTTTACCACGTATATATGTAGAGCCAACCCAACTGTAAGATACCACTTTCTCTACATTCTTATCTGCATCAGCTAACACATAAGGTACAGGTTCAACTTTCTTCAACTCTAACCAAGTATCAACTGCACTATCATAAGTTGCATTATCTAATTTTACAACTTCAAATTCCTTAGGCTTATCTGTCTGTTTAGAGTTAGTTTTATCTTTCAAGCCTAAGAAAGCTTTTAAGTTTGTCAAGTAAGTCTGTAACTCATTGTTTCGAGCAGCCCAATCTTTATGAGCTTTACTCTCAGATTTCTCCCCAAAAACACCCTCTACAATACCTACGAAAATATCCTCTGAGGTGTGTAAGTTATTTGAGCTAAAAGTTACGCCATCTAAAGTGTTAATAAAATCAGCAGAAAGCTTTCCATCAGAACCTGCTGCATCTGACACCTCTGTTGTAATATACGGTTTAGGTACATCAGAACCTTGCATGTAAGAAGCTACATAAGATTTCTTATAGTCTAACATATCAGATAAATTCTGAGAAATATACTTAGCATAAGCATCTACTAAATCATCCTTATAAGTATACGAGTCCTTCTTTAAATCTTTAGTTAAAGCCTTAATCTTATCATGGTCAACGTTCTTAATAACCCAAGAGACATATTCCCAATTAGGAGACTTAATAGTAGCACTAGAACCTGATAATTCAACTGTTACAGACTTAGCAACTGCACTTGCAAAATCAGTACGAGAATCGTTAGTGCTCACATAAGTAAGGTTCAAATCCCATAAAGATACCCCATCAGAACTTGAAGTGTCTGAAATACCTGCTAAAGAGAATTGAGAAACCCCTTGTGACACTTTATCTTGCAAATCTTTTAAATTGGCTTCTTTCGCTCTCTGCTCAGTAGTTATCTTTTGATTATGTTTATAAACTAAAGTAGAACCTACACCTAAAGCACCTAAAGAAACGAGTACCCCTAAAGTTAGCCACAACTTTTTATGTGACTTCTTAGGAGGCTCTGATTGTGGATTCTTAAAAGGAACACCCCCACCACTTTGATTAAAGTTAGAATTAAAACCATTCCCTTGAAAACCATTTTGAGCCTTTGAGTTCGCTCCAAAACCTTGATTTGAATTAGAACTAGAACTAAATGACTTGTTGGAACTCTGTCCAAATAAATCTGGTTGATTATCCATTAAACATCACCTCACTCTACATAAGACCAAAACCACTCATAAGAGCACTTGTATCTACAATCGGGTCAATATCTTTTGAACCATCACTCGTTTCGACCTTTTCAGATACCGAGATTGACTGTGGATTTTCCTCAGAACCAACAGTCTCAGTAGACTCCTGTTTCTGTTTATTATCCAATTCGATAGTATCCCCTAAAGTCTCAACTGCAACTAAAGGCTCTGTAGGTTCAACAACATCAGCAACTTCTCTACCCACATTAGATGAAGTAGTCGCTAGAATTTCTTGAACCATACTTGCTACTAAATCTTTTAATTCAAGTGGGTTCACACCAGTTGAAACCCCTACTGTAGAACTTTCTTGTGTTGTAGACGTGCTTTGAGGAATACTATCTGCGGTTTCAAGCGTAGAACCTTTTTCAACCAACTCTAAACCTAATTCATCAAGCAAAGCCAACAAAGAAGACTTAACATCAACTGAAGGCATTTCTAAACCACTAAAATGCTCAATTTCAACACTTCTTAAAGTAGATACCCAATCTGCAAATGGCATATCTAATTTTAAAGACAACCACTTCTCATATAAGTTCGCTCTAATTGTAGCGTCCTGTAACTCATTATACGCTACAGATTGGTCAGACAACCCCAATAAAAATTGTGTTGTTGACACTCTATCTTGTAGCAGCGCACTCATTAATAAAGAGATATAACTGCTTAACTTTTTCTCTGTACGAAGAACTTCTACTAAATTAGACTGCTCTTCAGTTAAACGCACAGATAACGTCATTCTTGAACTCAAATCGAAACCTCCTCTACAGAACCCTCATGTTGGCGAACCACACGTGACCAAGAACGCTCACTTAATGGACTACTTGAACGCAGTACCTTAGCTTGCTTATCTAAACGGTTCAAAAACTCAAATACTCCTCGATTTGTTTCCAAACCTAAAAAGAGAACAACTTTACAATTCAAGCGAGATAAATCATCAAACTTACGTTCCCAATCAACCTCAGATAAAAAGTTAACTGGTAATAGCGCATTAGGAGAAGTCAACAACTCTAACCCATCTGCTACTTTTAGCTTAATTTCATCATACGGAGAATACAAAGCTCTAATATTCTGCTCGCCTAAAAGCCACTTCCCTACTCGATTACGCTTCGTAATACGAACTAAAGTATCCATTATACTCTCCGGTGACAAGTCTACTAATAAAGTATCTGTCATATTCAACAACAAGTATTGATACGAGGGAACTAAATCTAAGGCAGAAGCCGTAATGTAAATAGAAACATTATCTGGTACATGCAAAGGAGTTAAAGACAACCCATTACTAGACTTTAACTCAGCTTTTAAATCTTCATGCGCAACAACCAACTGATTGTACTCAGATTTCTTCGTTTCAAAATCTTGGTCTACTAAAGTTAAAGTGTCTTTAGTTCTCTCATGAGCTGCTTTTTCAAGCTCCAAAGCCTCAGTTGCACGATTTATTTCATCTTTGAGAGACTTTAATTCCTCAGCGGATACCCCAGATACAATATGTGGTGCTTTCTCAAATTTTGCTAAATCTCTACGCAATGAAGCATTCTCAGCACGTAAAACTTGGTTCTCTTCTTCTATTGTTAGACCAAAACCATCATCCGTAACTGTAACATTTAAAGGTACTTCCACAGAAGTAGGGCGTTCCGTTTCAATCGGTTTTGAAGCTATACTAGTTTCAGAAGGCTCTACCTCAGAAGAAGTTAACTCAACAGAAACATTAGAGCTTACTTGGGGACTAGGTAAAGGATGCGAAGGAGACTCAACACTAACTACATCGATAGGTTCTTTAGAGGTTGAAACAGAATGAGATTCTATCATACCTTTAGTTAAAGACTCCCCTAACTCAGTTTCCAATAACAGAATTAATTCATCAGAAGTAGTAATAACATGTGCTCTATCTAAACCTACAACTTCACGCAATTTGGCATTTTTATCCAACTTCGCTTTCTCATCAGCGGTTAATAAAAACCCCGCAGTGCTAATCTTCTTAGCATGACTAGTTACTGATAATGGTTGAAACTTAGAACCACCCGACACCAAACGAATATCTGTCCGATGTGCTCTCAATAGTAAAGTCTCAACCTCAGATACAATTGACTTACTCAACTCATAGTAGTAATAATCATAATCTGACATAATTACACCTCACTTAATCTTTAATTTCTAGCTTTAAGTGCAAGTGCTACCCCTGTCATCAAACCTAGAATATTCAAATAACGTGGACTTGTTAAGTCAAATGGAACACCCTCAACCGTAGGCTCATCTAAATATTGCAAGTCTACTAAATCCAAAGTAGGAAACTCAATCTGTAACTCAGAAAGCAAAGCTTCAGAAATAGTTACAGTAGAACCATTAGACACAACTCCACCACCGACTAAAAGCAAACGGTCAAATGACGATACCCCTACCTCTGATCCTTGCAAGTAAGTGAATACTTCTACTGCAATATCAGAAGCTACTGAGTAAATCGCTTGCTCTACATCAGTTTTTACATCATAAACATCAGAACCATAACGCACTTCACACGTTTTCAATACATCTTTGAAACTTGCAATAGGAATATCTAAACCTAAACGCTTGTTCACAGAAGAACGTACCTTACTTAAAATAGTAGAACCACCAATTTTAATCGTATGTTTCAAACCTTCTAATAGACGTTGCTTAGATACACCAATCAAATCCGTAGTACCCTCTCCAAAGTCAATAATAAGAACATCACGCTCTGCCAAATCCTTATAAAGTGGACGAGATTGAAGGTCTGAATAACTCAAAAATACAGAGTAGAAAGAAGCGTACCCCTCTGGGAATACCATAATTGAGTTTACATTCAAAGTAAACTCAGCTTTATCATACAAATTCGTATAGTTAAATGAACCTACAAAATTCTTATCAAAAGTTTCTCGTGCAGAAACAGCTTGTGCTGGTGGTACTAAAATAGCCAAATCAAATTTGAGTTCTTGAGATAAAGCTTGCTTAGAACTTGTTGGATATAGAGTAGATACCCAATCAAGCACTTTATCCATAAGGTTAATCAAAACTACATAATTTAGTAAGTTATCTGCCTTAGCTAAATGACTTACTGGGGTACGCAATTTCTTAGGTAAATTAGCCGTAGCCAACTCCCCCCACAAAACCAATTTATTTGCTTTTGCTGCACCAACCTCTAAAGAAACCTCTAGGATATTAGAATCCAACTTACTGAAGTCCTCAGAGCTGAAATAAGGCTTATAAGTCTCTTTCATAGCCAAATTTTCAACTACAAAATGGTTATCTAACAAATAACCCTTTGTATGTTTTACAACACTACCCTCAACAATTTGCGCAACTGCGCGTGTCTCAGAATTTCCCAAATCAACCATCAATTTTACTTGTGTCATTGTTTTACCAAACTTTCTATTTTCTTAAAATTAAACGTAATTCATTGTCTATCAAATAAGGAACTATCAAGGCATTCTTAGGATTTAAGTCTTTATCAAAAGACTCAATGAACATCCCGTCTACCTCATACCCTTTCTTTTTCGCAGACTCAGAATATGTAGAATAAGCTAAACCACTATACGAGATAGAATGATGATGAGAACTCAATAAAAACTCATTTTCATAAGCTAGTTCTCTTAAGACATCAAACTCAGATAGTAAATTAGACATAACATGAATATTTAAACCTTGCTTAGTTGCACTAGACTCTAAGATATCCAAATCTCTATCTAAGGCATGAAAATCAATCGCACCTGTAACTGAAACTAAACCAAAAGCTCCTTTATGCCCTTGTGCATCAAAATTATGTCTCTCAAAAAACTCTCTGTACTCAATATCCGAGTAAAATCCACGTACAGAACCTCGTAACCACGCGCCTTTATCAACAGCTGCAATTAATACTGTTTTCCCTAAGTCTCTCAAATACTGATTAGCTACCAAACCAAGGAAAGATGTATACTTAAAGTCATATTCTTTTGAATCTGACGTTTCTGGTATCTCAGCAACATCAAGAGCTAATATAACTAAATTCTCTAACTCAGTAACTTTCAAGTACTTCTTCATGTGATTAAGAATACGAGTACGAATCGTCTTAGCCGGTAAGGAGTAGAAGAAATCAGTCTGAATACATAAACGGAATAAGTACTCCAATAAATTCAACTGATAAGAAGCATTGATATAAGGAGATAAACTAAAATCTATAAAAGTTCTATCTAAAAACTCCGGGTGTCGCTGAAACACATCTGGCACCTCAGCTTGACATACTTGCGCCAACTTACGTAAAGTTGGCATTTCTACAAGTGGAGTTTCATACGTAACTTTTAGTATTTCTCTTGCTAAAGGATTTTCAATATCTCGAACATCGGAAAGCAAAGTTACACCATGCATGGCTATCCACTCAGTTTTAATTTCAACCTCTAAAATTTTAGATAAAGCATTGAGAACAACACCGGTCCCTGACCAAAATCTTAATTCTTCGGGTTCAAAAGAGTACTGGTTGTTAATCAATACCGCCTCTCCCACAAGCTCCATACCCTCATCAGTCTCTTGTTGTGTAGACCAATACTGTTGAGTTGGAAACATTGGATTACTCTCAACTTCGTGGTGGTCTAAGCTAATAACAAAATTCCCTTGTTGAGTTAACTGCAACATCTCCTCAGCCGAAAGGGATGAGTCCACATTAATGATAATCTCATTTTGGTGGTACTCTGTAGGAATATAGTAGTCGTATATACCCCAACTACGCTCCTTTTTAACAAGTTCTTCCTCTACAATACCGTGTCTTCTATCTTTGTTGACACAAGAATGAAATGAATATCCTGCTTCCTGCAACATCTTAGCGCCTACAAACCAAGCCATGAGACCATCTACGTCCGGGTCTCCTTTGAGAACAATAGGATACCCTCTTGCTAAACCGTTTGCTAATACTTGTTTAGCTAAATCAACCCCTTGTAAGGTGTAATTTTTTAAATCCAACCGTCTAAATGCTCCTTTCACCAATTAGTAGGTCTATTATAGCAAAACTTCAAGGGTTTTGCAAATGTTATGACAAGTGTATGACAAGAAAATTTGAAAGTAAGACAACCAACAATAAAAGTAAGACAAAATTATCTAAATATAGGACTTAGATAAGTTAAAGTAGGACTAAATATAATATAAATAAGACGAAAAATGTAAACTTTGAGACAAAGAAAAAGCACCCTCAAAACATGAGGATACCCTTGAGTGAACTTATTCTTCCCACAATAAAGTATTTATTGTATTTACAAACAAAGGAAATGTATGATTCGTAAAATAGCTTTTCGTTTCTGTATCTACACTTTCTGGGGAATTGAAAACAAAAGTATGAGCGTTCCAGTTCCCTTGAGAGTCAGTTGCGCTGACTTCTACAAACCCATGTTTAGCAAAACCATCTGCACTTTCATCAATAGACTCAGGGGAAGTAATTTCCACATTCCAAATCTTGTGGTTTTTAAAGTTTTTCACAATGAAGTTTGTAATATCTAATAATTGTGTACTGCTAGTCATGTTGTTTTACCTATTCTTTCTAGTTGAACTATCAACTGTCTTATTTCGTCAACATTTGCCGGTTTGTTCAAGGATACCACATGCTCATGGGTTGGAGTTCCTTGTTGTACTGCAAACTCTAAACTTACCTTTTGAAAAGCCGTCAACTCATCAGAAGTAAGCAACTTTTCAATATCCTCGTCAGTTAAATAAGTGCAATCTTCAAAAATCACTTTCCTCAAATAACGGAACCAATGCCGAGCATTATGTCGAGATTCTTTAGCTGCGTTAATCATAAATTCGTACCAAGTCATCAAGAACACCTATCACTTATTTACTACTTTCAGATTCAATGTCATTTAAAAATGAACTTAATAATTCGTACTGTGAATCCCAATCTTCCAAATCGAAAATTGGAGGTTTGAGAGACACCACAAAGTAACTACAACTAGAATTTTCAATTAAAGCAACCCGCAAATCTCCAAAAATATAAGTCTTATTCGCACTATACATAAATGTAAAAGGAATATCTTCATTCTCAATTCTACTAATTAAGTAGTCTGTATTTACAACCCTACGAGTATTTTCCTGAATAACAATACCATTCTGCTCACACAAAGTATGCAACAACTCTGTCTTGTACTGCTCAGTTTCCTTTACAATCCTACGAACTCGTGCAATCATACGTTTATTAAAATGTTCTTTTGTTTCCATAAATTTAACCTCAAAATTCTAACTGCAAAGTAGAGATACCAAGACCTGTACCTTCAAATCGAGAGTGTAAATCCTCTAAAACAGAAGTTGGTACAATCAAATTCTTACCGGATTTCTCTAAATCAATATCAACTCTCTCACCTAACAACTCACCTGACTTCAAAAGATTTTGCAAGCGCTTTGCAGTAGCTAAGTAGTGACAATCACCGTAGAACTCAACGAGATAGACTTCTTTTCTTCGCTCATAAACTCGCTTTGCCATAATTTTACCTCACTAATTTAACCTATAAGCAATATATTTCCCTAAACTATTAACAACCTCAACAACCAAGGCATTTCCCATAAAGAATTTTCTGCGAGTTTCGGATACTACAACTTCCTTACCGTTACTGCGTTTAACTTTAGTCCAATTATCTGGAAAACCTTGTAATCGCTCGGTTTCAAGTGCAGTCAAAAGGCGATACCCTTTGCTATCTTCAATTAAATGAGTGGTACGACTTATAGAACCCTCAGAAGTCAATAAAGTACGAGAAGGTAAGTCTGCACTATCTACTAAAGCCATAGCACCCTCTGAATAAGTGTAAGTATACCCTTCTGAATTAGTGCGCTCAAATCTCTTCGCACCTCTCAGATACCGAAACTTATCTACTTTATCCTCAGACAAATACATGGTATCAGATAAGTCCAAAAGACTTTCTAAAATATCCCCTAGAACCTTATGAGAACCCTCATATTTTGGCTCTAGCTCCTTTGTAACCACTTGCCCCTCTATCAATACTACCAGAGTTCCAAAACTGCGTAGAGAACGAATCTGAGACTTCTACGATGTCTTCGGATAATACAAAGTAATGACTTCTATCTTTTATAATCTCAGCTTTAGTTGGGTAAGTCTCTTCAAAGATACCACTAATACCTACTCCGAAGTTATCTAAAGATTCTCGCTGCTTGAAGTAATCAGTATCTTTTCGATAAACAAAGAGAAAGACTCTCTTTCTTCTCTGGCACCAACCATAGTCTGCGGGGTTAATCACTCTCCAATCGACACCGTAACCCAAATCTGCAAAAGCTCTAAGCATAATAGCAAAGTCTCTACCTCTTTGCTTAGACGGAGCTTTTAACAGTCTATCTACATTTTCAAGTAGTAAGTACTTAGGGTTACTCAGTTTGGTAGCTCTGACAATTTCCCAAAAGAGGACTCCCTTTTTACCCTCGATACCCTGCTCATTTTTCTTAGTTCTTGCTACAGAGTAATCTTGGCAAGGGAAACCACCTACAATCAAATCTACCTTACCTTTCAAAGCAGAAAAGCGTTCATCGGAAATCAAAGAAATATCTTCATTCCAATTCTCACTATCTGGGAAATGGTAATTGTATACCTCAAAGGCATCTTGCGACTTTCTCGACGGTTCAAATTGATTTGACCATAACGTTTTAAAAGTAGGACTTGCTTTTTCAAGACCTACTCGAAAACCACCTACTCCTGCAAATAATTCTAGTACATTCAATGCTAATCACCTACTTCCACATACTTGGAGTGGTTACAATGGTTTTCAAACGCTCTAAAAATTTAGAGTTGTTAGACAAGTTAGAGTGAGCAGTTTCATTTTTGGATACCCAAGCAACTGTGTTGCCTTGTTCTACCAAGTTTATTTCAGAGTCATCTACGAAAACAAAATGAATAGAGTGACCTCGGAACTCTACTTGTTCAACCAAAGAACTGACTCCAAAAGAACCATCAGCGTTCTTATAACTTTCATGCACAAACAAAAGTTTAGCAAGGATGCGTTCCATTAAATAATCTGGAATACTCTCCAAATAACCTCCGTTTGAGTTTAAAAGTGTCACATTGAGAACTTTCCCCACGAGTTACCTCCTTAATCTTCTACATATAGGTATTGAAGAACTACTTTCTCAAATATAGGCAATAAATCCAAATCTGAGATAATATAGCCAAAGTTTAAGTTTACTTCTTCTTCAACCCACTCCACCCCATCTTCCAACAAGTTTAAAACTAAGTTTGAATCATCATTTAAACGAATGAGGATAAAAGTTTTAGCAAAGGTAACAGAATGCACCAAATTTGCTCTTGTCCACAAACCCGTTTTCTTATCTCTTGCAGAAACATAAGCAACTCCAATACACTCACCTAATTTATTAAGAATATCAATGTTTTCGGTGTAATCATCATATTTCAATTTCATTTAATTTTACCCACTTCCTTATAATAGCACGAAAGTACCTTTTTCTTCAAATACTTTTTAAGATGCCCAGAGTTAGACACTACACTAGTATGTTTTTCATGTGGTTTCCAAACTGCTCCATGCTCTTCAAACTTCAAAGTATTTATAACGCCATCAGAGAACATAAACATGATACCCGTGTCAATTTCCCTAACTTTCCAAATCAAGTTTTCTACTTCTATCTGACCTACGTAGTTTCGAACTCTATTTAAACCTGTAAAACCTCTAAATAACTTTACTTTATTCACGGGTTTCTTTCTCTTCACTAATACCCTAATTTAAACCTCAACCACTTTAAATTGGTACCCTAAACTATTCATGACGTCTTCAATCTTCCAAAATGAAGAAATACCTAACCCCTCAAAGCTCTTGACTCCAATTTGAGTAAATTTCTCTAAATCTGCTAAATATAAAATCTTCTTACGCTTTAATATACCTCTAATCTTAGAGTTAAATAAATCAACAGTTAGATAAGGTTCAATTCGTGAACCTTTGTGCATAGGTCTATAACTCACAACGCCATCAACCTCTAACAGAGCTTGACCCTCAAATGACAAACGTTCAGCTACATCGAAATACTCTAAATACCGATGTAGTTTACCCCTTGAAATATACCAAGTTTTACTTACAACCTTAATGATAGTTGCAATAGACTTACGTACAAACTCTTTACGTGTCTTAGAAACCTTTTGTGTGGAAGATACACTTAGTAAAAACTCACCTGTATTCTGCGAACTTAACCAAGTTGAACCTTTAAAGTACTTCTCAAACCACTTCTGCTCTGTTTCATTTACACTTATAACTACAGTACTTAAATACGGTAAAAAACTAGAAAAGAACTCATCAGACAACTCTGAAACCTTAGAACCAAAAACTAACCTACAAAAAGAACCAAAAGCCGTTTCATCTAAATGATCCATTAAGTCTTGATTATAAACTAAAGTATTCTGCAAAGGTTGAACAACCTTACTAACAGTCCAAGCACTCTTATTCAGTTTCTTTCTTGCAAAACTTGAATACTTGGCACCCAACAAACTCTCTGCTGTTTGTGCAGTGATTTTACCGTCAATTAAATCTGACATAATTGCAGACACCCTATCTGCTTCTTCTTTAACTGAAGTATAAACTTCAACATCTAACAATGGCATACTAAACTCCCTCTAAATAATATTCAACAAAGTAGCTCTCATTAAAACTTTATAATCCGTACAATCCACCAAAGTAACCTCCACGTAAGACGGAATCAAACCGTTATTATCATAAAAACACTCAACTCCGTATCTATAAGTGTGCTTATACGCCTGTGCACTCTGATGCACAAAGTGACTAATAGAACGCTCAAAATCATCCAAAGATAACTGAGATGTTCGTTTTGGATTCCTATAATACATAGGGTTCTTTAACGCAGTCTTGAAAATAACCTCTGCATTTCGGTTATGTTCTTCCTCAGTTGGTAAATAATTTTCTTTAACACGCATACCACTATTCAGTCGAGCCGTTCCCGTAAACATAACGTGTCCATATTCTCCATCATTCAAACACAAACGGTAAGGAACTAAGTGAGTTCTATGGTATAAAGGTCTCTCTTTTCCTTGAATAGTCGCCCACTCTTGTTTCACAATGTCGAAACCCGGTACGTCTGCATTCTTACGAATATTATCGCTACGTTTATAAAGACCGAGCTTAATAGCTTTATTTTGGGTATCTAATAAATATCCATCAAAAACCATGAAACCCCCTACAATACGACCTAGTTCGTCTTTATCGGCTAATATATAAGCACTTTTATGCCCTACAAAGTCCAAACCCGTTAAAGAGTTATGAAATAACTTACGAGTCCTGATAGGAATATAGTTGATATGATTGAAAAAATTCTTCTCAATCTTCCCTAACTTCTCATCTTCTTCTTTCCCTTTATTATAAACATAAAACGAAAGTGCTATACACAAAAAAGAAAGGATAGAAACCCAAGGGTGAAAGATTACAAAAAAGAACCCAACTAAAATTAGTAACCCTTTAAAAATTAACTTTAACATTTAAAACCTCAAATAACTCTATAAAAACAATTTATGAGACAATACCCTCAAGAGTAGCTAAACATTCCATAAAACTCAACAAACCCAGCTTATACTGATTCTTAGAAAAGAATTTAGAAGATACTACTCCAACAATGTTGAACGGGGAATGATAACAAAACTGAACGTTATCACCATCTACCTTAACCTCAAAATCACCCTCTAACTCAATGTGATGAGTCCGTTGAAGACTATCTACTACTTTATCTATTGTACTTTGAAATTCTACCATGTTTCAAAATCTCCTTTGTTTTATACTTACTTTATTATATCATAAATAATATAATTAGTCAAATAAAAGTAAAGTATCTCTTAGAGACACTTTACTTTACTTAACCTACATAAATAGCACTAACTACCAATAAAAATAAAGATAATAAACCAAGGCAAGATAGAGCAAAGTGGAATCTTCGCATCTTTACTTTCTTAGCAGTTTTCTTAAGCACAGAGAACTCTTTACTAACGAAAGATACCCATACCCTCATTAAAAATAATAAGTTGAATACAAACAAAGTATACAGTACCAAAGAGAAATCTTGTATCATTCTACCAAAAAGCTCCTTTAGGTTTATAGGACTTAATCTTACTTGATAAAGCCCCTCGTTTAGTCTCATCTGCCTTCTTAAACAATTCTGTACGCTGCAAAGCCATCTCAGAGTCATTGAGAGATGGGTCTGCGTACAAACGATAGTCTAAATTAAAGCGAGCACCTTCAACAATTTGATACATCTGATACTCATTGTAAATTGGATAGTCATCTTTATCCGTACTACAAATTAAACTTAAACAACCAAAGTCAGAAGCTCTCCAACATTGTTCAATCTGACCTGCAGTGAAATTCTCATTGATATAGTGAGTGATGAAATCCACAATAGAGACCTTTAATCGACCCCTCAAAATAGCTAAAATCTGCTCCTCAGACCAAGAACCCTCTAAGAATGGAATAATATTAACCCCTGCCATACGTAGAGAAATCAAGAAGTCTAAATAGTCTTTATCCGATACCGCTCGACTGTTTTGTAAGTCGGAAACTTCTACACCTTGCGCTAACGCAGATGCAAAAACCTCAATCGTTGCTAAAGGAATTAACGTAAAGTCAATGTTCGAAAAATCAACATTTTCTAAAGCTAAACCTACTAGAATACCTAAAGTCTTAGGCTCTACTAACAACTCATAAGTTGAACTATGGAAATAAGACTCTAAACCACTTGAACTCAACGTTCTATGAGAACTGTAAAGCTCATAGAGAGGAGTTAGGACATCCTCTCTCAAATTAGCTTCAACTAAATACAACGGAACCTCATGTTCCAAACACAGACGAATTGCTCTTAAAAGCTTAAAATCTACTGCATCACTTGTAATGAACGAGGTTAAGTTCAAATTATGTAAGAACCCTAAAGTTAACTCATCTTTCACGTTTTGGTCAACATCTAGTTTCTGTATATCGTAAAACGATAAGCCTAAATATGTGTTATTACTCACGTTTGATACCACTCAATCTTTAAATTTAAAATTTGAAATCCTTAAATACACCCAAGCTTTCTTCGACTTGTGCTTTCTGCATACGTTCTTTCAAACTGCCTTCCGTTTTCAATTTTTCAGTTCTTTAATTTCTTAACAAAATTAAAGTTTCCAACCGCTGTTGTTTTTCCCCCCTTGCCTGTGGTGACAGAGACAAAAAAAGGGTCGGAGTTGGGGCGACTGCGACTACCCTCTATACAATCCAAGACTAAGTTAGCCTTATCATGTTTTACTTTTATACTTTTAACTAAATTTAACTACTTGAGGATTTACCATAAACTGGATTAAACTTTGATGTAGTTCACTTGTGTATAAGCCTAATTTAGTAAAATACTTGCGACCAATATTTAAAGAACCGTTAACATCAGCATTGATGAGGATACCCTTTGAAGTTTTAAATAAACCTCGTTTAACACGCTTACCTTTATACTTATTATGATGTTTTACAGACTCTTTATCTAAGAAGCTGCACTTACTTGTATGAGACTCCTCAGTTAAGATAAATTTAATACCTTTAAGTTGGCACTTGTATTGTAGTTGAGCAATCAATTGTGTAAACGGAATTTGAACGAAGTTTTGATTTGTTACTTGACCTAAGTTAATGTCTTGTTTCTGCCCAACATTGTGTCCGAAAATGACAGTATCAATATTGTGCGAATCTAAATGATTCACTAACTGAGTAGTTATCTTATGTAACATATCTGTTATTCGTCTTGCTCGTTTATTATAAACAGACTGCAAAAGAGGTGATGTGTATAAACCTTGCGCACTTAGTTTACTTTTCAAATTAGCTATCTCTTTGTTAGCTAACTGATTTATCGCTTTTAAAGGTTTACCGTTGACTAAAATAGGGTTAAAACAATTACTTGTAACTGTCATTAAATTATTTAAGCCCAGATCGATAAAAGCTATTCTTTTAGGTAACTCAGAACGCAAAGGTTTACTTACAACTCTATATAAAATCTCAATCACATAATGATTTCCTTTAGGTACAATACGAGCGCCTTGTATGTCTTCTTTAGGTACATTGGTTTTTATCATAATTGAAGTTTTAGATAGTTTTACATAACCTTTCACTTTCAAACTCAGAGCACCTTTAGGATACGGAACTGTACACCTACCATCAGTTTTATCTAAATACTTAGGAGGTTTAACTTTAGGGGAATAACCCTCTGTTTTCTTCTTTTTAACTAAAGCAAAATAAGACTTAAAATTCTTATCTACCAACATTTGAACCATCTTTGAAACTTTAGTAGGTAAAGCTCTATAATCTGGTTGATTAGTGTGAGTAAATTCTCTGTTTACTGCGTAATAGTTCTTAAAATCATAATCAAAGAAACTCCGCCTCTGATAATACAAAGTAGAATTATATAAGTTCTTAGCGAGAAAAGATAAGTGATCACACTCTAAAAATAAAGGACTTGAGGGTTTCACAATGTGGCGCTCACATAAAATCAAAATATCACTCATTTTGAATCTCCTTTTTAATCTTATGTCTTAAACCAGAAAACTTACTTGAGAAAGAATGAATTAGTGTAATTATATCTTCAGCTAGTTCCTCAGATTTATTTTCGTTTTCAGTTTCATTAGAAACAACAATAATCGAAACGCCATGAAAATCACAAATTTTCTCTAAATAATGATACCCGAACCTAGTTAGTCGGTCTTTAGAGAGAATATAGAGTCGATTTACTTTCCCTTCTTGAATTAGGTCTATTAAAGAAAGCAACCCTTTACGATTATCGTTTAGTCCAGAACCTACATCTGTTTTGACAAGTAAGTTATTGACATTTTGCTCAATCGCAAACAACTTCACTTTTTCTACCTGTCTATCTAAATCTCCACGCTTCGCTTGTTTATATGTAGAAACACGAGCGTAAATAACATCAGATTTAGTTGTTGAAGTGTCGTTATAGAGCATATTTTGTTTATCTAAATAAACGCAAACATCAGTAGCCAATACACGCCTATGACCTGACTCTGTTTTGTGACAAGGTATAAGACCAATCTTACAATACCGAATTACTGTAGGTATAGTTACTCCCAATAAAGTAGCTACTTCACCTGTTTTATACGTTGATTTCTTTAAAATTTCAGACTTCTTATACAAAGAGACACCTCCTTTCTTATTACAACTAAAGTGTAACACATAAAGGTATAGGTGTCAAGTTAGATATTAAAAATTTTAAAAATTTTGTTGGAAGTTTAAATTTTGTGTCATCATTTGGAAACACAATCTTTAAATCAAAGTTTAAAGTCAAAGTCGGCGAAT